CTACATTAAAATAAGCCTCAAAACGTATAAACTACGTTCGACGTAAACACGAGTAAACCATGGGATTTTACGACACAGTAGACTTCATCGACGCATTCGCCAAGGGCGGCTGTTTCATCTTCGAAGGAGAAGAAGGAGACGCACCTACTCCGCCGGATACGGATAAAGAAAATCCTCAAGATCCGCCAGAGAACGAAGCCGCTACCGATACGCCTCCTACGGAAGACAATAACTCCGACGGCCAGACTCCTACGCCGCCGGACGACAACAGTCCCAAGCAAGCGGAACCTCCGCAGCAAACACCAACTGACTTGAAGCAGAACACCGCCGACACGGTGAACAGTGACGACCAGTCCAAGGGAACAACGTTCGTAAATGCCGATACCATCGCCCAGCAGTTCATCAAGAGCGGAGCACTCAAGAAGACGGTGCAGTACGCAATCGGCAAGCTTACCGGACGAGGCCCAAGCGCGACGCAGCCACAAGTCAAGACGGAAAGCGTGTCTATGCCAAAGATCACCCTAAGCATGATCCAGCCGTACATCAAGGCGGCAGTCGAAAAGTTCTGTCAAATGAGCACGTTCCGTACCAACGTAGCGGAAATGGCCAAGGCCATCATGGAACTCACAAAGAGTCTGGGCGTAAGCCACGTCGAGAAGGAAAAGGCGAAGGCGGCAAAGGCCCAGCAGATTGCCGACAAGAAGAAAGAGGAATCCAAGCCGTCTGAAGGCGGAGCCCCAGCCGAAACAGCAGCTCCAGCGGAGCAAGGCGGTGGGCCCAGTGAAGGCGATGCACCTACCGATACGCCGCCACCAAGCGAAGGTGGCGAAGAATCCGCACCGAAACCACCACAGAATTAACTAAAAGCCGCTGAAAAGCGGCTTTTCTATTGGCAAGTCGTGCAATAATTATTATATTCATAGCATGACTAAAAAGATAACATACATAGCTGACATCGACCAAGATGTCGATGACCTGATTGCAGCACGTTACTTGCGCGACAAGGGTGTCCTTGGATGCGTAGTGCTCGATCCCAAGCCGACTTCGGAAGTCGGCCTTCACAGAGTAGAAATGCTCAAGAACCTTGGTATCGAAGTCCGAGACACAATCCCGGAAGATACCGACACAATTTTCAACGGCGGTGCGCTGACCATCGTCGCCGATTTCGTCAAGACCCACAAGATTTCCAATCTCGTGATGAACGGCGGTTTCGTCGGCGCGAACATCGTGCCTATCAGCAAGGTATTGCCCAAGTTCGCCGGAAAGAGCGAAATCCGTACCTTCAACTTCAACTGCGACGTAGACGCTACCGTCAGCGTCCTCGAAAGCAGCAACATCAACCGAATCTTCCTTATCGGCAAGAACGTCTGCCACAACGAGCGCAACGCCGCCAACGGCATCTGGCGTAGCCTCAAGGGAATGATTGTAGACGAGTACGGAGTGAAGCCGTCCAAGCTTATGCACGACCTTCTGGCTTGCCACGAAGGGTTGTCCATCCTCAAGCTCCACGACGAGCCGCTGGAATGCGAGTACCGCATGGTATATCCCTACCATACCGGCCTTTGCGGAAATATGACCAAGTGGGGAAGCCGCGACAACGCGTTCGGAAAGTTCAATCGCGTCTGGGCGGCGGTTGACTGGGTCGTCTAAAAAATCAAAAAGCCGCTGAAAAGCGGCTTTCTTTTATTTGGATGCTCGTCCTTCGCACACGGCGTTAGATGATGGTTCGGACGGTTCATATTTTCGCTTGAGGTTCCAATATTGAGTGAGCAATCGGTTATAGCAACCTTGAAGCGTACTTAACGCATCTATAACAGAAGACTCTCGTGCATTGGCACGTTTAACCTCTTCCTTAAGTTCCGCGTCGGCATACGGAAACTTATTCACGATACTGCTCATATCGCGAAGCTTGTTATTTGGGTTGATCTTGTATATTTCCAATTCAAGCCCCTCGATCTGTTCGAGGTACTTCATCGCCTTGTCTTTGTAGAATTCAGCAATATCGCCCTTTTCCTTCAACAGCTGGAAATGTTCTTGTGCACGTTTAGCATCTTCCGCCTCCGGAATGACATGCAGACCGAACTTGTACAGCGCATCGGTAATTTCTTGAGAGCCTTCTGCCTTGTCATAGCCCCAATACCAATTCAGCATACGCTTAACAACTCGTTCAACCTCGGTATCACTGAAGGACAGTTTAAGGAAGCGATGTTCCTCTTGTTCTTTCGCGGTAAGTTCGCCAACAGATTCAATATCCTTTTCCATATTTTATTCCTTTCTAGCTTCGAGGCCAATGGCCAGACGGATCGTTTCCTTGAGTTCAGACAACTGTTCACTTGACTTTCTATGTTCGGCAGCGACGGCAAGCCATTCATCGACCGTAGCCAGCTCGGCATTGCACAGTCGGTTCTTAATCAGACCGCACATTTCCTTCGATTTCTCTACATCGTACGGCTGGAGTCTGATATTATTGAGGAGGTCGCATTCGGTAAGCTCCGGCAACGGATCACGGCCTTCGGTTACATTGAACCACTTGTGCAGTTTTGAACACTTGATGACATACGACGAGTCTTCCAAACAAACTACACGGAAAGCGTAATACTCTATATAGCCATCGGACGCCTCTTGACGCACTTGACGCTTGAATATCATTCCATCGAAAAGTTCAATGACTCGTTTGATCATTTGTTCGTGCTTAAGCCTATTGAAATTTGGCCAGTACCATTCGAACGATGGCTCTTTGCGGCACTTGTTCGCAATACTTTCAATCGCGGTCGAGTAGTCTGTCAGAGAGTCAATCGACTTGTTCACTACAGCCATGATAGGCCCCGGCTTGTGGTACACCTTGGCAGTTCCGTCAATGATACTGTCTCGGAACTCCTTGACTGTGTAACCGCCGCTCTTCCATTCCACAAGCGTAGGAATGAAATTCTGGTAAGTCGGGCACGGAATGAACCACTGTCCACTGAGTTCGACGCTCTTCTTGGTCTCTTGTCTGTATTTTCCTCTAGGATGGATGATCCAGCTGTCGCACCATTTCAGATATGCACCAGGCTGTTCCAGCTCGGCGAAGAAAGCATCGATCACTTCGTCGGATTTGCTTTTCATCTTGGCGATTTTCTTCTGGATTTCAGCGGCTTGCCGTTCCAATTCTTCCAATGATTCGCTCATACATACTCCTTAATGAAATAAATATAGCAAATTAGCGACTTTCATTCAACAAATATAAAGAAAAGCCGCTACGAGGCGGCTTTTTATAGTTTCGTAGCGGATTATAGGCACGTATTATTCGAAAATCTGCATGTCGTCAAGCAATCTGATGATTTCCTTGATCTGCAATTTGTCGTTGGTATAGCCGCCTTCATCGAATTCTCGAATCGGGCGTATCGGACGTTGTTCAAAACCTTCGACCGCGCTAGGTTCGCCCCACTGGAGGTCATATCCATCCGAGGTGCGAGTACCCTTGACACCAAGTACGTTGCACATCGTGGCCCAGTTCAGATTCAGCTTGACAAGTTCCTTATCGAATTCAATCAATTTCGGATCGTCCTCGCCGTCGAACTCGAACATCCACCAGAAACATCCGTTGATGCTGTCTGAAATCATGCACTGTTTCATACACACCTACATATAAAGGTCTGCGTAGGTTTCAGACTCCATTTCTTCTGGAGTCATCGACTCTTCCATCTTCAGCAAACGGTTATCTAGTAACCAGTACTCGTTCACGTAGCGGTCTTGCCTTAGTGAATCCTTCTCAGTGACGCAAGTAAGACGGCTCAAGTCCATGTTGTCCTTCAAGTCCATCAGCTTTACCTTGGTCGCAAGGAGATTTTCGCCGATGCGGTTGATGTAAACATCGCGTCCGTCGGACTTGCCGCGAGTTAGTAATTCAACGGTCTTCCAAACGGCGACCGGGAAGAATAGCGACAAGTCGGAAACGGTGAAACCGCCGTCTTCGACAACGTCATGCATGTAGGCCACTGCTGTAAGAATGTCGTCGTTGTACTTTTCTGCTGTAAACTGGGCCACCCTAGTAGGATGATAGATGTAGGCTTGGCTACCCTTGTCCAGCTGTCCGGCGTGAGCGAATTCGGCGAATGCCTTAGCTCGTTCCACCATACCGAGGTTCTTAGTCTGAATATCCTTCAAAAAACCCTTAATTTCTTCGCGTGATCTCATTCGTTATCCTCATACGCAAAAGTTTCGGCTTCGGGCCAGCATTCACTAGCCTTACTGTCAAAATTATATCATTTTGCTGAAGAATATACTAATTTATAATTTGCAATTCAAATCAGGGACTACCCATGGTTTTCGAAGGGAATTTTAAGGATGAACTTACATCTCAGCTAATAGCGGCCATCTCGTTCGCGCTAGAAGCAGACGCCGACGTGGAAATCGACGAGGATTCAATAGTCCGCAAGGTCATCAAGACCACTACGCACAAGTTCCACGGCCAGTTTGCTGCCAACGATCTGTTCGGTGAATTCTACGGAAACTATTCGGAAAAGGACGGCGTAAATACGCTGTCGCAGATGATGTTCAAGTTCGGCGGTTCCGACACCGAGTCCATCGTCAAGTGCGTCAGCAACCAGACATTATTGTCCGGAATCGGCAACGCATACGCCATATTCAACAAGAGGAAGGAAGCCCAGCCGAAAATCTATCCGGCCCTCGTGAAGCTTCTCGACAAGATTGAGAAGATGGCCCCAGACACTAAACCGATCACCGAAGAAATCAAGTCGATGTTCGGCACAGACATCGAACTAGTGGATACTATCCCAGCAGAAAAGGAAGGTTAAACATGCAGTTGGACAAGTATATCTCCGACATCAAGGACGGAATCGAAAAGCTGAACAAGTGGCCGTCCAAAATGCTAACCGAACGCTCGATCGAGATCAACTACACCGATAGCAACATCCGATTGTCCGGACGAATCATCATCGCGTTCAGCGTTCCGAACGGCCATGTGAACGTCCGCGTGTCGTTCTACAACTACAACTGCGTGAGAAAGGAATCCATCGTAATGCGCGAGCTATCCGTTGACGCCGTAGTGAAGCAAGTCGAAAGCTTCGTCGATGCCAAGAAGGACAGCTTGATCGCCGACAATACCACGGCAAGCGACAACCGTTCAAAGATAGCGTCCATGATGGCCGCGAACGGCTACGCGGTGGATTGCGACTCAAAGTACTTCGCCGTCTACAAGGGCAAGGGCGTGAAGGTCACGTTCAAGTTCACCGACTCTGCGGCATTTACCGTCATCGTGACCAAGATTCGCAAGAAGTACAGCGAGAAGGACATCATGTTCAATACCGAATTTCCGGAATCTGGGTTCGATTCGCTGAAAACGAAGCTCGAAACGGCAATAGAATCAATCAAGAACAAGCTGGTTGCCTAATCACCATTGCTTTGTAAACGGATTTTTTCTATATTGTCGGCCAAAAAGGAGAAAACAATGAAAAAAATCATACTCATCATGGCCGTTCTTGCGGCGGCAGCGTTCGCCGACGTCAAACTGGACTTCATCATTTCGGTGAACAAAATGGGCTGTTCGTTGAAGGAATGGGTCGAAAACGACTATGCGCACGGACAGAAGTGGAAGTACTTCGGACAGTTCGCATGCGCCGAAGAAATCCATACGCCGCCTCGTCTTGTCGGTCTGAAGCTGCAGTACTTTGCCCAGAACCTCAAGGGCGAATACATCTACACCTACGGCCTAGACTAACGTGTCCTTCTCGTCCTTGCAACAGTCGTAATGACGTTCAAGTGCATTGAGAAGCGTAACGGTGTCACCCCAAATACATGTAGCCGAGCGAGCTTCCCACTTAGGGACTAGCTCGCCTTCTTTTATCTCATACGAATGGGGAACTTGATCCTTGAATACGTGATCAATCTCGACCACGTCCAGCAGCTTCTTAGCATCCTCGTTGAGCTGACGTGCGGTGTCAAGCATGCGCTTGATGGTTTCATTCCATTTAGTTCTTGTCATCAGACTAATCCTTCTGGTTCAACCAAGCCATCACTTTCTTGTCACGCAGAATGCTGACAAGGAACAGCAAAACCCCAAGGTTTCCGATAGCGACGTAGTCCATGCCGCCAATAAAGTACAGCACGAAATTGACCACGCACCACACAACAAATACGATATTGACAAACCTGTCTTTTCTTGGTGTTCTAGCCATGATAGCCTCCTAATAATGGAAGAACATCTGAAACAGAAGCGGATGGGCGGCCACTTTCCTGGCAAACGACTCCATCACGGCACGGTTGACGTTTTCCCAGTTCCCAGTGTCGATAATCCAGTCGCCCTCATGGAAGAACATTTCGTTGAACAAGTCGCTGAACTCCATTCCATTAAGGAACGATCCTTGGTGCTTTTCGTCGATCTCGCGAAGCGACTTGAGAACGCCCTTGGCCCTCTTGCGGACTTTGAAAGCGTCAACAATGCTTATAATAAAAGAGATAATGACGCAAAGTATCACGAATCCGAAAAATACGCCAAATCCGATAAGAAACCACGAAGAGTTATCCGGCATCATTTGTTACCTCTACTTTTTGAATAAGGTTGGCGGCCTCATACGCGGCCCCATGTTGTGCGTACTGTGCAAGTACGCCACGAAGTATCTTGCGGAGCTTGCTCCGCATTACAAGTTCCTTTTGTTTGTCTTCTTCAGTAATCTGTCTCTGGCCAGACGTTACTTGTTCATCATTCAGCAAGTCATGCCAAGACTTCGAACAAAGTGTATCTACGTTACTGATGACGACACCCAGATTCTTAAAGAACGGCTTGTCTGCTCCACCGAGCAAAAGGTTCAGATACGTAATGCAATCATCGAACGTACTGAACTTCAACAACGTAACATGCTCGTTGTGGCATGCTTGCCTTACTGAGTGTTCATCAAATTCGCCCATCGTATCGATGAACATTATGATTCGTTCTTCGTCGAACCAGTGATAAATCTTTTTCCAGTCTAATTGAGTAGCCATATTCATCCTTGGTCAGCATCAAATGTTCGTATGACGTCGGACGAAATTTCTTCGCCGTCGAGAATCAGTATAACCCTGCGATTCAGCACGGATCGCATACCGAACAGAGCATTAAACGTCTTCTCATACACATCTTTGACTTCTATTCGAAGGTTATTTTTCAAGTATTCCTTGATTTCTTGTCTAAGTTGAGGGCTATTCAGATTATTTTGGTTATCCATTTGACACTTCCTTGCCAATTTCTGGCGGAACCATCACCCATTTTCCGTGACGTCTATCTTTATTCCACTTCCATTTGATGACATAGCCCTTCTTTCTGAGTCGAGCCATGTTCCAGTCATGGATTTTTGTTCGAATATTGATGATTTTCGTGTAAAGTACTCGTTTTTCGATCGGATTTCCGACAAAAATCCACCGAAACACCCATGAAACTGGGTGCATACGACGTTCAGTACGCCAATATTCACGACGCCACTCGATAAATCTAAGCGACGCAAGTGACTTTGCGTCGTCTTCCGTCATCAACGAACGACCATGGCCATAAATTTCTGCGGCGCAGTCACCATAACCGCAGCCACCTGGGCCACATTCGCTTGAAGCGTAAAAACAACAGTAATCACATACGGACGCCATGCCGTCAATATAGCAATAACGCGAATAGCCGTCAATGAAAAAGCCTCTCTTTCGAGAGGCTTGAGTTATTTCATCATGGACTGTATCGTCGCCTTGTCCAGAAGCCGCTGGTTGGAACTGCCTCGGAATCGCAAGGAAAGGTCTCTCTGAGCTTGAATGAACGGCCCATCGACAAGTACATCAACTTGGTTCAAAATACGGTCTGTAACGCCTTCTACCCACTTTCTCTGGCAGAAGAGCAAGTCACGGTCGAGTACATAGCCAGTGTACATCCAAAGCGTCTTGGTAGGGCACTTTTTCTTGAACTTCTCGATGAAGTCAACCAAGCAGATCTGATTCTCTTCTTCGAACGGATCGCCACCAAGAATGCTTAGACCAGCTATGTAGGATTTTTTACACGATTCGATAATTTCATTCTCTTCGATAGGAGTAAATACGGAACCGTAGTTAAAATCCCACGTTTCCTCGTTGAAACAGCCACGACAATGGTTACGGCAACCAGACACAAACAGAGATACCCGGCAGCCTTCACCATCAACAATGCTCATTGGATCTATTTTTCCGTAATACATATTCCATGATTCCGTTTATGATTTCTGAATGAGGCAATATAGTCTTTGCCGTACGTTTTGGCAACATAATTTTCATATTCAGAACAATCAACAATGATTTTAACTTGATTCTGAATCATGCACTGATGTTTTGCCTCATATAATCCGTCTAATCGGTGATTGTATGGGTTAATCATCTGCTTATTTGAGTCTTTGTCCTTGAAGAACTGTCGTCCCTTCAACTCAATAAGTTGACCATCGACACAGAAATCAGGATTATACCAATGAGTCTTACCGTCATATTCATACGTGAACCGAATGTCTGGCTGGTATTCAAAGGTAATCTTATGATCGGTTAGCCAGATAAGATACGCCACCTCATAAGAGCTATCAAAGTTCATGCCATTGTATGTGTATTTGTGATGTGCTTTGTCACTGACTTGTTTACACTGCATAGGAGTAGATACGCCATAACGCTGTAAAGAAGTTTCTTGAGCTTGCTCACGATTGTTATACGTATGGGTTCCATACCGTTGAATCTTAGTCTCGTTAGACTTTTGGCCAATGTATTCATAATACGCTTCCACGGAACCATACTTGTCAATCAATGTTTCAAAGCACTTATCGCGATTATTGTATGTAGCAGAACCATGTCGGCGTAATCTAGTTTCAGAGCACTTTTGACGAAAGTCAACCATGTGCGACGGATGTTCAACACCATAGCGAGCCTTCATAGTCGCCTCACGAGCGTCCTTAGTAAGCTTACACATTTCAGATGCGCTACCATACTTCTCCGCAATAGCTTGATTGCATTTCGTTTGGCGTACTTCTAAATAGTTATCACCATACCGTTCCTTCATGGTCTTATCATAATTCATTGCATAAGATTCGGTTTTATGTGCCTTACTTAACGCGCATTTATGGCACACAAAAGGATATGAAATTTTATCCAAATTCTTTACTGACAATGAACCGCATTCAGAGCATACAAAGCTAAATTTCGCTCGTCTATATGCCGTACGTGGTTTCAACTCGTTAGCTTGGTTTAAATCATCAGCTGACGAAAGATGTGCGCATATATTTGTTTTATCCATAAGAAATGACCCGTAGCGGACTAATTTGGCGTTCATTCCACTACGGGCCATGTAATAAACATCACCACAGTACATTGAAGAACGCCAATTATCCAATGTTCTGCTTTAAGTTTATATGATCGCTAAATATTGTGGCGATCTTTCAATTCGGCGAGCTTGCCATCGCCCCAAGCACGTAAAATTGACTTGCGTGGCGCACCAGTCAAATATCCAGTAATGCGACGTACGCGGACGAATTTATTTTCATCAGTGCAATGGCATTTCGGACATTCATTGTCGATTATTCCGTGGAACCCACATTCCAAACAGTCGTCTGAATCCATGGTCACCGTGAAGTAACCCAGATCACCATCATACATGGTATCAATGACCGCCTTAACCGCGTCCACATTCTTACTCAAATCTCCATTCATCTTATAATAGAAGATGTGTCCAGCATTCGACAACGCATGGAATGGAGCTTCAGTCTTGATCTTGTTTTCAAGCGTCGTATCCAACGAAAAATCCATCATGTGGGAATTTGTATAATACCCCTTACCAAAGATACGATACAAGTCTACATCAGCGAGTTTCTTTTCGTTCTGGAACTTATGCTTGTCAATATTCGCGAATCGACCAGCAACCGCTTCTGCCGGAGTAGCAAAGCAAGACCAGTTCAGATGAGTTTCCTTCTGACATTCGTCACAGAAGTCGCGAATATGCTTTACAATAGACACAGCAAGGTCATGAACATCAGCATCGACGCCGTAAGTCTTGCTAGTAAGCAATGTAATAGTTTCGGCGATACCAATGTAGCCGATACTTAGTGTAGACTGCTTCATTACTTCACCAATCTTGTCAGTAATCGCATGAGGCTTGTCGTCGGACGTCAAATACAGTCCTTGTTGCATCGTAAACGGATACTTTTCATAGGTCTTTTCAGCAATCAGCTTGAAACGGTCAATCAAGCTACCCTTCGCATCTTCGAGCATGACGTCAAGCTTTTCGAAGAACAGTTTCACACGAGCGTCTTGCGTAGATTCCTCGATATGCGCTTCAATGGCAAGACGTGGTAAATTAATCGTATGGAACGCCAAGTTGCCACGTCCAGTAGTCTGCTGGGTGCCATTAACGTTGCCAATAACACGGGTACGACAGCCCATTGTACTAATAGTCGTATTTTCGATAAGCTTGCGCAGTTGCAGCTGTTTACCATCATAGCTGACTACTTCCCAGAAATCGGTCGGTGTCACTTGGTATTCATATACAGTGTATTGAGTTTTGTCAATACGGTCAAGAGCTACCGTATCATTCGTTCCGCGAACCTTGAATACAATCGTTCCAGAAGCATCAATCGTCTTCACGTTATACTTGACGTAAGGCAGATTAAACTTCGAATCTACCTTTACAAAGTTCGGATAAAATCGACGTGCAAGACAATGGATTGCGTCGATATACAAGTCAAAGTTAGGATCGGTTTCGAGCTTAGTGTAACCCTTCATAAGCTTGAAAATCAATATCGGGAAAATCGCCGTAAGTCCATCACCCATACCTTCGTACTGGGCTCTTATCAAATTCTTGCTAGCCATACGACCGCAGTTAGACGTATCGAGGCCGAAATTTAGTGACGAGAACGGAACTTGGTTACCTGATCGAGACTGTAACGAGTTAAGATTATGTACAAGAGCTTCCATCGCTTGGTGCGTATCGTCATCAGTAGTATCAATAGCTTCATCAACACAGTCTTGTGGGAACATTGCATACAACGAAGCCACCGGAAGATTCATTGAAACACCTCGGTCTCTTAGTAATTCGATCAAGCGTTTCTTGACTGTCTTGAAACGTCCAGTAAATTCGCTGTACTGTGGATCGCCAGTTTTCTTAGCGTAGCTATTAAGTTCCTTGGCCAGATTCTTTAGAAATGAACGATCCACGAAAGGAGCCATTTCAAAATCGAAATTGTCGCAAGCAATGCCACCAAACTGCTGATTCGACTGCAACTGAAGAATGACGGCAGTCAACGCGGTCGCCGATTGTATTGACTGGGCCGGACGCTGAAAGCCAGTACCAGAGTCAAAGCCACTCTTTAGCAACTTTCCTACCGGAGCAAACAAACAGTTAAATGTAAGATCGTACTGGTTCAAGTCATGGATATGCATGTAACCGTTTGTGTGTTCTTCCGCATACTTACGGTTGACAACATCCAACAAGTTAAACATCTTGTTGACTTCGCTGGCAATCTTACCATACATGCCAGCCGGAGTTCCGCCAGATTCATTGGCATTGTCTCGAAGAATGTTAGAACTCGGCAAGTCAGCTTGCTTAATCTCGCGAATAATACGCATCACTTCGGACTTGATCATTCTGATGCGGGTACGTTCACGACGGTATTCCTCGAATGCGACAGCAGTGTCCACGTACTGGTTATCCTTCAATACCGCATAGATGGTATCTTGGATAGTTTCGACCGGAACGGTCTTCTTGCCTAGTAATTCCAAGCTTGCAATTACCTTGGCCACCAAGTCATCCAGCGTTTCATCACAATACTGCTCGTGGGATTCCTTGAACGCCGCCTCGATGGCGTCGTAAATATGTTTTGGTTCAAACTTACGCTTTCGCGTATCACGTTTCTCAACTTTAAGAATCATACATTCCTCAAGAGTGTTTAAACATTTCCTCTAACCGCCCATCGCGGTATGGATAAGAAATTAGTTCGTTCGGTAGTCGTTCGTTTATCGGTTTCGGCTCCCAACTTTTCTGGCCAAAAAACAACAATATACCATATATTGTTGATAAGGTGTTGACATCTTCCAATATATGGTATAAGTTGGCGAAATTGAGCGAATTTCGCTAATGTTATTTTTTATTTACTTTTGCCAGCGTGTTCTGCAGCCACGATATGACCGTCGGCACGAGCCACCATGGAAGCATTCTTGATGCTCTCGATGCGCTTGTTGACCGCCGTCTTGAAGTCGTCGATCGTGTAGCCTTCCTTGTACAAGTCCACCAAGTCGCTGATAATGCCAGCGATGTGCGCATGCGTGAAGGTCGATTTAATCATCACGTTAACGGTCTTCTTGAACTCTTCGTTGGTTTCCGACATCCATTCGGGCTTCTCGGCACCGATGCACTTGTAACGCTGAGTGATAACGTCGATGACACGTTCGAACGAGTCCGGATTCTTGACGAGGATAACTTCGTCGATACGACCGTTTCTCGTCTTGATAGTCGAGTTGATCTTCTGCGGGTCGTTGATGGTCATGATGATAATGCCAGAGAACTTGCTAGAGTTCGTCTCGTCGATGCACGTAATGAACGTGGTCGTCAAGGTGTCCTTCTTACTGAAGTCGTTGCCGTCGATATCATCGAACACAAAGATACTGCCAGGGAACATGTTCAAGATACGGAACACGCTGCGGATCTTTCCAGTATCGTTGAGCGAGTCTGCAGAAATCCAGAACACCGGAACGTCAGTAAACTGCATCATCAACTTGTGAATAGACACGGTCTTACCGGTGCCTGGGTCACCTTGGATAATGTAGCCGCGACGACGCTTCGACTTAAGAACTGCGCGGCATGTGCGCTGGATGTCGTCGAGGTCGATGTTATGAATATCGAAGTTGATATTCTTACGAGGCTCAGTATGGAAGTGGCCACCGTCAATCTTGATCAAGTTGGACTTGATGTCGATGGACGAAATGTAGTTGGCGTAGATGATGTGGACAACGTCGTCGAGAACATCAGTAGTTTCTTCGCCGTCGGAAGTGTCTTGCAGCCCAAACAAGTCGGCATTGTACACGCCGAGATTGATGTAGCTATATCCAGCTTCTTGGCTGACGTTGTTTTCCTTATTCTTCTGGTTGAAGTAATTGACTTCGATGCCTACGTTCACCTTGCGATACTTGGCAAGGAGGTAGACCGTAATCATAGAGCCACTGGAAGCTCCGCCAGCGTTAGGCGGCGTATGCGTCTTGATAATCTGGAGGCCGTACTTTTTCTGCATTTCCGGCTTCATTTCGATCAGTGCGCGGCAGATGTCGCATGTCGAGTCCATCTGTTCCGTGTGGATAGCTTGTCCGTTCTTGTAACCCATGAACTTCGCGAGCTCGTCGTAGTCTGTATGCACTTCATACTTCTGCGATACGAACAAGTTGTTAGCAATCATGCTTGCCTTACCAAGATTCAATGCGGTTTCAGCAAGCTCCGCGTAATCCTTAAGGGGGCCCTTGGCGTTTTCCTTGACAACCTCGATCACGCTTTGCGCAAGGTTAGAGCCAACATTGATCAATTTCTTTCCAGTGTCTCCGGAAAGCTTATTCTTGAGATACCTAAGCTTTTCCTTGCCGTTCTTTCCTACCCAAAGGTCACTGTCAATTTCGATATTGAGAAGCATGCTTCCCAAATCGTCGAGTAAATTAGAACCGATTCCCATTAGTTCTCCTTTATGCTAGTTCCCGGAAGCGCCGGAAAGCGCCATGACACGATGTCGTAAACATCGTAGTGAATGCAAAAGTCCTTGTTTTTCGGGTCGTAATCAAATAAGTCATTTTCCTCATCATATACAAGATCAACCTTCTTTATTGTTCCATCGAACATCTTGAATTCAACAGGAACTCTCCACGACTTGTCCCATTCAAGCTCATGGTCAAATGGGCCGCATTCCTTAAAATCCGAATGCCATTCGGTATCAATCATGTTATTCCTCCGTATCCAGGTGACTTTCAGCCCATTCGGTACCACACAGGATGTCAATGGCATAATACATGCCCATATTACATCCTTTTTTCATTACTGCTCACCCGGCATGTTGTCTTCTGAAGGTATGCCATCGTCGAACGACACCGTCACCGAAGATTTTGATCCGCCGTATTTCCATGTGCGGATGAAGATTCTGAGCAAATTAACCGCGAAGGCTGAGAAGAGCACTATTTTCAGCCACTTAATGACATTTTTGTGAGACATCGTATTACAACCCTTATCAGATGTGTTACACTCTTAAATTTTTATTACAATCCAATATAGCAATTCAGCGCAAATACGGCAATAATCTTGCATTCATTTCAGATATGCGGGCCGGACGGAACGAATCATCGCCAGTAAACGACACCAATTTGCCAGTAGAAACCCCAAGAGAATGTATCATTCCCCTATGGCCGCCCAGATGGACTATGTGTTCGGCAGCACCCATATACTCGCGAAGCAAGCACAGTGGGGCTCTCAAATAGACGCAGACCTTGTCGGCGACCTCGTGTACGCGGCATATCAGTTCCTTGATGGACGGTTCCGCATCAACGTCATATCTATATGACGGACAGAAGCAAGCAATCCTTACGGCCTTGCTGCCAAACGCCTTGATACGGTCGATTACCCAGTCGAACTCGAATTTCATGGTCGATTCGAATTCACCTACTATTACGGTAGGGAATTTCTCGTCCCTAGCCGCCATACGGATAGGGTCTACTGGATAAGATTCGATACTCGAAGACTTGGGTACGTCTGGATGCTTGAAATAGCCGAGGAATATGGCCCTATCGTACGGCTTGTCGAGATATTTCGAGTAATTATCGAACCAGTCGTGGAAAATGAATACGTTTTTCTTACCGTTTGCATACCTTACAAGGCCGTCGCCAAACTGGGACACCGACAATTCGGCGGATATTCCCGGTGCAGCGAACTTGACCTCGTGACCAATCGAGCGGGCCACGGAGCAAGCAAGGCTGTCAAACTTGGATTCACCCTCGAAAGTCCCCAAGTCTCTAGGAAACACTATCATTTTGCCTCTATTTCGGCGAGTCGTTTCGCCTTTTCGACAAAAGCGTCAATCTCCGCTTTCTGATCTGGAGACAAATCTGGAATGGAATAAAACACTTCGTTGACGAAAGTTGGAATGTAGGCTGGCCCATCTTCCAGCAGAACGGCGTCGAGTATCTTGGTGAAGCTCATTTCGGTTTCGTAGTCCAAGTCATAGATCGTCGTGTCGATAGTCAGCATGGTCTGCTTAGTACAAGCCCAGCTTAGGCGAACATTTAGTCTACGCTGCTTCTCGTACTTTTCCATTAGTGACGACAGTGTCACCTTTCCGGCGATATAACTTTCCAGATCGTCAGCCGTCATGCGACGAATGCATGCGCACAGCTTGCGGTTGGTAGTATAGACGCTAGATTTCTGGTATGCCTCTGTATTCACTTGAGGATGGAACAAGTGATACACATGTCCTTCGGTGCGCTTGAGAACGCCGACGAGTCGCTTTATCTTGTATGTAAACGCATCGTCCTCTGCGCCCCACTCATAGAACTCTTCATCAAACCCATTGACTCGTTCCCAAGTGGATTTCAAGTACATGTTGCACAATCCGGTCTGTCTCTGGATATGTACACCGTGGAAACAGAACTCGGAATTGATCTGGATTCCACCTAGAAATGAGCGAGTCTGCCCTTCACTGAGATAGTCAACCTCATTGAACGGATATACGATTCCGACTTCCGGCGTCTTTAGTAATTCGAGACCAGCTTCGATAGACTTTGCAGCAACGTCGTCGATGTATGCGTCGGCATCCATCATAACTATAGTGTCCGTCGTCGCGGATGCTATTGCCATGTTGAGCAATTTAGTCTTGTGGAAACGGCTTCCTTCGGCCACTTCGATACGTCTTACACGCTCATTGTAATTGTTTAATTTATCCGAAATAGACGACGAACCTTGTTCCGCGATAATGATTTCCGCGTCAGAAAACAAGGATAGACAACGGTCTAGAACCGCATATAAATTGCGTCTACGGAACGAATTCTTGCCATCCATATAGGCAATAATTATCGAAAAATTCGGCATTCGCGCCTCGATAGATAAACTGCAAAAAGAAATATAACAAAAATAATTTCAAAAGGAGTAAAATGCCGTTTAATGGAATTACAAACCTTCGCGACGCGAAGGAGACCGTCAAGCTTAAACCCGAACAGCTTGCGGAAATAAAAAAGTGCGCTCAAGACCCGTTGTACTTCATGAATAACTACATGTACATCAATACGAAGGACAACGGAATGCAGCTTTTCAAGACTTGGCCTTTCCAAGAGGCAGCTGTCAAGCGTTTTCTGAAGTACCGTTTTAACATCAACAAATGGAGCCGTCAGGTCGGTAAGTCAACCATCGTCCGTGGGTTCATATTGTGGTACGCAATGTTTCACGGTGATCAGCTCATTGCTATGCTTGCGAATAAGTTGGCGTTGGCCAAGGAACAGCTTCAACTTCTTCGTGACTCATACATCGCTCTTCCGTTCTGGTTGCAGCCCGGTGTAAAATTGTGGAACAAGATGAGCATCCAGTTCTCCAACAATACACGTATCATGGCCGCGCCGAGTACAGTGGACGGTATTCGTGGTTTCTCGCCGAACCTATTGTACTTGGACGAATTCGCGTTCCTTCGTGCTGGCCTTGCCGAAGAGTTCTGGACATCTAACTTCCCGTCAATTTCTTCTGGTAAAAAGACCCGCGTCATCATCACTTCGACGCCAAACGGCATGAACCTATTCTACAATCTATGGGAAGGTGCTGTTGACGAAAATACTGCATCATTCCATGACTTGATGTCAAAATTCGTCAAGTCAACCGTGAAATGGAATGAAGTTCCTGGTCGTGATATTCAATGGGGTATTGACGAAATGGCCCGTATCGGCGAACAGCGTTTCCGCCAAGAATACGAGTGTGAATTTGTCGGTTCTGCAGTCACATTGATTGACTATAAGATGCTCCAGAAACTCAAGGCTACTCCACCGCTTCCTATGGCATGCGTTCCGAACGGCTACCAGATGAGAATGTTCCAGAAGCCATTGCCTCTACAAAAGCTTGAGGTGAACGGATGGGTCTATATCGCGGCAATAGATACTGGTTACGGTATTCGTAAGGACTACCACGTTCTGCACATCCTACTGGCAAAGAGCAATATCGAGCTTGAAGAAGTATTCGTGATGTCATCGAACGAGGTGACAATCGAAGACTTCTGTGCACGATCCTACATCGTTCTGTGCGGCTATCACCAGCCAGCACTGACCATCGAATATAACGGCCCAGGATCTCGTACTTACAGTATCATGTTCAACGACCTACAGTACGAACACTTGGTCAACTATGACAACAAGCTTCGCGGCATGTGGGCGACGGACGGTATCAAGCAATCCGCAGTCATGCTTCTGAAGCTCTATGTCGAACGCTACTACGTCAAACTCAAGGACGAGGCTACAATTCAAGAACTCATGTCGTTCACCACGACAACGCCTAACGGACGTAAATGGGGCGCAACGGACGGCAACCATGACGACAACGTAACCTCATTGTACTGGTGTATCTACTATGCCGCATACCCGCAGTTCGAAGGAACCCAGAAGGAAATCAATTTCTTGCAAGGCATCGAGCTTGCGTTCACGGCAATCGGCGACATGGGCCAAGAGACCAACAAGGCGTTGGAATTCGTCAAGGACACCATCGCGCAGAAGGAACAAAATGCTCTGGGCCGCTTGATGCAACAGCAACAAGACGAAGCGGAAGTGATAAACTAGGTACAAAACACTTGGTATTAAAGCCTATGAACGACTTCGACGATCTTGAAAAACTCAGAAAACTCTCCCGCCCTATCGAACTTCAGGCGGACGCCGAACCAGATGACGACACAGAGGAAGAAGACCTCGGCGCAGTCGTGAACGACGACGCCATGACAGACCAGCCCTACAACCCAGAAGGCAATGTAAACGTCTACGTTGTCAACGGTGGCGGAAGTTCTGGTACGCCTAGCAAGAAAAAGCCAAGCAAGCCAGCCATATTCGAGCAAGAGCCGGGTGAAGATTCAGCCGACAGCAATGCAGAAACCGCAATGGAATGCGGCCTCGGCCTCAAGATGGGCGGTCTCAAGCTCGGCAAGTCTCTCCGCAACAGCATGGAATGCTGCATGGACATGTGCGACCCCAACTGTGCGATAAAATTCAACGTTGGCGACTACGTCAAGCCCACTTGCTGTGAAACCCCAGTCATCCTAGTCGTCAAATGCACGGACGGCTCCAACATCCTCACGGCCAAGCCTACCGAAGATGCAGCCCAGTGCAGCGAAACTGGATGCTGGCCGGAATTCTCGTTCGAGCAAGACGAGATCGAGCCGATGTCCGAAGTAACCCTCGAAGACATCTTCAACGTCATGAAGTTCAACGACTCTCCCAAGACGGAAGCTTTCAACGGCGGAGATTACGACGAGACCCCTATGAAGGACGCACAGAAAGGTGTCCTAAACAACCAGCGTGACAAGAAGGCAGCTACGTTCGACGATATCAACGAATTCATGGAAGACGTATTCGGCCCAGTGCCAGACTATACCGTGAAGGAAAAGATTTCGCCAGACCAGCCGGAAGAACAGACTAGAAAATTTAATTGGTAGCTAATATAAACTCATATTATATAAGTTCGTGGTGGTTCTTGTATAATGCGTGGTAATTTTTAAATGCCAGTTGGATGCTAACCACCACTTTAAGCGTCTAACTGGCATTTGCTATTGTATGGAACAGCAGTGCGGACGAAAGATAGGCTTACTGCCGACTAAGGCTCAGATACGGACGATGTACCGTATGTGTGCAGTCGCTCGTCACGCATATAACTGGAAGCTCGCTGTCCAGAATCAAGCCTACGAGGAAGCCAAGAAGAACACACCAGAAGGTGAAAAGCCAAAGTGTAAGCTCGGTACTCCTATTGACTGGCATAAGGAATGGTGCATCCACAAGAAGCTCCCAGAAAACAAGTGGATGACAGAAGTATCCAAGTTCTGCGGCCAAGAGGCCCTAATCGACCTCGGTTCCGCATGGAAGCGGTTCTTCAAGGGTCTAGCCAAGCATCCACGGTTCCATAAGTACGGCGTAGACGAATCGTTCCGGTGTTCTGGCGGAGTATTCATTGGTCGTGATTTCGTTCAGTTGCCTACGCTCGGCAGAGTAAGACTAGCCGAGAAGGATTACATCAAGATACCGGACGGTGTGGTGAAGACTCCGATTGCGATGGCTACAGTATCAGTAGACCCTACTGGTCACTGGTCGATATCGTTCGCCTACCATGTCGATGTAGAACCACTTTATTCGCCCAATACCGAAATTACTTCCGATGACATCGAAGGCATCGACCTCGGTGTGAAGGATTCTGGAATCACTTCTAGTGGAATAGTATATTCCAATCCGAAGGCATACCGACGCTATATAGCTCGTATCAAGAGATTGCAGAAGGCAATATCTAGGAAACGCAAGAAGTCAAAGAACCGCAAGAAGGCTAGTAAGCGGTTAGCCAAGACTTGGCACAAGGTCACCTGTATCAGAGTGAACCATGCTCACCAGATGACTTCCGACCTAACTTACAAGTTGAAGCCAAAGATGATTGTGATGGAGACACTTCGACCAGGTAATATGACGAAGAACCACAATCTTGCATCCAGTATCCTAGATGCCAATTTCGGTAGAATCAAGGAATTTCTTAAATACAAGTGCCAATGGCTTGGTATCAATCTCATCTTTGCTCCGCAGTTCTATGCAAGCAGTCGATACTGCTCGCACTGTGGATGCTACCATAATGACAATTTAACTCTCGCTGACCGTGAATGGACATGCCCGGTATGCGGCTGTCATCATGACCGTGACGCCAATGCGGCGGTCAACCTCAAATTCTATGGTCAGTGGTTGGCTGGACTCGTCCAGACCGACGAAAATGTTGCGGCGCGATTAGCCGTAGGCGGATGTTCCGCCGATGCTTGCCCTTCTGTATATCAGAAGGAAGGTATGACTTTTGTCAACCCCAGAGACCGGAGGTTACAGTTCTTCCTAACGGATGAATCGTGCCGGACTATGAAGCAAGAACTCAATACATATTATAAACCATACAATAGTATAAACTATGGTTAACGCAAATATATTGAGAAATCGGAGCCCTATAAATGAAGCCAAAGCTTTTCTTTGATAGCGGTTGCCCAGTCTGCTCCGAATACAAGAGGCTTGTCAAGAACAAGCTCGGCGATTCGGTCGAGTACGTACCCATCGAGGCGTACAAGAGCGACTTCGAATACAATGACGCCAACGGAAAGAAGTACGTAGGTTCAAAGGCTGTCGAGAAGTTGTCGGAAGACTTTCCGGCAATCAAGGACTACGTTTGGATCCTTCCGGAAAAACTGAAAGTTACTGGACTGAAGGTTGCATACAAGGTAGGCAGCGTCGTCCGCAAGACTATCGCCACGGTGCATCACGGTTGCAACTGCGGCAAGCACTAGAATTGACCTCCTATGTTAATACAACAAAGCCAGTCGAAAGACTGGCTTTTCCGTTATTTGTCGTTGGCGTCCGTCGAGTACATTTCCCGGAACTTGTCTATGGTCAAATCGGTATCGACTTGCCGTTCGGCACTCTGTCTGAGAATGTCATCGATACGGTGCAACAAGTCATCCTTGCATTCGGACAATACCGCATAGGCCAAGTCATTGTAGTTGGTATTGATCAAGTCCATTTCGTGACGGTGCCGCCTCATGAAATAGCTTACATAAGGGCCGATGTTAATCACGAGACGGTCTGGACGTTCACCGACAGATTGGTTGAACACTACTGGCTTGATGTCGTTTGCCGTGCCGAAATAGATTCGTAGCAATGCGCCAGCCACAAGCAAGGTCAGTCCCTTCGGAACCATCGTCACGTTGCTACGTTCGGCGAGAACCTTGCCGAGACGGCCTTCACGATATTCATTCTCGATTCGATTCCATATTCGCTCTCCCATCGTCGCCGTCGGGATCTGCTTGTACAGATCGAGGATGGCTTCGCATAGTGACTTATCGTCACCGCAAAGCTCGTTAATCATGTTGACCATCGTTACCATAAGCTGTCCAGTGAATTACACTAGTGAGTTTATCAGCTGCAGCGTGTCTTCGCCGTCGTGCATGAGAATGATTGGCATCCTCTCATACAAGTTCGGTAGTGAGCCAAGCGTATTGTAGTCAAACCACTCTTGAGCCATTTCCTCCGGATCGTCGTCTGGGTCGCAGTCCTTGGCGAACATCTTTGCCAAGCATTGAATGCAGAGGTCGGCGTCGTACACCGCGACAAGAACGTTGCATGGCTTCGGTCGTTTCTTCGACTTGCGGAACCTACGGACATACATGCCTACGATGGCATCGTCCATGTCGTCTATGAAATAAACGGTCTGGTTCTTGGAAGCCGCAACCTTCTTCTCGATATCGGCCTTTGTGGCCTTGATGTACTTCGGTGGTTTTCTCAACATAGTCTACCCGATGGCTATCTTGGTTCCGCTGACCGGAGCCAAGTATTTTAACGTCACATGGAGCTGGCCCAGTTCAAACTTGCAGTCGATGTCGCCACGATCCACGGGTCTGTCGATGCGGTAGAGAACTGTGTGCGTTCCGAGTAGAAAGTTAGGAATATTTATCTGCGCTTGCCACTTGTTTTCTTCTTTTTTACGTTTACCGCCCTTTTTCGTGCCCTTCGGAGCAGACTGCTTCGCTTCGGCGGACATCATCGATACACGAGGTTCGCGCTTGAACGTGACGGCAACCTCGTTGTTCTGCGTAAGAACAAGGTCGATATCTTCCTTGGGTATGCCAGGAAGATCAACGAAAAGATGGAACTCGGTATCGGTCATCACGATTTCAGACGGCGGCTCCGGCAACAATCCTTGCATCGGAGGCGGTTGCTGAGGCTGATTGTTGATAGGAATCGGCATGCCTTGCGGCGGCTGTTGCGGAGGCGGCTGCTGCATATAAGGCTGTTGAGGCGGCGATGGCGGCGCGTAGTTCGGAGCCATCTGTCCATAAGCAGCTGGTTGCATGGGAGTCCCCGGCGGAAGCTGCTGTGTCTGTACACCTACACCTCGTCCACGCGGCGGTGCCGAGCTCGGAGGAAGGCCCACGCGACGGTTGAAAGCATCGCTGTTCCTTGCTACTTCATTCGCCATTTCATCAATGATTCTCGGATTGATCGGAGTTCCACTACCGTCGCTCAATCCGTTGCTGATTACAGATGTATAGTCTGGTTGACCAGTAAAAATAAGAGTATCGCTCATATCTGACCTTGCTTTAATGTATTCGACATCCACCTTGTGGCCACGAAATAATCCGCTTATAAAGTTCAATAATCCCATTATTCACCACAGGCCGTCCTTAGCTCTGCGACTTCCTTAAGCCCTCTCAGTTTAGCAATGGCCTTGGCTCGGATTCTCCTTACCATTTCCTTGCTGATCCGTCGTTCGGCGGATATTTCGCTGACAGTGTACTCGGAACCGTCAAGAGCATACAATCTTCGTAGTAAATTATTCTCTTCTGCGCTCAAGTTGTCTTCCATCACTTCGCGGAGCTTGTCCTTGAGGAAGTTTTCGCCATGTTCGGCATCGGTCTGAAGGTCGGACGCTATCGTGTCGCCTACTGTCGTGTGGGTGGCCGAATGGTCGTTATTTTCACCTACCATGGCGGAGAACGACGTAGTTTCCCTCAATGCGTTCTCTGCCAGTACGCCATACTTGATTCCGTCCACGCGGCTTCCCTTCTTCTTGGCCGATAGGACTCGATTTCGCTGCATGACCGGAACACGGACAAGGTCACTCGTATTAAGCATCATCTGCATGTGGCGGCGAACCTCGAACACTGCAAACGAGCCGAACTTGACCCCAGTTCGGTGATCGAATTTCTCGAAAGCCTCCAGCAAGCCGAGCTTGCCTTCCGAATAGAAATCGTTGATTGGCAATCCGTTCTGTCGCTTGTAGGCTTTTGCCAACGCCAGTACGAATCTGAGGTTAGACTGTATTATCGCTACCTTGATTTCTTGTTTGCGCTTGAAATCGTGCGATGCTTCGTATTCTTCGAATAGTTTTTTCTCAGCTTCGCGGCCAAGAATCTTGTACTTTTTCGTCTCCTCAGTGAGCAGACTTGTGCTGCGATCTTCTACGTACGTTTTCACTAATATTCTCGTGAAAAGCTAATAATAAATATATATAAATATAATTTGAATTGCAAATTTTTATGACCAATGAATAAACTGCAAAACGATGACATCGCAACTAGATATACATGATCGGCTCGTGCTGAACTTGGGCCAGGAAGAATTCCGAAAGGCCGCCGTGGAGGCCGTCAGCAAGCTAACCACCATCAAGAAAATTGACGGAAACAACCGTCGCGTATATGCCGATTTCTCTGTAACAATCAGTTCAAGCATGGACAGAAGGGACTTCGACGTATATCGTAACCGAACTAGCGTATTGGTGCTGTCCGTAAGAAAGGACAAGGTAATCAGTATAAGTTATGAATATGTATTTATCGAAGACCACCTCAAATCACTATTGAAGGAAATTAATGGCAAAGGAACAAGGAATTGAGATTGAGGGAGTAGTTACCGAAGAACGTGGTAGCGGCTTCTTCACGGTCGCCCTAGCTAATGGGCACCAAGTCCTCGCTCGTCTTCGCGGTAAGATGGAGAAGAAGGACAAGATAAAAGTAAACACCGACGACAAGGTTATCGTCGAACTTTCACCATACGACCTTGATCGCGGTCGTATCATATACCGCTACAAATAACATTATATTTACAAACGAAAAAAGCCGCACCGGTAGCCCGGTACGGCGTTGCTTTCATTTTTAGGGGTTCTTAAGCCTTCTTGGCCTTGGCCTTAGTTGCCTTGACCAATTCCTTGCGAGCTGCCTTGAGTTCGCGGAGCTTGGTCTTCCACTTGTTCAGGCGTTCATCCTTCATGATCGGCTTCTTGAGCTGCTTCAAGAGGGTAGAACGGCGACCGATCTGGCCTTCAAGCTTAGCAATGGCTTCCTCGGTACGTTCGAGAGTAGTCTTGCGCGGCTTCTTGACCTTTTCCGGCTTGGTGACAGCCACGAGCTCGACTTCTTCAATCGGCTTCGGAGCGACTTCGACCGTCTTGCAATTTTCAAACGGTGCGACTTCTTCTGTCGAAGGTGCGGCTGGCGTTTCTGCTGGCGTTTCAGCTGGTGTTTCAGATGGGGTTTCCACTGGAACGGCATCATTCACCACGGAAACGGTAATATCCGTCTCAACGGTAGGCGTAGGCGCATCTTCCACGATAGTCGTCGGCTTTTCGCACGGCGTATCTTCGGAAGACGTTTCGGCTACGAGAGGCACGTCTCGCGCACTTTCCCACGGATTTTCGGCCACTCCAGTCCTACGTGCCTTGCGCCATACGGCGACCCACACGACGATGAATACTAGGACAGCCACTCCCAAGACGGTTGCAACAGTTGGTGTCATATTTGACTCCTTTTAATGTTAACGATAACTGATGTTAAATTACATTATTTCATTTTCAAGCAGAACTGAAGCAATTCGTTTAATTACATTAGCCTTGTCGGCCTTATATTCGCTTGCCCATACGGAAATTACTGTGTAGCCCATTCCTCGAAGCACGTCCAAACGTTCTTTGTCATGTTCCCAGATGTCCTTGGCGGTTATATTATGGTGAATAATATCGGTTGCTTGATATTTAGCTGGATTAGCATGCCAGAAATCGCCGTCATACTCAATAATGTACTTACCAAAGGTGAAGTCCGGAAATATCCACTTGTCGCCATAAGGAATTGTTTTCATTGACTCAAGTTTACTCGCCGATTCGCCCAAGGATTGACGTAAGTCTTCGCCAAACTGTAATTGTTCCTTAGAAAAATTAGGCGATACATGTTGATTCCATACTATTGCGCCACTTTTCCACGTCTGCTTAAACCGTTCTGCACGAAGTTTTCGCTGTTCGGGATCTTTAAATTGCTCATGCGCGTTTTTACTCTGTAACGCTTTAAATTCATCCGAACGAGTCAGACCAGTCATGCCAGATATGACTTTAGCACGATATGAATCATCCTCCCACAATTTCTTAGAAGCATCTGCAGTAGCCAATTTAATCTTATCTACGGTTTCTTTTGAATGTTTACGACCGAAAAACGGATTATTAGCCCCAGTTCGATCGCGGTGCGCGTTGCAATAGCCAGATTTATTTTTGTCACTTATACGGCAACCACACTTCAAGCAATGCTTATTCAATTTATGTCCACTAGCCATAAAAAAATCCTACCGGAACTAGCCCTTCCGATAGGATACAACACGCCTAAGCGTGTTTAAACTTAACTACATATCAGCAAGGGCTAGTTGCTTTTAATAGAAGTTTATATGATGTCGAGTTGACCTACGACGCCTTGAAGTTGTATTCCGGCTTGATGGTGGTATTGATGTCGCACATATCACCGATGTTCGCGATAATCTCGTCCATAGGCTTATAAGCCATCGGAGATTCATCAATCGTACTGCGGCATACCGATGTTGAATAAATTCCTTCCATGGACGCTCTGAAATCATCCATAGACAGCTGAGCCTTAGCAGCACCGCGACTCAATATACGGCCAGCCCCATGAGGCCCGGAATAATTCGTAGCCGAGTTACCTTTTCCAGTAACCAGCAACGATCCGTCGCGCATATTCATCGGTATAATCGCACGTTCGCCAGACTGCAGCGAAATCGCACCCTTTCGAATTATGCGATTATCAACATCGACGTAGTTATGCTTCGTAGTAAATTCTTCCAAAACATATCTACGCTTGATTCCCATGCCATCCAAAATGACGTTCAACATGGCCTTACGGTTCCAGTCGGCAAACTCGTTGCAGATATTCATGTCATTCAAGTAATCTTCAACGTCTTGCCCCTCAAGCCACGCAAGGTTTGACGGAAACTGCGTGTCATCGCCGGTTTCCTTACGATGTTTCAAATACCGTTGTACTGCGCGAGCTTGGTGGAACCTACATACAGCATCACCAAGATGACGTGAGCCAGAGTGAATCACAATGCATGAATTGCCGTCCGGATCCACTTCGACAGAAATGAAATGATTACCCGACCCAAGCGACCCAACGCTCAATAGAAGCTTCGATCGATCTACATCGGCTATCAACCCACTCAAATCGACATTCTTAGCGAACTTATGCAAGGTTTTCCTATGGCCCATGCCGCACGGAATTTCTTGGCGAATAAGCTTGTCCAGACGCGAATAGTCGAAATGGTAATCGCTCGACACCTTACACACCAAGACGCCGCAACACACATCGACGCCAACCAAGTTGGGGACAATCGTGTCCTTAATGGTCTGTGTATATCCCACACACGCACCATGGCCGTAATGGCAGTCCGGCATGATAGCTATCTTGCATCCTTCCATGCACGGCACGGAAAGCAACTGGACGATCTGCCCATAGCAATCGCTATCCAGATTTTCATAACCGCCGACATACACGTCAGCATTGGCAAACTTGCCTTCTACAGTGATCATATTTTTATCCTTGTTAGCTGATTATATAAACTATGTTATTATGGCAAAAAGAAAGAACTCAACAACCGAAACCAATTTCGACATCAATCCGGCAGAAGCTACCGAAATGGTCGAAAATTGGGCACAGTCAGCTAAACCGGAAACAACGCCCGTAGAACCTACGGTCGTGTCAGAACCAGTCAAGGCTGCAGAACCAGCCCCAGCTCCAAAGCGTAGAATCCGCATACGCAAAAAGGCGACGAAAAAGCTTTCCGCCGCCATCATCTGCAAGGATCCGACTATTCAGAGATTTATTTAGCCATTCTGAAATACTTGTGGCATTTCATCAGGCTCTTCTGAGTCGTCCGCTGGTTGTTGCGGCACGTCAAAGAGTGAGAAGGATTCGATTTGCGTAAAGTTCATTGGAAGCGGCTGAAGCACTTCCTTGCCTTCGTCGTTGGGCTCGGTATGCTTAAGGAACATAGCATTCCAGCGAGAGTCCCCATCGAGTTCTTGCTTTTCGAGAGTAAGATTCGCTTCAAGGAACTTTTCGATACGCTTTTCTTTGGTCACAACATCTTTGACTTTCTTCTTTTTGATAGCGACCTTAATTGTCTTGAACTGGACTGGGATGATTTCGCCCTGGATGTCCATGTCAAGGCAGATATGATATTCGCCAAGGTCAAACACGCGCATCGTATTGGGGTCGTCATCCACGTTGCGGATAACTGAAATGTTAGATACCGGATCGGTAGCCTTACCCCAAGAAACGAGTTCGGATAGTAAGTCGTTGATTTCAACGGAATCCGAGCACTTTACGTTGACTCGCTTGAATATTAAGCCGTTCTTGACTTCGGTCGAATGTTTGGTCACTATGCCAGTGAGAGCAAAACTGAGATTAGACATGATATACCTCTTGCAATTTCAGTAAAATATAGCAAAGAAAAGATAAACTTGCAAGTACGAGGAATTTTCGATATGCCAGCACTTGTAGACACCCTACTTAAATCCGATTCAAAAATCTTCAATGAAGGCGTAAGGGACATGTTCAATGCCCTTTTTGAAGAAATTTCGCCATCCAAGGCCAACTCACGCGACGCTATTGACATTCTGCAGCAGCGCGTAGGGGAGAACGTAAACCGTACCGACGACGGTTCCCACATCGTAGGTCTCGCAGCACAAGCTGGCATGGGCGACGGAGATCCGCTTAACGGAGAGCTTGACCAGCTCATCAACGAAGTCAACGCAGACGAGGCTCACAACGTCGATTTGCCGCCGCTTCCTACCGAAGCCGAAGTACCAGACTTGCCACAGCCTAATCCGCAGCCAGCCGAGGAACCGACACAGACAGCAGATTCTGAAATTTCGTTCGAGGACGCACAGACAGACATTTCTGATACGCCTCCGCCAGACGACATGGAACTTCCCATCGACTTCGGAGACGACGGTGGAGAAGAAGCCCCAACCGAAGATACTCCCCCAGCATAACGAAAAGGCGACCGCAAGGCCGCCTTATTTCATGATAGCAATGCATCTGCCCAGCTACACCTGGACATGGTACTTCGCATGTTTCGCCTTTTCCTTTCGCTTTTCCGCCTTGACGATTGCCCTTACTTCATCTTCCTGTTCCTTTTCACGGTTATGGATGCGCTTCATGAGGGCCTTACGGACATCCTTGTTGTATTCAAGTTTCTTGGGCGGAACGTTACCTTCCTTGATGAACTTCTCGACATTGCCGATGACCTTGGACACCTTTACTTCTTCGTCGTTCATCACGTTCAAGGCGTTAATACGTGCGGTGGTATTCTCACGAGCCGTCTTGACTGACTGGTCGATCCTATCCCATACACCGTACAAGCTGTCATAGTGACTCGTAATGTAACTGTTCAAGCCAGCTGGAGACATCGGCGACTGCTGTACAACGCCTTCCGGAATCATACGGCTTGCCTTCCACGATTTACCTTCAACATAGACTGGGATGATTTTCAAACGTCCGTCTGCATTAACTTGAACTAGCGTCATGTGCTCTGCATTAGCGGCCCAGTTGATGCACTTGCGCTTGGTAACACCATGGTCTGAATATGCCAAGCTTACGGTTTCGTTGCACTGGAACACTACTCCCCAGTAGTATTCCTTGGTATCGATAGGCTGCAAGTCAGTAAGCTTCATCGTGTACATGTAACCGTTACGACGGCCACCGACTTCCTCGGTCTTGGAGTTCGTATCGACTTTCCAGAATGTATTGATATTCGGAAGGCCGTGATACACTTGGGTTTCGCAAATGGTTCTCGCATCAAGTTCGGACTGCATCAAGTCAATGTACCAGATGCCGTCCGGCTCCTCTTGAGGATCCGACGTATGATAGAACAGGTTAAGCGTACCGTTGACGAAGTTGATCCAGTCCTCGTCTTCGTTCTGGAAGTCATACTTACCAAACCACTCGGCATACTTCTTCTGCGCGACAGTAGGAAGCTCGACGACGCGAACTTGCTTGTCGAAATCGTGCGGGTTGAAACCATCGTCTCGACATTTGTTCATAATCCAAAAGTCAAGAATGATGTCCTTGTGCGTGTCCCAGTTGATTCCGGCGTTGATATAGTTGATCAAACGAATGCCAGCAAGTTTCTTAGCTTTCATAGCAACCTCTTACAGCATCAGTTTATCCGTTTCCAGTTTTGAAAAACTGATAAACTATGACTAAAGTTCATAACAAGGTGCCTACATGTACGAACTGTTTGATCTACCTAACGAAAAGGAACTCGCCGAAATCATGCTTGAAGGCGCAAAGAAAGCTAAGAGCGAGACCAGTGTCATTGACACGAAGAACATTTTCCCATTCTGGACGCCGCCTGGTTCAGCAAAGAAGAACGTAACCACGCCGGACAAGACTGGTGCTGTACAGCCGAAGAAGGCTGACTTCAAGGCTATCGACACGGCAACTGCATGGAAGGAATTCCTCGGCAAGATTAAGACCGACGGAACGAAGCCAGCAAAGACGATTGACGGTTTCGGTACGGTCGTTGTCAATACCCACGCAGCAGTGCCCAAGCCGGACGATCTCGTCGGCGCAGTCAAGGCTCTCAAGACCACCAAGGTTACTGGTCTCGAAGGCAAGACGAAGGTCACTACCGAAGAACTTGGCGTATTCAAGGATCTCGTCAAGTCCAACGCAGCTTCTCCGAACAAGGACAAGCTCGTAGGAATCGTGAAGCCGAAGACTGAACTCGGCAAGATTGCAAAGAAGCCGAAGTTCGACGTCGATGCAAGTGCCGAAGTAGTGGTCAATGACAAGATTCCGGAAATCAAGGATGTTGCGAACAAGATGTCTCCAGACAAGACTGGCGCAGTCAAGGTGAAACCGGGCATTGACCTCAAGGGTATCAAGTCCATCAAGGACGCAGTGAAGCCGGAGCTCTATGACGACATGACTGAACCGCAAGTCGTTGTTGTGAAGAATGGACAGACTGCCCCCAAGCCGGAAAAGCTGTTCAATCATTACGGCGGCGCACCCAAGGTCACCGTCCAAGGCGGCGTAGAACCGAAGGGCAAGCACACCATGACTCCGGACAAGACTGGCGTTGTAAAGTCCAAGGGACTCGTAACGGCTAAGTAGCATGGCGAACACACCAGAACCATACTACGACGAATATGCTCGTAGGCTAATGAGAAACCCGGTGCCAGTGCATCAGGGCTTTCTCCGCCTACGCATATCTGAACTCCCAGTGAACTACGAGGAGCGTCGTACGTCTGTTACTGAACCGTACACAACGGATGCCCAAGAAACCGTAAACGCGAACATCCGAGACTGGGTATGCCCAGGATTGACATGTGCGCTGGCCAAGGAAGGTCACTACAAGTTCGTGACCAACATTCCTACGCAAGAAGACAACCAATACGACGACACCATTACCGTCAACATGCTTGTCGATAACCACTACGAGAACTACTGGGCACTCAACCGCTACATGGAAGTTGTCATGAGCGGCCAGACCGACGCCGATCCAGTGAGGGACATCAGGCATAGAGTCTACGGAATCGACCATCGGTACAGAAACCGATTGACTTACATCCAGTGGATCGACATGCACTTCGCCGACGACGTAGCCCAAGAGTACATGGTAGTCCGTCTCGAACGCTGTCGATTTACAGCTCTGAGTCCGTTGACGCTTAAACCCGGCAATATCGAACCGATTTCATTCAACTTGAGCATCAAGTATGAAATCCGTCGAATCATCCGCATGCCCGACCCTAACGCATTGATGAATGCAATCTGCATAGCTGAAGGTGCTGACTCCTATTACTAGAGGTGACCTATGGCGAAGAAAGAACAGAAAAGAAACTACCAGAACGGAACCGCTTCGGGCATCGATTCTCCTACCAGCGTAGCAAATCCAATGCTCGCGCACTACATGGAGAAATTCTACTATTCTGCTCGCGGCCACTTGGTCAACAAGTACCACGTCGGTTTCTGGGGCGACTATGTCGATGAAGCCTTGCGCATCATGGACAGAAACGCCTATGCGGACAAGTACAACATAACCGACATTAAAACGTTCAAGAACACTGGCGACTTGTTCTACAAGGAAGCTTTTAACGACTGGGCTACCTTGTTCTACGATCCCCAGACTCGCGTTCTGAACATGTACTGGGCGGCCAAATCGGTAAAGATAGGCGAGAGTAAGGCCAAGATGCAAGACACGGCTGGAATCGACACCACAAAGGGAATGAAGTACCCTTTGATCCGTGGCGACCAAGGCCCCCAGCAGTTGACCATTACGATCGTTGACGACCCTTACATGATGTGGTATCAGTTCTTTAACGCCCTATACAATGCGCAGTACAGTCCGCTCGTACTGAAGGCTCGCAGCACTTGGCACAAGATAAATGTCGGCATTGACCTTTATTGCGAAGGAACGACGTACGCACGAAGCAAGAACGGTGACTTGGCTACGGACAAGACGCCATTCATTACCGACTTAACTCTTGCACACATGTACGAATACAATTCCGCCGTACTGATCGGTGCCCCTACAATGGACATGGGCTTCGAAAAGCGCGACCCATACACATTCACAGTGACGTTCAAATATCCTAACGCCTTCCAAGGTTCTTTCAAGCAACGTCTTCGCTACCTTCGTGACAACACTTGCGACGGCACCGACGTTCAAGCAGTCGATAAGAAGAACATGCAGCTTCGCCGAAGATTCTTCGAGGACGACTACGGTACTCTCAAGAAACTTGGAGATACTTACGAAACGTTCCATGAGAATGAATACTACAAGGAGTATGGACAGCGTTACTTCGCTACCAAGAATTCATAACAGAAAAGGCCAGTTATCTGGCCTTTTTCATATTCTCATTTATGGATGTGTCTCGGTGTTCTATAAGACCATTCAATATTGTTCTCACGCCGATAATACCGATAATGGTCAACTTGATCTTGGGCCTTTTCGGCCAGCAACTTATCGGCGAACGATCTTAAAATATACAATTTCTTGTCCACTGTCAACAGATATTTCTCTCCATAGAAACGACGGCAGCATTCCAGAGAATCCGATATATCATATTCGACATGGTGGCAATCGCATGTACAAACTCCGCCGCCGTATTCCTGTTCGAATACGTCGTATGCATAAAACTCTTCTCGGTCGAAATACATGATGTCTTTAGCCATAGCGATTCCTATTTAATCATGGTTACTACACGCTGGTTGATGTCCAGCATCTTGTTCTTGCCGTAGAACTTGATCATGTTGGCGTAAGTATTGTACAGCTTCGCGTTCGTCCTAGTCAACGGAAGCTCAGATATAAAGTTGTTGTAGATTGTAGACAAGTGTGTTGCGGACAACTTAAACGCCTCATCGCCGATCACGTTGACTCCCCAGAATTCATCGACGAGCGGCGTATAGAAAATTCCGTCACCAGCAGTCGATATCGCCGTTGGAATCTTGACTGGTTCCACGTCCATCTTCACTCGATCGAACATTCCGCAGATGTAATCCATGTAGGAATCAATGCGGTTATCCATGACCACTAGGTTATCGGTGAAGCCCTTGTCCATGATAATCTTCTTGCACACCTTTCCGGTCACGTTGGTAACATCGATGCCTTCTGCAGCAAGCAAGTCATTACAAATAGTCTCGAACGAGTCCTTCGGCTTGAAGAACGTTTCGGTATATTCCTTATCAAGCTTGTCAAACGAATACTCGTAGCTGTAGCCGATCATCGTCAGCTTGGAAACGTTGATGCCTCTCCATCGAGTAGTACTCAGGGCCTTTCCGAAGGTCTCAACAAACTTCTTGGGCATTCCGTTCTTCATCGCGGTAATGAGCTTCGACGGAGTATTGCCCTTGTCGATGTACAATTTCACTATAGAGTCTTTCTTGAACGATTCGCACACTTCCTTCCACTCTTCCTCGTCTTCGAACGAGTGCTTATTCAGCGGAAACGTGATTACGCCGTTCTTCGTATTCTTGAGACTGACCTTGTCGTAAGGGATGAATATGTGGCGAGGATTATGATATTTCTCGAATTCGAACTTGATCGGCGATATAGCCTCGATCATTTCGACCGTATCGGCATTGACCATGTCGCGATAGGTGTCAAGTGGCTCGCCCAGCTTTGCCGTGGCCAAAAAATGCACGGTCTCGCCGTTGATCTTGCGGCGAACGGCCTCGATAACTGAGTCCAAGCTATAACCGATTATGTAAGTTTCAGTGCTCATGCAACCTTACCGTCATTCTGAATGAAAGGCAGCACATACTGTTCCAGCCACTTTGGGCCGGGAAACTCAAATACGATGTCCAGAATGCGGCACTTCTCGTCCGCAAAGACGACCGCCGGAAGCTTGTTCATACCAAGGTCGGTATAGATCAAGTTCTTTCGCGGTTCCGGTTCAAGCACTGTACGGACGCAGCGAACTGGGTCTTCAAATAGATTGTACTTGTTGAACCAAGAGAACATGTCGCTAAAGCTCTGCTTGCAAGTAGGACACAGCTTTTCCTCGTCGTAAAATAGGAATACCCACATTACAACTCGCTGACGTTTTTTCACGTCCGCGTACGCTTCTTGACCGTATTCAAGGAGACGCTGACTTAGGGGCTTGTACTCACCGCTGATAAAAACACCGTCGCTACAGCAGACAGACATAGCGTTGCCTTTCGAAGTTAATTGATAAATTATATTGTTTCAGAGTTTTATTACCGTCTTGGAGTCGAACAGCTTGCCAGTGTTCTTCTCGTTGACTATGAACCAGTTCACATTGTGCTGGCGACACCATTCGGACGCGGCTTCCCATTTAGCCAAGTTCACCATGACATCCATGACTTTTTGGTCATAGCTAGCCTTTCGCTTATTATAACGCTCATAGGCCGCTGCCGACGAACCACTCTTTGGAGGCTGAGGAACTTTAGGCGCAACCGCGTACGAAGTCGGTTTTACCTCGATAAGCCATCTGACTACACGAGTAGCACCTTCTGGAAGGATTTCCAGATAAATGTCCGGATGATAGATGGAAACTCGGTTATACCTCGGCGACATGTAGGGAATCTCGAACACTTTAGGCTCATAGGCCCAAAACGTGATTCTCGGATTGAGGTCGCACACCATGAAGAATTTCTGTTCCCATTTCGACTTGTAATACGGTGGCGGAAGATTGGGCATGTATTTCTCTGGGTGTATCAGAGTGTACTTGCCCTTATGACAGTCGGTATAGTAATTATGCTTCGCCATACATCCTCCTACGCTAGCGCAGCGGAGTACATGCGTCGATAATACGTCTCAAGCGATTCGTTCGGAAGCTTCACCGTAAAGCGGAAGCCAGCAATCTTTTCGGTTCGTTCCTTGTCAAAGTCGTTGAACACAGTGTAGGTCGGCCTTACTGGTTCAGGAACGTCTGGATTGTCAACCGTCGGCAACCCAGTAGGATTGTCAAGAAAGTCTGGCTGGCGTCCCGGCATCGTCGTATCTCTTGATCCGGAATTATTGGAATTGAAATCAGATCCAGGACGCTCGATTTCGTCGAGGTTCTTGGAAATGTGGGTAACAAATTCCTTGTTGGTCGAATACTTGTTGCTGAATCGGATCAACTGGTAATGGCGTTCGATATAGTACGCATCGATCTTACTGCCAGCAACCATGCTATCGCTGATGCTCTTCAAGATTTCTTGGTCGCCGCTAGTGATGGGCTTCGTACCGACAGTAACCGCATTCTCGCTTTCTGGAGCATAAGCGAAGTTAACCGCATCGGCAAATGCGCTAGGGCCTTGGTTTTCCTCAGTCGGCATGAAGTCGGCGGCAGTCACCGGACGACTGAGGTCGTATTCTTCGGCCTCTTCCTCTTCCGGAGAAGTATCGTCGTCTTTGTTCTTGCTCTTGCGGAACAATGACATCAGCATATCCCACGGCGATTCGCTGTAGAGCTGGCGCAACACGCTTTCCTTCGGTGTCATGCCGTCAAGGTCTTGCGCAATGCAGCACGTATAAATGTCGGCCTCCATGGCACGACGCCAGTACTTGTCATCCAAACGCAAGTCCTTGTACAGCTGCTTAGTCTTGTTCTTGATCTTTTCCGACAAGGCTGGGCAAGCAATCTCAAGGCACTTGATCCATCCACGGTACGTATTGATCATGTCCATTGCCGACATGCCGTAGTATTCCTTGCCATTCTTGGTTTCGGTAGAATATACGAAGAAGCATTCGAATGGGCCGAGACCATTGATGAAGGAATTGACATTCATTTTCGCACGAAGTAGCTCAACATACTTCTTCATCAACCAGCGGAACGGCTTGATGATAAAATTGAATACATAGACGATCCATGACTCGATATAGTTGAACACTTGTTCGATATAGTTTCGTACATACTTTGTCAGCAAGTTATCGACCGCAAGGCTGAGGCCCTTCGGCGTCATCAATGAAAATTTCTTTTCGAGGCAATACTTAATGGCAGCCGGATTGGTCGTGATGTCACGGCCATATTCATCTTTGGTGCATCCAGTCAAGTTGGCAATAACCTTGCAAAGACACGGACAGTTGGCCATATATCCAATAAGGCTATCCCAGTTGATGGAAATGGAAAAATTAATTGCTGACATCACCTTGTCGCGGATGGCATTGAATACGTCCAAAATACAGTGTCGAACAGCCTCGGTAAGAGACAAGGTAGCATCCTCAAGCCTCGTACGAGCAGCATCAATCTTGTTAAACAGAGCGAACGCAGTCTTGATAATTACGTCCAGCCATCCGTCAATCATGCCGCCCCACATTTCGATGAAGCTACAGATGTTCTTGACGAAATCCGGCTGCTGCATTATCTTGCTGATATAGGAACCGCTGGTAATGCCGTTCATGACATTCAAGCCAGAATCCAGCAAGCCCATCGCTGGGCCGAAGAACGGAACCTTGTCCTTAATAAAGTCAAAAAGCATGTCGGAACAGTCGGTAGCGTTAAGCTGCCTTGTCCCGGCATCAATGGCCGACGCAACTTGCTCAACCGCGCCAGTGAACTTGTTTACCGCACCGTCAATGGCCGTAAGGAACGACGGCTTCGGAGACTGGGTAGACGAATTAGACGAGGTCTTGTCAGCAACGACAGCACCGTTGTCGCCAGCCTTACTGGTGGCCGCAATGTTCTCAGTTTTCGCGCATCCGTCCTTAACAGCCATAATTAGTACTCGTCACCGCTAAAGTTCAACATCAACGCCGTCGGCTTTGGAATATCGAAGTCATTCGGCGTAACTACCGGAATGTCATCGTTCTTGGCCTTGGCCCTTATATGCACAACCAGTTTATCCAATATACTGCGCTGGTACGGAGTAATTTCTTCCGTAACCGAACCAATGAGCATGATAATGACCGCATCCACGTTAGCCTTGTCTCCGCCAATAGTGGAGCCGCTATACACGCCGCCGTCGTCGTCAAGGTCGATGAACTGGTAGAAGCCGCTATTTCTGAGTCGGCTCTTGTCGGAACCGTTATCCGACAGAACTTCCGGATCGCCTTCGACACGACCGACAAGGTAATGGGCATTGCTCGTGCTTTCGAGAAATTTCTTGGCCATGATAGGGAAGCATTCGCCTTCTGAATGACATACAAGAATGCGCTTGATTTCCTTGCCGTTTCGCTTGATCATCTGGTCAGTACGTTCCATCATGACGGTTGATACAACTTCGCCAGACTTGTTGATGATGTCAATCGTGGGCACGTCCGCCTCGGTCTGAGGCTGCGCCGGAGTATTGTCGGTTTCTTGTGGCGCACCTTGTCCATGGAACGCATCGATCGTAGCTTGTGAAATGTGAGAAATCGTAAGATACTCGCTGCCCTGTCCAAGTCCGCTATCTGCGCGGTTATGGCCCACTGGCATGCAAGTAAAGATGTCGATAGTACCTTCGGTAAGGACATGCTGAAGATTTGCCCCAGTACCTTCCTTCGCGCCCATTCCAGCTTGCGCGTGGGCCGTAGAAGACTCGTACGTCACGAACCCAGACGCGTCCCAAGTAAACGTCGAATTGTTTCCTGGATTGACGATGTCGGTAATGTGGGTCTTTCTGTTGTGCGTATAGAAAAATCCGTTCTCTCCCAAGTTGCCCACCGCCACATCTGGGTAGTACTCGGTAAATGCCGCTGGAAGAAGTTCTTGGGTCTGCGACATTCCGTAATAGTAACCGCAGTTAAGGTCTCCGTGCATGAAACGGACACGGAGATAGTAGCCTACTTCGGGCACTTGCTGAAGACCCATACACAACGCCGGATAAACGTACGGCTGTTCATCATCTTCATAGGAGTCGGTAACACCAAGCACCTTGACACGAACCGCGCCTCGGTGCGAAATATCGTTACTGCCCCCAACGACAATGCAAGTATAGTCCTTATCTGGCAACTCGTTAAACATTATTTCTTAGACTCCGTATCTACCTTGCAAGCATCGGCGATGTTGGCAAGCTTTTCCATGGCGGGCTTATATCCGTTAACTCCGACGGAATTCGACCCTAGTATAAGGACGGTCACGTATTCTGCAGACTGGTCAGCAACCGAATTGCCAAGGGCACCAGCTTGCGTCGTGCCTTCCTTCTTAATCTTTTTTGCGAGGACGATGTATTCGTCCGTATAATTCATGTCGGTTCCGCCGTTGCCTCCGTTCTTGGTAACCTTCAGCGAACGAACGACTACGCTGCTTCCTACAGCTGGGCCGATAGAGTTCTGTATGCCTACTACCAGCAGCTTACTGTATTCCGCATAAATTCTCTGGCGGATCATTCCGGCAATCTGGTACGACTTGTGCGTATTCAAGGGGAAGTTATCGACGACGGTCATTTCGCCATACACTGCATTCGGATCCTTCACGCTGTATGTTTCGCGAGCATCCTTGCTGCTCATCGCGCCATAACTGGTAACGACGTTGTCGAAACACTTTCCGCCACAAGTTCCTATATCGGCCTTTCCATCAGACGTTACGCTGGAGAACACCACGTTAGGGAACATTTCTTCTAGCTGTTTACCGTCTTGGCTACTACGTTCCTCGTACGAATACAGCCACAGCTGGCTGCCAGTATTCGGATCCGTATAACGGACGTTGTTTGTAGAGTTCAATGCGTTCTGCGAATAAACGAGGGCTTGCGGCTTGCTTACTTTCTTGGAAATGCCCAGCGAAGAAAACACGATTTTCTGACTTACTTCGTCATAAGTCCAGAACAGGTAATCGCCGTTCAGCGCGGAATGGTTCACCGTGTAAATCAGCATGTCCTCCAAGTTGGCGTTTGCGTAACGCCACGTCATCGTATCGGTAAGTCCGGACGCATTGGACATAACCAAGTTCTGGTATGGAATTTGGTTCTTGTAGGACTTCAATATGTCTATCATGGCATCTAGGCTGGTGCCAGTAATAGCCATGGTCTTCTTCACCATGCTTTCGTCCGTAGCGCAACGCCAAGTAAATGTTATCTTGGTCGTATCTTCGTTCACTAGCGTCTGACTTGCCGTCAGTACATAGAAAGAAAAGCCCTTGCCGTCAACTTCCGGATAGCCAGTATTCAAGAAAACGAAACGCCCATAGCAACCGCTGTCAACCTTGTAGTCTGGGACACCGGTAATCATCACGGACACGTTGCCTCGCGGCAATCCGTTCATGGGGATAGCCATGTCGAGGTCACACACGGACGCAGCATCGAACATTCGATCCTTTATCATCAAGGTGACGCTAAAACTTGGCCCAGCTCGATTAGCCATTACTTACTTTCCTCTTGCAAATCGTTGTATTTCTGATACCAGCTAACTACACTATCCGGCGACGGAAGCAAATAGTTTCTGTCGCCAACAGCCTCGGTGATGACACCGCTGAAAGGCTCGCTATAGCCCATCCAATCGTTGTCGCCGAGTATGACGGATTCCATCGCCTTTTTGTATTCAGCCTCAAGTTCGGCACCAGAATACCCCTTTAAAAGTAGTTCATTTCGGATGCTCTCATCTACCGGACGGATAGTGCCCCTTAGAGCCATCGGATTACGGATGCCGTTGACGGCGGCAAACGCCTTGTACATCTGCGGAGTGCCGTACATTTCGCCAATAACTCGATCGAGGCGGCCATTCTTGACCATAGGTATGTGAAACATACCAGCGTAGGTAAACGAGTCATCACGGATTCTAGGAAACTGTTCCTTCGCCATATACTACCTCTTCTTGTTCTTGCTAGGATTGTTATTGCGAGTAGTATTGCCGTCCTTGGCATTCTTGGTAGACTTGGCTGCATTGCTATTCTCGCGCTGTACGAACTGGCCAAAGACTTCGTTACCCAAGATAGAGATAAAGTCCTTCGTAGGCCCAGGCTGCATCCAGTAAGACACCGTAACGTCAGCATTTACAAATACTGGCAAGTGTGTGCCATCCGGAGAAATAAACTGTTCGTTGCTCGTACTGATTTTTACCTTATCTATAACCATCGGCTCCAAGTCGAGATAATGACCTATGGACACGCGAACCGGAAGCGGGTTGGCTACGATTTCACCGCCGAAGAAAGTATTGAGCGAGTTGTACATATCGACGCCTTCGCCAACAATATTTTTAGCGGTTTCTTTCCACCAAGAACTAGATGATTTCTCATTGGCTGCATTACTATTAGATGCAGTAGATGATCCATCTTTATAGCTCGTATTTGCTGCATTAGCTTCAGTCACATACCCACTAGGAGCAATAGTCTTGTTGATTAAGTCCTTAGCACCATCAGCCAACTGTCCGCCAGCGGACATCAATCCGTTAATCATGGCATTGACGATGTCATACCCACGCATATCCATCGGACGGACATACGTCATCATGATAAGACGCTTGATCGACAGACGGCACATATCTTCTTGTTCCGGCAAGTACCACTGAAACTTCAGCGGAAGCGAAGCACCAATAGTCGCGCCGGAGAATTTCTTGATAGTCATGCTACCAGTACACTGGTTATTCACGCCAGACAGTTCCATACCCATCTGTGCGACACCTTCAATCGCACCAAGAGCGGTATTGGCTGCCGAAGAAATGGTTGCACCAACTCCAGGAATAGCACCCAGCAATCCAGCGTTTCCTCCGCCACCAGTCAATAGAGTACTCATTCGAGCGAAGCCGCTCTTGTTTCCAGACGGCTGTTGCCAACTGGCCGATACGTCAATAGATGGGCCGTTACCAGTATCTGCGTTCAAGATGCCATAGAACGGCTCGTACATATCATAACCACTATCCTTTGAAATAGCATCCAACATGGTTTCACGGAACGCATCTATACTTTTCTGTATGCCTCCCATGTAAGCCCTACGAGCCGCGCCGTCAAGAACTTCGATACGGCAAACGTTCGGTTTCGGCAAACGCTTGCTCATATTCTTGGTCGTATGACCTACACGCTGTACATACTTTTCATAACCCTCGGCCATACATTAACCCCCAAACAACTGGCCATTGATAGCAGCACCAGTTTCCTTAGCGTTCTTGGCATTGGCTTCTTGGACTTCCGGACTCAGCAAGGCTTCCTTGACGCCTTCCTTCATTCCGTCCTTCATAGCCTTCATCCTGTCGGCCTCGCTCACTTGTCCGTTCGGCAAATTCGGCACAACAGAAGCAGTCGGAGTATTGGAGTTCTCCATAGAGCCCGGTGCCTTCGGTACGAACAACGCGGCAGAATGGCCGAATCCGCCAGCAGCTCCAGATACGGTCTGTACGCCAGCCGCATCGTATCCCTTACCAGCATTATACGCAGCAGCAACGCGGCGTGTAGTTTCGGTTCCATTACCGACAAGGTTCTGCAAATTAGCCATCAATCCGTTACCAATACTGATGTCGTTCGCATCGCGCTGCTTGATAAATCCAGAGCCAGCTCCCTTCAAGATACCGCCGACACCCTTACCAGACTTTGCCGCAGCAATAGCACCGCCAGCAGCATTGATCAGTTCAGGTATCATCAGCGTATCGGACAACGTATCAACGAGGCCAGCTGCACCAGTGGTCATCATGTCCGTAATTCCGCCACCAGCCTTGGCCACCTTGTAGACGTTGGACGCAGTATCGACAAGTCCTCCGACAGCTTGTACTACCGGAAGCTTCTTAGCAAACGCCATGCCTTTACTTGCGGCCTTCATCGCCTTCTGGACGACTCCAGACTTGGCAACAGCACTGGCCGCCTTTTCAGCACCAGACTTGATGGCAGAACCAGCCGCACTTGCAGCCGACTTGATTCCGTTTCCAATCTTAGACGCAATGCCGCTCAAGAAACCGCCAACCTTCTTCGCACCGTCAGAAACTGTCTTTGCGGCCTTGCCAAGAACACTTTCCTTCATAGTGTTCTTCCAGCCGCTAACCATGTTCATGAACGAATTCTTCAAGGAACCGATCTTACCAATACCAGAGCTAATCGCCCCGCTCAACTTAGAACCCAGTTCACCAATTTTCTTAATTCCACCATTGACGACTCCCTTGAATTTCGTTCCAAGGTCGCCAATAGTCTTTCCAATTTTCGAATTCTTAAGAGTATTCCAGCCGGAACGAATTGCGCTAGTAAACGCACCGCCGACATTCTTCCACATTTCAGCAAACTTACCAAGATACCCAGCAGCAAACCCAACCATACCGCCGCCCAGCGCACCGAGCAAGCCCAGCAAGCTGGATCCCAAGTCTGAACCATTGCCAGCACTGCTGTTCTTGTCCTCAAGATACTTGTCGAGAGCTTGACCGAGCTTCGTAATCACCGGTTTGGCGGTTTCCTTGTATGCGCGGTCTTCCTCTTCAAGCAACGCCTTACGGTCAGTGGCTTCGCTATTCCTTTCAGCCACAGCACCAGTAGAAGCGAGGGCTTCTTGATAGCCTTCGCTTGTATTGACTGGAGCCGCTGTCGGCTGAGCAATCGATGAGTTAGATGACGAGAAATTGCGTATCGCGCTTCCGACGGTTCCGGAAGGAGCCACCGAGTCGGCTGGCATTGTCATTTCGCTAGGCGCAATAGACGCCGCCATGGTAGCAAGCGACGATTTGGACGGAGCACTCATACCGTCTTCCGGCATGAACATCATCGAAATCGACTTACTGAAATTCGTGAACAGTTCAACGAGTTCGTTATTGTTATCGCGAATGTGTTCAACGTTATTTGATATTTGCTGCAGCGGGTCAGTCTTTTTCTGGCCAGTCGCTTCCGCATGTTGCTGAAGCATAGCAGCATGAGATTCCTTCAATGCGTCGTACTGAGCTAACGCCTGGGCAACGCCCTTCGATACTTGATCGGAGAACTCAGTAGCAGTCATCGTCGATACTTGTTTTTCGGCCATGCACGAATACCCAAATAGCTACCGCATAGTTTATCAATTCATGGGCACGAAAAAAGCCAGATTGCTCTGGCTTTTCGTTAGGCAAACGGCATGGAACTCAGTTCTTGCGCATTATCCTCTTCATCGTCCACCTTGTTCAAGGCGTTGAACTTCTCGATGCAGTAGTTCAGCAGTTCCTTGAATTCCGGGAAGAACATCTGGTCGCAATCGCGGCAAGTGTTGCTTGTCATATCGGACACAAGACACTTGCAGCGCATCAGCTCCCTATAATCATAGACCGGAAATATAGTAGTCGAGACGAAAGGGATAAGGAATCACGACCTCCTTCTTACAGAACGGACAGATTACCTTGGCAGTAATATCCGTGGTCAAGGATGCTCCTTCGACTTCTTCGAGGAACTTCTTTGCCGCACTGTAATTGAGGTTGCCGATATAGTTGAGCTTTTCGATCGTGGTCTCCAAGCCCTCGATTTCAACTACCACTGCGGAGTGAAGGATAATCTGCATTTCCAGCGGCATTTCCTTACCCATTTCCTTGCGGTACTGTTCAAGAGTCTGATTGACCTCGTCCTCGTGAAAACGACGGCGCAAGTACACGTCACAACGACGGTTGTCTTCCATGTAGAACGTGTAGTAGCCATTGGCGGAATGCTTTGCCACGATCTGCTGCAAGTCACCCTTTATCTTGAAGTCAAGGTTGTTGAAACGGATCTCCAGCTTTTCGTAATCAGCTGGCGTTTTCGCAACATGATTACATTTTGGGCACGTATAAGGCGTCCACTTGTCTGGATTAGGCGGAACATACGGAAGCTTGTCGTCAATCGTAGATGCCCTAAGCCAGTGCATTAGATAGGATTCATCGCACTGAAGAATACTATCCGCATCGAATCCGTCAGTAAACCCACCGCGCAATCGACGTTCGAACAAAGTATTGATTGTCGAAGTCACGTTGGCTGAATCAAGGTTATTCAGCATAAGAATATCCATGAACGTCAACGCTTGTCCGAACAACGGTTCGTCATACAACAAGCCTTCCGACGGAAGACCACGAATGTCGCCGAAGTTGGTAACTTCGTTATTGTTGAACGAGTATTGAGACTTCCTGGGCGAGTCTGCAGTTTTTTGACGAGGAGTCTCAATAACTTCTTGTTGTTCTGGTTGAGGTTCTAGCTGAGGTTCTGGTTGCGGTTCCGGCTGTTGGGCTTGCGACTCGTACTTGGGGAAACGATTGTTCGCAAACTCACCCATTCCATAGACTTTCGGCCTCTGGGGAACTTGTTTAGGAACGGTTGGCTGGATTGGTTCTTCTACCGTTTCAAGCGATTCGGCAGAATTGACCGCATCGGAAAGTTCAACCATGTCGTCCTCATCCGCATCCGGCGCAGCCATCATGGACTGCATGTATGAGTCATAACCTTGCTTTTTCATCGCTTGGTCATTGATAACATTGCGCGGAACATTGGTGAGAACTGGCTGACGCTGTTCCACTTCGGCATCGTCATAGCTCACCGCTGCTGGCGGCTGTCGAACATTCTGAACTGCCGTTGGTGCAGTCGTCGTAGCAAACTTGACTACCCTAGACCCCTTCGGAACACGCTGTTTAACCATGCCTTGCTTAGCTTGCATAGCCATCGCAGCTTGGTGCAACTTTGCGTTGTTCTCTCGCATAATTACGGCTGGGTCACGGTCGATGGCAAGGTCATGATTCTTCGCCATCATCGACTTTGCGCTATTGATGAACATGCGAGTCTGTTCATCGTACTCAGGCTCACTGTTCGCTGGCTGGACATATTCTCTCTTCGCCATTTTCTACCTCGTCTGGCGGCGAATTATCTTCCGCAATTTGGAAGATGTATCGCTGCCCTTTGTATTTCTTGTCGTTGGCAAGCAAAAGCTCGACGGTCTCGCCGCCGTTACTCTTGTTCATGCCTTCCGCTATCTTAGCGGCAGTTTCGTAGTCGCCGTAACTGGGTCGGATGAAAAAAGGAGACGCTACGTCCAAATTTTCGTAGCTAGCCTCCTTTCCCAAGCTCAGAACGTCGTACTTGACAACCCAAAAGCTCATTTAGTTTCCTCGGCCTTCTCCTTTTCAGGGTTAGCCTTTTTCTTTTTGTTTTCCTTTGCCTTCTTGGCTTCAGCCTTCATCGCTTCCTCTTCGGCCTTCTGCTTTTCAAGTTCTTCCTTGAGGTGAGCAGCGTATGCGTCAGAAAGCGTACGGCCAAGCATTGCATGGAAGAATCCGCCAAGAATCTGTTCGGAACCGATAGTCTTCTGGTTCAACAGTTCGCGCTGCTTCTTGTAGGCTTCGTCCCAGTTAACGCAAATGCGCCAACGTTCGATCAAGTTTAGCAAAGTTTCCGGAGGATCGTTCGGGCTAAATGTGAGGCCAGAAGCGACACAGATATGGTTGGCTGCGGTGTAGCCAGCATCCTTGACGCCAGCTATGGTGACGGCACCTTCAGCAATGGCGAGAATGTTGTCCGTATCGGCATTGGCGAGTTCATACGGATCGTCTTGGATATTTTCCGGGACAGTGGTAATGACAAAGTCATAGCCAACGTCGCGTTCGATAGCCATGTTGCCAGCGAAGTTGTTGAAGTCAACTTGAGCACTAGCCCAGTGCTGGATCGTAGTCACTTCCGGTTCCTTGCCGTCCGGAGTCTGCTGCATCTTTTCATACAACGGCTTCGCAAGTTCGCCGACGGAGCAAATCGTAATCTTGTATTCCTTGGAAACTTCGAACACGCCCTTCTTGTAAAGGATGAAGTTTTGCACGTTCTTCGGAATGGTCGTGCCCTTGATCAAAATCTTGGGACGGCGGATGCTCGTCGAATAGCGGCTTGCGCGTTCATTCACGCGGTAAAGAGGGTACATCGTGTTGTTCACGAATGTATTGATTACCACCACATCCTTGTCTTCCGGAATTAGGTTCACCTTCTTGAGCGTAACCATCATGCTTGTGTTCGGCACGACAATTTCGTCGGCAATGATCATGGCATCTTCGACCATGCGAACGGTGAACATGTTCACTTGACGGCCAGCCGGAGCATGCCACACGAATTCATCCAAGGCATAGATGACGCGGAGCTTCAAGTTACGCATGATCTGACGCTGCTTGGCTTCGGCTTCAAGTGATTCTTCGGTAGCGTCTGCTGGAATTTCCATAGGGCCGCCGCACACTTGGTTTTCAAGTTCTTGGATCTTGTCGCCGATGGTGTGAATGAACTTGGCGTTGATGACGTTGTCGATCCAGAGTACATTGTACTTGGTCAAGTCCGGTTCCTCGCGCAAGAAACCAGTACTGTTCATCGTCGTCACGGACACGTCAGCAAACGTGCTGTAAGCGTTCTTGAAATACTCCATGGCAGTCGCGCCACGCAACGGAGATAGGCGAGAATTGCCGTCCGACACAAAAAGAATATGGAACTCCAGCTGCTTTTTCTGGAATGTTGCCTTGATGCCTTCGTCAATCTGTTTTTGGAAATCCATGAGAAATCCTTAATGAATGTTCACTTTTAAACGTAAATTACTTTATTTTCGAGTTGTATTCTTTGATGTAATTCAAAGTCACAGTTCTCGCGTCTTCACCGGAAGCAAGTTCCGGCAAAATTTCTGGGTGCTTGTCAAGATACATGGCCGCCATTCCCAGTGCGTCAGTGGTCAAGAGCTGTCTTGCCTCTTCCTCGGTCTTAGGCGCATCAGTATCTTCGGTCTCGGTAGGATCTTCGCCAACCGTCACCGTCTCGATATAAATCGGATGCAGCGACACAAGCTGGCCCTTCAGCTTGGCGGCCTCGTCATAGCTACGCCCATTGTCGGTAAAATACTTGACAATCTTGTTTGACAAATCACCAACCGTATCAAGCTCGGTGTCCTTGACTTCGATAAATTCCGGAGAAATATTGTTCTCAACAAACTCGACAGTCTCAGTATCGGTGTCAAAGATATGGTAGCCAGCCTTGACGCCAACATGGCCGAAACTCATCTGGTAAGGAGTACCCACATAGTAAATTGAGTTGGTGCCGTCGCTGATTTCGGACTTACAATGGTAGTGTCCGCTAAAGGTCACCTTGGCCGCATTGAGGAAGTGCTTGGGATCGATACCAGCCTTCGATACGGTCTTGGCCTCCATCTGTGCGCCAATCATGTCAAAATGGCCCACGATTACATTCTGCTCGTTATTGCCACGTCCAGTCTTGATGAGCCAGTTCGTGACGTTCTGAATCTTGCTTTCTTGAATCCACGGAACAAAGAACCACTTCTTGCCGCCGATCTTTTCCATGCCTACGCTTTCGATATAGACGGTCACGTTGGGCAAGTTCTCGAAGTATCGGATCTGGCAAATCTCGGAGCTGTTGTCGAACAGCATGTCATGGTTTCCTGCGATTACACGGCAGTTAAACTTTGCCAGACGGTCACGGAACATCATGTAGGCGTAGTGAAGAACTTCGCATGAAATTGCCGCACGGACTTCGAAGATATCGCCAAGGAATACCAAGTCGGTAATGCCCCTAGACTCGAAATCTTGAATCATCGATTCAATCAAGTCATGCTGGCCCTTAGTGACAGCATGGGTGATGCCGGACTTAGTGCTAGTAAATCCAAGGTGCAAGTCGCCTATAATTCCAATTTTCATTATTCTTCCTTATGTTCTATCTGCTTCGTTTCGTCCATGCCGATGCGGCGCAGCTTCTCGCGCTCTTCCACCTCGGCCTTTACCGTATCGACAATGTCGGCTTCGTTCTGCTTAGTCCAAGCGGCAATAATCTTATTGGCTTGATCTGGGCTGAAATCGAATTCTTGCTCGTTCGCGTCGAGTTCACCAGACTGGATCTTCTTAGCGATGTCGAGGTCATTCTCTTGACGGAATTCCTTCGTCATCTTATTCAAGTCGGCAAGAGACTTGGTCATGGTAGAGATCATGCTGGCGACAGCCGCCCACATCTTGTCATTCGTATCAGCTTGGCACTTGAGCTGGCTGTACATATCATTTAGTAAATCTCGACCCATGTCATAAAGTTCATGTGCCTCTGCACGTATCCTAGCACGGTCTTTTCGAAGAACGTCGTCGGTAATGTCCTCGGCATCGATGAAATCAATGCCGGACTGCTTTACTTTCACCAGCTTCGCTTGAGCAGTCAACGCCTTGGTACGATTGATCAAATCTTGAGACTGCGTCAGAGCGTCTTGTGTGGAACCGATCGGCAAATTAAGAGCTTGCTCAAGCTCGCCGAATACATTTTCGTCACGCTTCGACTGCTTCGGCTTGTCGAAATTCAGCAAGTCATCGATAGCGTCGTCGTGCTCATCATCAATAAAATTTGTAGTAGAGTCTGCCATATACGTAAAATTACCTTAGATTACACATTGGTAACCATGATGCCATGATCCTTGCAATACTGGGCTGCCTTTACCAACGTACCCACCCTCATCGAATAACTCGCTATATTATCGCGGCACTGTTTCAAAAACTCGACATAGAGTGCTTGCTTGTTCATGTTCTGCTTCAACTCCGCTATGTTCAGTCTGACACGTTCACCGTCCTTAAAGTCGTTGGGCGAATCCCAGCCGCCATCAACCATGATTTCGGTCTCCTTGGCGTTAGTCGTCCATCCTATGTGGCTAGTTTTGAGGTCTTCCAACACTTCCCTTCGGCGTACGTTGTAAGCGGTAGTCAAACGTTCCAACTTGCACGATTCTTGGAAAATAAGAGCGTTGATCTGGGCAGCAGCCTCGCCCATGTTATAGGCGGCATTATTGATCATCTTCTCAAAGTCGGGAGTTCCGTCTTCCTTCGTACTATCCAAATAAAAGGACATGAAGTCACGAATTTGCTTGATCTTTGGATTCGTTATTTCTTTCGCCAGCTTATCGTCTTTAATCATACAGTTACCCCGATTCGACGAAAATATAGTTTAGAACGGTTTGAATTTCAAATACGAGAAAACGGCTCCAAAATGGAGCCGTTTCCAATTTTTTACCCTTCTGAGGCTTAGATGACCTTATATCCAGGTGGGATGAACAGGTTGAATCTGTCGTAACGGAACTTGACAGAGAACGTGCCGAGCTTGGCAGTTTCATAGTCAAGGCCGAACTGAGAAGCGTCAACTTGCTTCGGCCACGCATTGACGAGCAACACGGACAGAGTCACGTTACCGTACATCCAGTCGTACAATTCCAAGCGGATAGAGGCGTTACGCATCAATCCGGCGTAGGTATTGTTGTGGTTTTCTTGCTGACCGAGGCCAAGATAAATCTTGTTATTACCTTCGTTAGCGGTACGGTCGGACTCATGGATAGCGTCGTTCGTACCAGTATTGGAAAGAATACCTTGGTTAAAGCAAGTCTGGTTCCAAGCCAGCATCATTTCGTAGGCCCTCATGTCTTCGAGGAGCAAGCACTTGATGTCCATTTCACCGGCAAGGCCGTCTTGCTGGACAGCAAACCACTTTTCGAAGCCCATGTAGTTAATCTTGGCGTCCTTGGTCTTGACGGCTGGGATTTTCGCTCCGCCTTGCACATGCAAAGCGAACTCGTCGTCACCGCCTTCAGTACCGAAGTGGACACCGTTGGTGCATTTCACGCCGACAAGCCTAAAGATGTCGGACGGAATCACCAAACGCCAACGGGTGCTACGTTGAGGATCAACAAGGTGGTCAATCGCACTGGCGTAGAACACCTTCTTCTTTTGTTCTTCACTAAGAGCCATAAGTTAACCTCCTCTTATTCCTGTTCGAGCAACTCGGTTTTAATGGTCTTACCGTTCTTCGTAGATTCGACAGAGGTACGAAGAATGATCCAGCGAGTAGACTTCGGCGGCAAGAGCTTGAGATCGACGAACAAGAAGTTCTGTTCAATCGTGTCCGGAGTATTGTTGGAATCATTACAGATTACCTTGCCATCAATCAAACCAGGAGGATTCTGACGCTTGATGTTGTTCAGCTTTTCCTGGAGGTCTGACGTGATCTGAGCACGTAAAACAGTGGTATTGAGCTTAAATACCTTGTGGTCGAGATACTTGTAGAAGATCTTGTGAATACCAGCAACCAACATCGTAACGTGGACTTGGTTAAAGGCCGTATCTTCCATCTGGAGAGTCCAGTCACCCCAAATGCGGATGCCGTCCTTGTTCACGCGAGTCGCGTTGACATGGATGTCAGAAAGCTTAGCATGGTCACAGTTCTTGTCTTCAGAGTTGTATGTACGAGTGAAGCGTTCCTTGGTTCCCCAGGCAGCCGGAACGTATGCTTCGTCACCAGAAGGCGGAATCCACCAGATGCCACCTTGACGGTTAGCAGTGATGATAGCAGCCAACTGCACGGACTTCATAACGTCAACTTGGCTCTGCGTATAGATGGAGTCGGTGAACACGCCACGACCGTCGTAGATAAAGCCCCAACGACCGAGAGACAGCTGTCCAGCACTAATCATCTTCTTCACAGCCTTATGGATATCCGGTTCATACACACCGTCGAACAAGCAGAAGCAGTCCTTACGAGATTCGCACACGTTGATCATGGCTTGCATGACTTGAGTATTCAAGGTTTCATACTTACGAGTAAACGGACTGTTGATATCGACACCAGCAGCAACGAGCATATCAACGTCGGATGCGTCCTTGTTCACGAACAAGTTCCACACCGTCGAGAGAGTGCTTCCGCTGTTGTTGTTCTGAGGATCGTAAGTCCACACAGCGTCGTTCACGATAGCAGGGTCTTCGTCGTTGTAGGCGATGGCGGTGTAGCTACCATTGAGCATACCGTTCTGAATTGTCTGGGACAAGTCATAGGAGTTGTTCTCAAGGAAGTAGTCAAGCACACCAGAATCGTTGATGACGAATTCCAGACCGCTGTTTTCAAGTTCGTATTCGGCAGCTTCGACAATGCTCAGCTGGCGACCGTTGTAGTTGTACGGAACCACAGTACCTTCAAATTCGTAGAGCTTGCCGTTGAAGCGGTAGCGAATCGACATGAACATACGGGCCACGACAATACCGTCGTCAGTCAGAGTAAACACTTGCATCGGGTTGCCGTCAAAGTTGATATCAACGTAACGGTTCTTTGCAAGGCCGAGAGCCATGAAGCTTGCACCAATTTCAGAATCAGCCAAGACAATCGGAGATTTTTCGATTTCTGCACTAAAGACGCTAGTATTTGCATCGATAAAATCAAGGTCAGATGAAATCACGCCGTTAGGCAAATTACTGTCACCAACTGTAGCTATACCTTGGTCAACTTTGCTGACATACAACGAGTAGCTGGATACGAAAATCAAGTCAGCGTAATCGTAGGTAGTCGTCGTAGTCACATTCGGCGTTACGGACGTATCAGTCGTCGTCTCGCTAAGGCTAGTCGGAACCGCATACACCGTCGCATTGGTTGTAGTCAAATTCAGCAACTGATATACAGCAGTAGAAGCAACCGTTACATTTGCCGGATAGCTATCGCTGGTATCTACCGTAATTTCACCAGACATCGGATTAATTGCAGTGATTTTATACGTCTGCTTCGTGTATGCCGAAGTAGCCTGTAATGCTATGTCAACCGAAGTAGCACCGCGCACAATCGCAACAATATCACCGATAGAGTAATCATACGCCGCGCTTGGATCAACCATAATCTTGCCGTTAACCATAATCTTGCCTTCGTTATGGTTAATGTCGTTCAATACAGCAACACGGCTATATGCCTTAATGCGCTGAATAGCGTTTGCAACTTCGTTCGCAACGTAATTCCAATTATTTGCAGAATCGCTTGCGGTGGCAGTAACATCAGCAAGTTCAATCGTATCGGACTGGCAGAACTCATTGACATTAACAGACGTTAATTGATACGTTCCATTAGCCAATTCGACATTACCAACAATTTCATTGCCAGACACACCAGTTACTTGTACTGGTTTGGTTTCACTACCAGAAATACTGATGCTAAGTATATCTCCAGGGACAATATAAGAATCAGCAGAATTGATACCGGTTCCGTTGATAGTGATCTTGTTACTAGAAACAACACCCGTAATCGAACTCTGAGAAGCAGCCGATGCAGCAGTCTGTTCGAACGGCACTTTATTTGCGACCAAACGAACATAGAACTCAGAGCCAGACTTATCGCGGAATGTAATCATAGCACCGTTGCGAACCACAGAATTCGGCTTAGTAGGATTACCCTTACCAAAGCGAAGCGCAGCTACATTCTTAACGCTATTACCAGCAACCGCAGTTTTGATATTCAAATAATCGAATCCATCTGCAATCGCATTTTCAGCGTCATTGAACATGATTACGTCTGGCACATTAGGATCCGGATATTCTTTTTTATCCACAAGAATCGTAACCACATTGTCAACAACATCATCGACCGTTGCCAGTACACTCACTGCGGACGTTCCAGAATTACCATAGATATTTTCTTTCTTGTCAGTTTTAGGTATGAACACCGTGTCACCGCTGGTAAACAACGGCTTAGATGACAACGTACACTCAAACTTCCTATATCCTTCGGGTGCACCAGCCGGAGTTTGAATCCTAACCACGTCATAACGGTCATAAGCACGGTTAGCGTAGCTCGGATCGCGGTTCATGATAGCGAACATCACCATGTCAGTGCAATGCTTGTTGTCGAACAAACGAGAAGCCTTACTGTCAGCGAAAGTTTCGCTGGCATCAACGCCGAACTGAACGTTGTTGCCCATTTCAATCGTTTCGGCAATGTTGTTGATCTTACGTGTAACACCAAATTCGGCAGCACCGTCAGTCTTGAAACGAGTAGCAGCGAAGTGCTTCACGTTGAGAGACGTGGACGGAAGGCATTCACCAGTCTTTCTGTCAATGGCCGTATAAGTGTCGTACAAAGCTGCATTCTTGTCGAACGCCACCACGAAGGCATCCGTTTTCAAGTCGCGCTTATAAGCGTCGGTGCGGCTGATTTCTTCGCCGTACGGGCGAACAAACTCGACCTCACCACCAGCGGTCAGCACTGCATTAGCAGCGTACATACCCTGGTTGTATTTGTAGCTCTGGTAGCCGTAACCCAGCTTGACACCAAGTTCGCCAGTATTAGACACCGGGATGATCTTGTTCAATTCACCCTTGGATGCGTAACCAACGATACCAGCGACAGTGTTCGGATTCTGAACCACCGTATAGGCGGAGTTATCCTTTAGCTGAATTCTCGTGCCTGGAGCATAACCCATTTTTGTTCCCATAGATTGATCCTCATGGTACGTTCATTTTGATTCAAGTTTATGCCATGGTCACGATTTTTTCTCCGACACGGTTCCGATAAACTGCAAACAGCGGAATTTGAGGCATTATGACACATATCGCTGGCGTAATTAACTACAAACTCAACGAGTTGAAGGACAAGAGACCCGAAGAAAGGGCCCTTATTGAAGCTATCCAGTCTGAAATCAACAAGAAAGTACAGATCATTTCGCCGGAAACAAGGAAATCGCTCTTGCAGTTCCCAATCCAGTTCACGCAGCGCATACGAACGTCCGCCCGCGATTGGACGACGCAGCTGCATAAGTGGGCAGATTACCAGTTGCCGGAACTGCTCATGATCGACCCAATCTACCTTACTACCGAAAATTCCGACAACGACTGCGTACTCAAGTGCTTGGTCAAGGCCGCCCTCGGCATCACCATGACAAACATGGTCAACTACGAGCTTATCGAAGAGCTGTTCCAGAAGGACATGAACTACGCCGCAATGACCGTCCCCGGCGATCCGGAATCTACCGAAGCCGGAAACGCATGGTACGAAACCGACATCGAGAACAAGAGCGTAATTGAATACCTATATGACTTCGCCGTTGGTGAAGGCGACTTTAGAGGAAAGCCGAAAGACCACAAGATTCTAGCCATGTTCGACAAGTACGCCGATATAGCCCTACGAATTCCGGACGAAGACGAGCTGAGGGCCGACTACGATGAAGACGCCGATCCGAAGGAAGACCAGAAAGCCGTCGTTCAAGCCGAACAAGAGCGCGAGCATTCCATGGCCACCAATCCGAGCGATGTTCCGCTGGCCACTGACGACAAAGAAGGCGACCAGACAGCAACTATGGACGAGGTCAACGGAGAAGGCGAAGCCACCGTGGACGAAAATGGACAAATAGCCCCGCCGGGTCACGGCGAGGCTAATGAAGGCGAAGACAAGCTGTCCAAGGTTCTAGGAGTTCTGCTGAAGCTCAGTGACAGTCTCGGCTAACGAATCCGCCATCTTCTTGACTTCATCGCCAAGGCGGATTTCCGGTTCAACGATAGAATCAATGCCGTCTCGAAGCATCCCAACATTGATACCGCCGTCGATAAACGACACGGCGGTTTTTTCGTCGCATCCGAACGACTTCATGACAAGTTCGATATCACTTCTTTCGGCGGCCATTCTTCGATCCTTCCGGCAGCTTGCCGTTGACTCGGTATTCATATAGGTCACTTACAAGCTTCTCGTCGATTTCCTTGTTGCGGATCATGGAATCGGCTGACGAAGCCGACGTGTCATACACGGTCATGACTTGATCACGAAGCTTGTTCACTGCATTGATTTCGGTAGGAAATGCGCGAAGGTAGCCAGTGTTCAGCTTCTTGCCGTTGAACGCCTCCATGACCTTTGCGCGAACTTTCGTCGTAAGCCTTGAGAACTCGACCGTATTCAATACAAGCAACTGCTTGTAGATGGACGGCGTCATTGACAAGGAGTACAGCGCAGCATAGGTATCATGCTCCGCTATGTCCGACATGTCCATCGGCTTGCCGTCGATACGGTCTTGGATGAATTTCGCATGATCAAACGCCATAAGTCCACCCCGGTGCGTACTTCTTGAGAATCTGCATCACGTTAAGCAAGAAACCCCACAAGGCAATTTCTTGGTCAACTTGGTGGTTGGACTGGTACATGGCATTGGCCAGCGTAACACCGAACGGAATGAGCGTTTCCTCCGGCAGACGGTCAACCGCATAGTCGCCGAACTGACGATACACGCCTTGGCAGAACGGAATGTTCTTGGAAATGTAGTAACGGAGTTCGCGAGCCTTGCACTGCACAGTCATTTCGAAGATGGTCTCGATTGTCGTGCTAGGCATTGACGGAATGCAACCGACGATGCTTCCGCCGTTTTCGAGGAACGAACGGTGCATGGACGAGATCATTCTACGAATATCTGGGTAGAACTCGTTGACGATGTTAGCAATGAGCTTCTTGTCGAACGTGCCGCCCTTGGCCTCGCATTCACCCTTGGCAATACGGCAAAGACGGTGGTACACGCGGGTCTTGTATTCCTTAAGTTCAGCCTCGGCCTCTTCTTCGTCATTGATCTTCGCGGAGAAGTCGATGGCATGGCAGCGAGACTGGATTGCTTGCGGAATACGCCAGAGTTCGTTGCATGTCAAGATAAACCGAAGCGTACTGGAAGTGTCCTCGATTTCGGACTGGAGAACACGATAAAAATCAGCTGGCTTGTTCGGCTTGTCGGCCTCGTCGATAATGACAAACTTGGGCTGTCCGTCCGGAGAGCTGTACTTTGAATATTCATCGATCATGTCGATGATTTCGGAGTCGCGCTTTCCGAATAGAAATAGTGACTGGGCCCCAACTATCTGAGGGATGGCCTTCGCAAGCGAAGTCTTTCCAGTACCCGGCGATCCGGAATGTAGGATATAGTTGTCGAACGAGTTCATTTCGATAGCGTTCTTGAACAGCTGCTCCACGTTCTTGTGAAGGATAATGCTTTCCAAGTCCGTGCCACGGTACTTTTCTTCCCAAGGAAGGTTACTGTTGACTAGTGACTGTGCGTCGTTCTTTGCATTCTGTATGTCGTTAATGTTGAACATAGATAAACTCTCGTGTATGAATGATCGTTTTGTTACTTACCTTTCTTCGAGGGGCACGTTGGCATCACAAGCCGCACTGGCACTTTACGAACAAGTGTGCAGTGACGTGAACGCTCCGCCAGTGTCGCCGGGGACACCTTGTTGTACTCAGGAACTCGACGAAAACGAGTATTTCGACGAGCCGACACTAGACGACGAAACGCTTGAACGCGTTCACGCTGCAAAGACTGGTCGCCGCACAGTGCTTGCACCATCAGCTGGACGCACATCGCTCGGCATAATGGGTAACTCGATGCCGGAAAATGTGTGCGCTGACACGTCGGCTTCAACTTAAGTTTTCTTACCTTCATAATTTCTCCTAGAACATGGCGAGCATGAAATCGCTCTCGTCGTATTCGAGCTGTTCGCCCCAGCCGACTGCCTTGAACAGACGGCCAAGAACTTGCGCCACGCAGACCTTCCAGTGCTCTTCCCAGTCTGGATGGAATATTTCCAACAAACGACGAGGGCACTCCTCACCGGTGTAGCAGATGACGCTCACCTTGAACAAATCGTCGGCCTTCTTAATGAATCTGATCTTGGAGCCAGCCGACACTGGTTCGAACGGATATTTCGACAATTCCGGATCGTGCTGGATCAAGTAGTTCCATACCGTACCAGCCTTGACACGCCAGTCGATCTTCTTGCGTTCTTCGGACGGCATGTGTTCAAGCACTTCAAGTGGAGGCGGCTCGTTCTTGACACCGCAAGGACATGCGATGTAGTTGTAGTTGCCAGCGGTAACAGAATCGAAGAACTCCTTCTTTATCTGGAGCAATCGGTTACGCACCGTGGCCTTGTCCATGGTGTCCATCATGAGGTTCACCATGTCCATCATACGATCCTTACCGAACAAAGCGGTAGAGCTTCGTACAAGTTCCAGACCAGTAATTGCGTATTCCGGCTTGACATCAAGAGTTCCCTTGACCCACTTGCCGTCTTCCTTGTGGCCTTGGTCAAGGTAGACGATGTCTTCCATTGACTCGACCAAGCAGATGTACTTTTTCTTGGCAGTGACAATCGCCTTGAAAATGCACTTCTCTCGCTTGAGGAACAACTCGTTGACCAAGTAGTTCCACTTCTCCGCATAGCTCAACATGTAATCATCGAGTTTTTCTTCGAGGATATACGCATCGAGGATGCGGCAGAAGTCAGTCAGACGATAGCGGTTGTAGATTATCCTATAGTCGCCGCACATGAAGATGCCGTCGGCAAAGGTAATCTGCGCCTTCGTCCAGCCAGTCTTGTCGTCTGGCGTATTCATTTCTGGCCCAGTCCAAGATTCACCGCCGTACTTCTTGCACAGACGGTGGAACGCAATCTTGGACTGCTGGACGTGTTCAGTGTCGTACGAATAACGTTCCACGCACTCGTGCGTGTTGCCGCTCTTCTTGAACACGATGACTTCGGTGCCAGTTCCTTGCTTTTCGTGGAACGGGCCGAAGATGTCGCCGAACTTCACAAAGAAAGAGTCGGTATCACCGTGGCTCATTCTCTTGTAGTTGACTTCGCCTTCCGCGTCAGTGAACGTGCCGACCAGTTCCGGATCGATCGTTGGCGTGTAACCAAAGATTTCCTTGAACTTCGGGTCATGTTCGATTTCGTTGTTGATGTATTCGGACAACTGAGCAATCGTGTACTTGATAAGACGCTGGCCGTAAGCGGTAATTGATGCGGCGTTGTCTACGTCGTACAGTGCAAAGAATTCAGAACCCATCAAACCATACAGAGAGTTACCAAGAACCTTGTACACTTTCTGCATCATGTCATAGACTGCAGTCAGTTCCTTGTCGCCAGCTTTCTTGGCTTTCTTCATCAACTTCTTCAAGTCAGAACGACCGTCGAACAGAAGCCTTGTGACTTCCGGAACGACGCCGACCTTGTCCTTTCTGAAGTAGACTTGGTAACGGCCATTATGATCCCAAGGCGACTTGATAAGATTCTTCTTTTCTTCTTCTGTCAATACATAGTCTATCGGGAACGTAACCTTCATTTCCGGCGACGTATTAAACGTCATCATGATAGAAGGATATAGTGATCGATAGTCATACGAAACCAAGTATTCCTTATAACCAGGAACAGAGTACACAAACGCGCCAGGGAACACTTCCTTGTGCTGCTGGCGATACGGCGGGAAAATACGATTAGTATGGTGAAGATGGTCAAGCATGAAGCCAGTGAGCATCTTCTTTGACTCAAATACGGACGAGAACGGAACGCGAGCGGCGGCTGCGGACGTAACAGCAAGGCGGAACATCTTCGCCTTGTCTTCAATCTTTACAAGAAGCTTAACGTCTTGGAAGTTATACAACACATAGTCTTCCCAGTGATTCTGCCATGACAGATAGCCATCAGGAAGAGGAGCCTTATGCTCGCCAACAATCTTTTCACCAATATAATCAAGTTTGTACGAAGACTCTTCAGAGAACGTGTACTTCTTATACAGCTTTAGAAAGTCGATGACTTCCGTGCCGTTAATAACAAGTTCGTTCTTGTCGTTGACGTAGGCGTGTTTATTCTTACCACGCATACGAGATAGTAAGTCTAGCGAAATACGGTCTCTCGGCAGAAGCTTTTCATTTATCTGCTTCAGTCGATTGCAAATGTACAAGGTATCGAAGTCGAAGTTCCAACCAGACAATATGTCAACGTCGTTGGAACCAATGCAATAAAGTACTTGAGTAATCAGTTCGGCTTCGTCTTTACAGAGGATATACTGCGCGTTGTTTTTGCGTAGAAATTCCTTTCCTTTGTCAGAAATATCCTTGGCGACGCCGTAAACGTAATAGTTATTAGTCTTCGAGAAGTAAATTGTAACTACGTTGATCGGATATTTCGCTTCCGTCGGTAGTGAGAAACGACCAGTAGTGGCGTTTTCAATATCGAGGAACGCAAGGTTAATATCCTTCATGTCCGGATGAATCACACCGGTTTCAGCATAGTGTTTCTGGAGAAAACGACCGCGTGGGTCAATATCAATTTCGGCAAGATGGTTGTTAGGGCCAGCATTATTCTTCTTGATAGCCTTTTCCAGCTCGTATGCAGATACATTGTTCTGCGGGCGAACTTCAACCTTGTAGACATCCCTATCCCAGATATCCTTCATGCCGCAAGGCTTTGCTCCATATTCGCCTTGCTTGTCTGTATAGAATTCGTGAACCGACGGAACGGCGTCCATCGTGCCGTCCGCATACCACACGTACATTCGGTCGCTTTCCGTGTCATGGAAAATCGACCGCCACATGGGTCTTTTCGGTTTCGCTTCTTCTGGTGTTACTTGAGCCATACAAATACTTTTTAACGGTTAATATGTAGTAATAAACAATTTGAATTGCAAATTAGGGGATATAAGCGAAAAACCAGCCTTTTCCGGCTGGTTCAATACGTTTATCACGGTGATGAATTATTGCTGTGCTGCGGCTGGTGCGCCTTCGGTCTTCTGTTCGGGCTTCGGGTCAGTCGCTTTTTGTTCTGGTTTAGGATCGGCAGCTGTCTGTTCTTGCTTCTGTTCAACGGTGGGTTGGGAGTCCGCATTCGAGGCTTCGCCATTTGTTACCGATGAAACTGGTTGTCCACTGTGCCATCCACGGAATTTGTTGTTAATCTTGATTGACATGCGCAACGGCTGGCCTTCTTGAATATTGTTAAGTTCAACGTTGACTAAATGCCCACTCAACTTTGACAATATAGAGCTTCCTTCGGAACCGCCGATAACATAGCCATCTTCCGCCTTATTGAGTGTGACTGAACATCCGTTAGCAAACTTGATCACCACAGTACCGTCGTCGGATTCCATAATGGGTTCATCCGCACTTTCCAAGACAGCGTTCGGCCTATAGACAATTCCGCCCATATCGTTCTCGATAGGCTGATTGGACACTCGGTCGAATTCCTTCATTATAGCATTGTCGTTATATACCGAAAACATAAAATACTGTACCAGTTTGGTTTAATCCTAGTTTATAGGTTAAGCATTATGTAGAAACACAAAAACCCGCCATCACTGGCGGGTATGTAGTGCAAAGTATATAAGTTACTTCGAGGTCTTCGGCTTCAGATAAGAAGAAATCTGGTCAAATCGCTTCAAGACTTTTTCAGCATCGGCAGCAGTCTTCTTGTCGGTTACCAAGCTGTTGACGCCTTTCTTGAAAAGCTTGATGTTGTCGTCAAGGGCATCTTGCTTCTTGCAGCTCTCTTCGAACTTCTTTTCCTTGTCAGCATCCTTCTGGTTGCTGGAGGCAGCCGACTTGGCGGCAGAATCGAACGAGCTACCAGAACCAGCCTTGGGAGCCTTTTCGGACTTCACCTCGGTCGTGGTCTTGACTTCAGTCGTCTTACCATCGTCCTTCTTTTCCTTGGCATCGACATTTTCAACAACCTTACCGTCGTCCTTCTTCTCGCCAGTCTTTGCCGGAGCAGCCTTGGCGAGCTTAGGATCGGAAGCGGTCTTGGCCTTGCCGACCTTCTTCTTAGTTTCATCGACACCTTCGCCAGAGCACCAGCTACCTGTATCGATCTTGTGTCCGTTGAAGTCGAGGATCGACTCTACAACAGGCTTGGGATTGTGGACAAGGCTATACGGTTCGTCGTCAATAGGTTCTGCAGAAATCCTATCAAATTCAGCCATAATAGCGTCATCTTCATATACATTAAACATAAACACCTCATGAGTTGTGTTTTTGCCAAGTAGTTTATAAGTTGGACAAAAATTTTTATAAAAGTACCGACAATCCGATAAACTCACACATAGCTACAATGGATTTGTTATGCCAGTTCAAAATATTCAGCCCAAAGACGAAACCGAAACAACTATCGTTACTCCTCCAGCATCCATCGTCGATGAGAAGGTTCCGCCCAACGTCAAACTTCTGGCGGACAGATACGGCAAGTCAACTAACGAAGTGCAAGTAGAACTTGACAAGAAGATGCGCGACATCAATACGGAACAGTTGAAGAATCCGCCCAGTCTGAACGACGACGAAACTACGCCGCAAGCCCAAGTTCGCATCCAAGCCATCAATGAGCTTGACGACGAGTACAAGCGTGGTGAAGGCCCAGAGGAAAGCGACGAAGTTACCTACGATGAGCTGGCCCAAGATGTCGCAACGGACATAGGACAAGATCCGAACGCAATGGACTTCAACATGTTCGCTCCGTTCGAGCAAGACTCGGCCAATCAAATGTTCAACGACATCAACACGATCAATAGCGAGTCGCCAGTAAGCGAATCGCCGACCGAAGACACTCTTGACGGACTTGCCGACTTGGCTGAACCGGAAGACGGTGAAGCGCCCACAAGCGAGCCTAGTGCCGAAGATACGACTGAAGGTACGACTGAAGAAACTCCAGATGCTCCGGAGACACCGAAAGACGATCCGTTCGTCGATACTGAAATCCCAGATATCCCAGCACCGTAATCACTATGTCAGAATACACGCAATACATCAACTTCATCGAGTCTGTATGCAAGACATACAACGTCGAGCAAGCCATTCCGTTGCTGTGCGACGGATTCACCAAGTTCTATGCTGCAGCGAATCCTCAGTGCGAAGGAATGTTCGGCGACGTAATGAAGAAAGCTGGAAAGGCAGCCGCCATTGGCGCACTGGCATTCGGCGCGGCCAACGCAGAAGCTGCACCAAAGCACAAGGCAGTAACTCAACCGCATAGCAAGCCAACCACCATCGTCACATCCAGTACGCATCACAACCTCTGGAAGAACCAGCAGTACCAAGATAGAACGATGGAAATTTTCAACCAAATGGTTGCCGAGAGGAAAGCTCAAGGAAAACCAATCAACGAGCAAATCCTATACAGCAAGGCCCAGATGAAGGCGATGGCTGAATTGAACAAATAAAGAAAAGGCGACCGTTAGGCCGCCTTCCCTTTTTTTGGAGGAGAGAAAGAGTTTAATTCTCGTGATACGTACACTTACGGAGGAAGATGCCGTTACCGTACGTCATCATCGTACGTCCATTCGTGAAGTTGTGCTGGAGCAAGAGATCCGGACAACCAGAGTTACGGATCATCATCGTGAGCACGTCAAGCGGAATCTGGATTTCGAAGCCTTCCTTTTCGACGATGCAATCGCCCACGCTAAGGTTGACATGAATGCGTTCATCTTCAAGCCCTTCGATGCCAATCAGTCCTTGTTCGATAGCATATACGCGAACCTTGCCAGTGGGGTTGACATAATTCATATCGAAGTAAGTTCCGATAGCGGCAGCGACTGAATCAGCCGTAATCTTGAAGACACGTTCCATACCTTCGTTGTTATAGGTTTCGAGCTTGGAGTCGCCACAGTCGGCAACGAGTGTAGCAAACATGCCAGTGATGCGAATCTTCTTGAGCTTTGTACTGATGTCGATAACGACATTCAAAGACAAATCCATGTCAAGCGCATTCACGAGCGGAATCGCCTTGAAAGTGGTGGCTGGGACAGAAATGCTGAAGTCAGACTCGTTATCGAACTTCTTGCCGTTTTCGCTGTTGTCTGTAACCATGACGGTGTTCTGCATCGCCGTGGCGATAGTGCAGCTTTCATTACCAGTACGGTAAGACACGCGACCGTTCTTACGGTGAATTTCGACGGTGTCAAACTGGTAAATGCTGTCGATGATGGTGTTGAACGAGATCTGATCCATCGCAAGACGGATATTAAAGTCGTCGTCAGTCACCTTCGGAGTTTCAAACGGCTTCTGCGGTTCAAAACCGACTTCGAGTTCAAAGCCATTCATGTCTTCGTTGAAGAATCCGCCGAGATACAGCTTGCCTTCGCTGACCCAAAGGGCCGCACTGGTTTCACGAGTACTCATCAAGTGGCGAACGGCGTTGCAAAGGTCGTAAATGTTAATATACACGGTTTCCGGCAATTCCACGGAAAGCGGCAGAGCATCAATCTTTACACTAATGCCGCTTTCGGTTTCAATGTGAAGCCAAATCTTGTTGTCCTTCGGATCCACATCCGTATAGAGTCGGGCAACGGTGTTCTTGTCAAGCAGCGACTGTTCAATGAGGGACAGTCCTTGGCCGAAACGGCCTTGCAGCACAAACAGAGTAATCGGAAGGCTATCGTCGGCAGCAATAGCTTCTTCGGTCTCCGGCGCATCTTCGCTCGGAGCCAGATTGTTGTAGTCGTTGAGCATTTCGTGCAATGAGTTGGCACGAATCTTCTGATCTTCGGTAAGTTGAATTTCAGCCATAAGTAGTTCCTTTTGTTTTTAAATTATATTAAAAGGGGACACGATAGACGTGCCCCCTATAAATTCATTTCCGACAGCTAGATATTCGTCATCGCACCGATAACTTCATCTTGCTTGTCAACGGCTTGCTGGGAAGGGCCATTATCGGCACCGAACTCAGTTTCGACATCCATTGGTTCACTCGGCATCGACGTATCAATTCCTTGGGCTTGATCCATCATGTCAGCAAACGAACCATCGTTCATGAAGCTACTTCCGCTAGGTACGTTACCTTGAAGAACATCCGGTGCAACCGATTCATCCGACAACGGCTGAGTAGCATCGCCGCCAGTGATCTTGCCTTCGCTCGGCAACTGGCTAAGGCTATCAGTACCAAGTTCAGGAGCCTTCGGCGTCTCTCCAGCAGTGAATACTTCTGGGAAGAGTTCTTCGAGCTTGTCGTTGAATTCAACTTGAGTAACATCTGCCGAACCAGTATTGTTAAGATATTCAATGAACTTTTGAACTTGTTCATCGGTCACTTCGGCATTTGCAAGAAGTGCATAGTCCTTAGACTTCAAGAATGCATTCACAATATCCAACGGCTTTTGTTCCTTGACGCCAGTAGTACCATTATATATTTCGCTACTACTCAATGAAATTCCAGAATTCTTCTTCGAAGCACTTTCTGCCATTTCATTGGACGTCATCTTAGCAAGCAAATCAATGGCGGATCCATTCTCGTCATTATTAGTCAACTCAGTCAAAGAGTCACGCAGCTTGTCACCAAAATTACCCGGCACATCGCCATCGTTTGAGGCATCCGTACCGTTCACATCACCACCGTTCATGCCAGGGACATTCGTCGGAGGCGGAAGGTCTTCTTGACCAGGCTCCATAGCAAATGCGTCAGCACCCGGTGCTTGCTCGCCATCTTCAAGAAGATTAACTGCGTTGCAAAGGTTAAGCAGCTGGCCGAGTTCACTGCCGACAGATTCGTGATAAATCGAGCTGTCTGTAGCTTGCCAAGAATTGCTTAAATCTTCGGTGCCGTTGCCAAGACCATTGACATATTGCATAGTGTCCAAGTCATTGCCGACATTGTACTTGTTATTGGATGCAATAAGGTCATCGCAAGTCTTCAAGATAGTGTAGCCGAAGTTCTTGGTGAACTGGGGACTGGTGAGAGCAACCTCGTAGATGTTGGATAAGCCAGTATCAGCCGTAAGCTTAACCGTGATATTCTCATTTTCGTTCGGATAATACAGTTCGACGAGCATGTCATGGTTACGGCGATTGATAACAAACTTACAATGAGTTTCCTTCATATCGATACTGGCAAGATTCATACGCATGCCACGATATGCCGTATTGGTTACCGCCTCGGTAAAGACCTTCTTATAAAGGTCGCGAGTCGTAATCAAGTTCTTCCCATACGTCAGCGGCTTGTTCATATCGTATTCACGATGATCCCAGTTTTCGCCATCTTGAGGCTTGCTTACTGGCTTGGGAGTCTGCTTGGTAAGCATCTTGATAACTTTTGTCTTGGAAGGGACAACTGGGCCACTTTCCGTCGAAACATAGACCAATTCCTTCATGGTCTGTAAAAGCTTGTTCTTATCGATCTGGTTACTCATGGAGCTTTCCTACATCTACTTGTGTGCAGTTTATACACTTGTACACGAAAACGGCGAGCCGAAGCCCGCCGTTTTACCCATGACAGAAACTTACTGAACAAGGTCGAACTGGGAGTAAGCACCAGCCGAGCATTCGGACGCGCCCAGCCAAAGAGTCATCGGCTTGTCTGGATTGACACCAGGAATAAGCGATGTAGCCTTGAGCGACATCTGTTCGACGCCCTTAAACACAGCGTAAGTGATATTGATATCGTACTCGCCGCCGATTCCTTTCATATAGTTGAATAACTGAACCGGAAACACTGTCACGGATCCAGGTCTGAAAATCTTGTGAATCATCGGCATGTCCAAGCCACGAGTGCAAGTGGCTGGTACGCAGAACGTAATCTGCTGGGACATCTTGCCCTTGATGTAAAGCTTGATGCCGCCGTCGTCGATACGAAGAGTAACAAATTCACACGTCGGAACTGCACGGAGCTTGGTAGCGAAGTCCTTAACCATTTCTTCCGAGAAGTGCATTTCGCCGATCTTCGTCATCGGATCGTGTTCGGTGTCATACGGCGTATGCGAATGCTGTTCCTTGAAGCAGCTAGGGTCTGCAGTAGGCGTACGGCAAGTGATGCCGCCACCAGCAAACTTGATATACTCGTACTTGCGTCCAGTAATCGACGTATCTATAGCCAGCTCAGCCGTACCGCGCTTAGGGAAATTGGCCAGTTCAGCGTACTTGACAAACTCGTTTAGCGAGAAAATATTGATGCGCTTTGCGTCGAAGTCCAAATCGTCGTCCGATGCTGCCAAATGGGTCATCATAGAAATATCTGGGATATTGATATGATTACCCGGAATGCGGTTAGGGCTGGAATCCTTGTACATGATTACACAGCCAGCTTTAGTGATTGAGCTGACACCCTTCAACAACTTGAAGAAGGGTTCGCTAAAACGGATACCTACTGACTGCTTTTCGTTTTCTTCTGCCATATAATAACCTCGAACTAAAATATAGCTCAAATCAATTTTGGATTCAAATCGGACTTAGTTATCACTTTTTTGCCGATTTCGACGAATTTCGGCTCCAGCTGGTTCCATTCGAGGGCGGTAAACGGTCTGTTAATGTCCACACACCAGCTAGAATCGACTTCGATCTGCATCATCTTGACTTCCATGCGGTGCATCATCATCGAGACGACGTAAGGAACACAGCCTCGTCCGTCGCCAAAGCGATACAGCTTATGCCAGTTCCTCAAGATGGGAAGGTAGCCGCCACGGATAGCTACAAACGGCCCATCAAGCATAGCCACCTCATGTGAACCAGTGACCGAAACGGTTCCGGCCACACGGCGATTGAACATTCCGTCAGTAAGTGAATATTCGCTATACATGCCGTATGTATTCGGGCATCGCATCCACGTTCCATCCGGCAAGAAGTATTCATAGCCGAACGGAGCAACCGCACCAACGTCACCAGGAACTTGTTCAAGCTTCTGGATAAAGGACGGATCGTATATGATTGATGACGAATGGGCCAAAACAATCCAAGACGGCGGTACTTTCGGATTCAACTTTGTAAGCTTTTGTGCAACACGAGAAATGTTAATAAAAATTGACATTTGAGGGTTGTTGCACTTTCGCATCTTGACTACCTTGTCGCCAGCCAAGTAAATCAATTCGTTTCGAGTCAGCGCATACTTCTTGTACGGCACCTTCGTACCCACGCCAGCATTGCGATAGTACAGAATTGTAATGACGCTCGGATCCTTGCTGTGCTTGAGAACGGTTTCCTTGTCAATATGGATGTTGTCCTTTTCGCGAATACCCAACGCCTTGCGAATCTGGTTGCGCTCGGCCTCTTCCTTGTACTTTTCCATATAGACTTCATGTCGGCGTTCTTCGGCTCGAAATTCGTTTTCGTACAAGGCAGCCTTCAACGCGACTTCCACGTCATCCATTTCCGGAATTTCAATAGCGAGACAGCGTTCCTTACGAGCCCTTGTCTTGGCAGCAGCCTTAGACGCCCTAAGACGCTTGTAGTATTCTTCACGTTTGTTCGTCTTGTTCAGCTTGTCCAAATGCTTCTTACGGAATTCCGAAAGTTCCATCTTTGGATCAACATTGACACCGGACGCGACAACGGCATCGACATCTTCGCGAACCCATCCCCACATCGGATATGCAAAACGGCCAGCCTTGCGAGCTTCTTCGCAAGCGGCCATATACTCTTCCGCTGTCATAACGCAGTATTCGCGTTTCTTATGTATGTTCATCATTCGCGGCGGAGCAACTACTCGGCACTTTCCGTTAATCAATTCATTGATCCAGAAATTGCTCTTACCGAATTTCAGACGAATGTTGAAACGGTTGTAGTATGACTTACCTTCGCCATAAAAGAAGCGTTCGGCGATACGGTCGTACAGCGCATCCAGTTCCTTCTTATCGAACAAATTACGATAACGAGACCCAACCTTGGTGTATTCTGGATGAAGCTGTTTCGTATAAATGAACTTGGTAATGGTACGGCGAGAACACCTCATGTAGACACACGCCATGCCAGTAGTCAATTTGTCCGGAAGAGGCTTATCAGTAATAAGCTTTGTCGCACGTCGTTCGGCCTTATTGATCGTATTGGTAACAAACTGTATTATGCTGTCGCGAGTCATCCATTTGTAACGCTTGCGGCCAGTAACGGTATGCACCCAAAACGCGATGTTGGCATTACCCATTCGTGCTTGGGCCCTAAGCTTGCCTGGAGTAGTTCCCATGAACGTAGCGGAATCCTTGACATTCATTGTCTTGGGCAAGAACTTGAAATTACTTGACGGCACGTAATTCTTGAGGAAGTATTCATAGTCATGGAACGTGACGTACTTGCCGAATTCATCGGCTGGCTGCTCGATGATAATTCCTTTCTTCACGAGCCTAAGATACGTCGTCTGGTGAATATCCAGATCGGCAATTATTTCAGCCGGACGAAGCTTCGCTCTAGGATGAGTGCTGCAAGGCGGCTTCAATCCATAGGCGGACAATTTTTTAAGACAAGCGTCATAACGGTATTTCTTTTGTCCAAGATAATTAACCTTGTACGGAATACCTTCAAAAAAGCCCATACGCTTAAGCTCGGACGACGGCCTATCAATAATCTGAGCAATACGGTTCGGTTGAACAAAGTCGTCGAGGCCCTTAGTTTTTAAAGACGCCATCGCCATTAGAAGTAAACCTCCAGCTTTTTCTTGGCAGCCATTTTTTCAGCAAGCTGCAATCTGTTTTCGCGGCGGGCACGTTTTTCCCTTTCAGCCAAGTCGCCGCTAGACAAAGCGAATAGAATAGAAGCTCCGCCCGGAGCAGAGCAACGGTCAGCAATGAACTGGTCATTGACATAGCCATCCGCGTCAACAGGGAATTCACCATCAAGAACTGCGGCGTTAACGTCCTTGGCCTTTATTCCTCGCCAAGAAAACCAGTTGTAACCTTTCTTAACAGATTCTATACGAGCAAGCTCACCAGCCTTGTCGTTATCCCATAACACGGTACAATTTTCCTTATGCTCGGCAATCTGTGGATTATCTGCGATCATTTCATCAAAGTGAGATACGCCACCAATAGCGATGGAATTACGGATAAATGTCGAGTCGATAGTTCCTTCAAGGATATAGAACGGCTTGTTCACATCCAGAAAGTCAATATTGTACGCTTGTCGCTTAACGCCTTCGAAATTACGGTAACGCGGTTCGGTCTTCGGATCCAAAGCTCGCGCATCAAATTGATTCCATGCGCCACCATATTTATAGAACGGAATGACCAGACGGTTACGGAATTCATTTCCAATAGGCTTCCCCTTTTCATTTAGGACAAGCGCACCGAATTCATCCCTCTTTAGGAACTGATCGCCTTCTTGACAGACGAACCACAAGTCATACACGTCCTTGCGGATTTTTCTGCTCTCGCAGAAAGCAACCGCTTGTTCGGCAAGCGGATGATGGTCGAGCAACGAGACAAGTTCATCGTCGGCAAACGGAAGCTCGGCCTTTTTCTTACGTTGGCGTTCTTCGAATTCACGATTACGGGCCCTGCGGTCACTATCCTCATCCTTGCCAAGAAGAAGAATTCGGCTATATGCAGCAAAGTCAGTATCCTTCAAATAGGTCATGAAATGTTCACTTGTACCACACTTGTAACAACGGAATAGCCACTTGTCTCGATAGATATAAGCCTTCTTCTTGTTCGGTCGGCTCAAATCACCGCAGAACGGACAAACAAAGTTATACTCATTGGCCTTGGTGTGGGTAAGGTGATAGTCACCCAAATGGGAGACGACCTCTGAATCAAGAACTGCATCTGGAATATTATCGTACGCGAACGCCATAAAAACCTCAAACAATGAACGGTGCTCAATGTTAATCAAGCACCGCCCATTTGAATATGCCGTCAGGAGACGGTATTGTTAGGCAAGTTTAGAACGGCAATTCCGTGTCGTCTTCGTCACCATCCGGAAGCTGGTTAGCAAGTTCAGTCATGCTGGGCTTGGCTGCTGGAGCCGGGCGAGCAGCCGGTCTGGCGGCTGGGGCCGGAGTAGCGGAAGCGACGAGCATTGCGTCAGAATCTGCTTCAACTTCAGGCTTTGCGGCAGCAACAAGTTCGGCATCAGCGTCAAGGAAATCAGCTGCACCCATCTTGTTTGCATGGTTTGCGTAGTTCGGATTCGGAGCCGCAGAGAAGCTGTGATTTACCGGGGTAAATCCACCTTCAGCGACACCGTCAACTGGCTTCGCAGAAGACGCCTTTTCCATGAATTCGCGCCACTTAGCAGCAGCCTGGTCTTCGTCCGGAATGTCCTTGAGATATTCCTTGAGGTCATGGCAGCGGCTGAGAATGTCAAGCATTTCTTCCTTGGTATCGGCAAGCGGCGAGGATTCTGGCAAGTAGTCAGAGCCGTCGTAGGAGGTCATATTCTTGGCAGCGTCCCAAGTCACGACCACACCAAAGTCAACGCCCTTGGTCGGAGAATGAGGAATAAACTTGCGCTTTTCCTTCTTAATCTTTGCAAGAGCACCCTTTGCTGGTGCGGCATTCGCATTGTTGGTTTCAGCGTCAACGCTGTCATCGAACGGTGCGCGGAGCGTACGTTCAACAGCATCGCTATGACGCCAGACGAGAACCTTACCATTATTGGTCTGCTTGTTATCGTCTTCCTTCACGAGAATGTTGGTGTACCATTCCGGACGAGAACGCATGTCAGACCACACCTTGAGTTCCGGAGAGCCCTTCGGATATTTGGTCTTCAAGTCGTTGTAACGATCCCAGATTGCACGGCAAATCGGACAATCTTGGCCCGGAATATTACGGCCACACTTCACTTCCATGTGAACGCCGTTGATTTTGAGGTGGTGGTACAAAACCTTCACGCTAGGATAGGTCTTGTTCTTTACGCCTTCAATACCTTGCGGTAGTAAACGGACGATAGCACTGTAGCTGGGATTGCGCTTGCTTACGCTAGGCTTCCAGCGGTTCGGATCAGTGGCACCACTGGTCGAAGTGGCTTCGTCGAGGTTGGACACGGTGTCAATGTCGAGGTCAATAAAATCGGCATTAGCTTGGGGATTATTAGTAGTCATGGGATTACTCCTTGGATAACTATGGTTTTACGTTGTTGTTTTTCTTTTTCCGGTGTTTTTGTTTAAGCTGTACACCAACGCAACAGCTGAGGGTAAACTTAGTAACAATAAATTTGAATTGCAAATCAGCCCTAAGTAGGCGTTTTTGGCGATTCTTTTTGGTGGGTCAACAGCTGGATAGCTTCTTGACGCTTCAATGCGGCATCGACTTGTTCTTCCAAGTTTTCCGGAAGCTCGAAATCGAGATCATCGATGTGTACCTTTTCAAGCTCGTCAGTGACTTCCTTCATGAGAGAATCAAAGTCCCAGCCAATCTGTCTTGAAATGACGTTATTGATAACGCACAAGTCGGAGAACTTGGCGGCATCGCCAACCAGCTTTTCATTTTCAACCGCTTCCACGTTGTTCGGGTCGAAATCGTCTGAAATATGGAGAGAACCATCCTCGTCGATTTCAAGCGCACTTGCTGCGGTTTCATCAGACATCGCAGTAGCCTTCTGCACGTCTTCATCATCGCGAGCATATTCGTCAGCAAGCTGCATGTAGCTCTTTCCGATGAACGGATTGCGCTTCTGCTGTTCGACAAGCCACTTGTTGTAGTATTCGGTCTTGACGAGAACGCCAGTACCGGCACCACCATATTTCTTGTCGTCCTTAGAACCAATATTGACGATTGCATTGGTAAGCTCTTCACGTTTTTCGAGAGCCGCTTCTTCAGCAATAGCCGAGTCCTTCTCGTGCTGCTTAACAATACTCTTGTACTTTGCACCAAACTTGAAATTAGCCATACTATTCCTGCAATCCCGCCAATATAAACGCTTCTTCTTCTGGGTCGTCTTCGGTCAGTTTATCAACGTAGTCTTGCGACAGCTTGATAGGTTCGATCGATGATTCATCATCTTCCTCTGCACGAGTAGCGGCCTTCTCGATATCAGTTTCAGATGCGGCGATCCCAGCTTCCTTCGCCAATAGGAGCTTGATGTCCATATCCAGCATGGCGGCCAGCTTGGTAGCATCCACCATCTTTTCAATGGCAACAAGCAACTGCATCATGCCAAAATCCTTCTTGCAGTACTTATTGTACATCCACCAGAGGCCAGCGTTTATCTTTTCACTGTACTTCTTAAGTGTCGTTTCGGGCATCGTCAACACAATGCAAGCATCGCCGTCGAATCTTGGAGTCTTCAAGTATTCGTCAAAGACATTCAAGATCGACTCGTTGCTAGTGTCTCTGAGTTCCAAGGAATCCCTTTTCTGCTCGGTTTCCTCGTCCTCAGTCATGTATTTCTCTAAATCCATAGAACACAATTGGTTCGATTCATTAGAGAAATTACTCTGTTTTAGCTAGAATTGCATGCTTATATCACTCAATCCAGCTTGGGCGGCTATTTGCTTGGCGTCTAGCTTCTGACGAGTCAGCTTTCCGCCGCCCGGTGTACGGCCAGAGTTACCGCCTTGCATCAATCCGCCAGCGGCCTCAGCGGCGATCTGCGCCTTGGCCATGGCATCCAATACCTCGTTGACGTCTTCTTGAGAAGCGTCGTACCAACGCATTGTATTGAAGTCGTACTTGGTATAGAACATGACTTCGTTCTCGCCGAAACGGTTCTTCTTGATGAAGTTGGCATACATGTTCAACCCCTTCAAGATATCGTCACGAGTAATCGTAATCATAATGTCGGCGGTTTCGGCAAAGCCAGCGGAACCAGAGACCGATTCCAAGCCAGCGTCCAGCCTTGAGTAACCAGTACGGTTGAACTGGACTGCAGAAATGCCAACCATATTCCTTTCAATGCACATTTCACGGATCTGCTCAGCCTTTTCTTGGCCATCGAGATACATACTTTCCATCGTACGGTGAGTACGGTTCGGCTTCATGATGCCGATGTAGTCAACCACAAGCACATCCGGATTCTTCTTGTAAATCGAGTAGAACTGGTCAATGCGAGCTTCGATTTCTGACGGCGTAGTCGTCGTCTTCATACGAATAACCTTCAAATGACCCAGACGTTCAACGCCTTCAACCTTAGTCTGTTCAATAAGCCTACGGCATTCCTCGACAGAAAGGTCGCTAACCTCGTACTGGGCGATGCCAGTCAAGTTAGCAGCAAGACGACGCCATACATATTCTTCGGACAATTCCAAGCTGATGTAAAGTACGTCATAGCCATAGCGAATAAAGTTACACGCATCTGAACCCATGACAAGAGACTTACCGACGTTAGGCTGACCAACATACAGCGTCATCGTCTTACGAGGATAACCACCGGAATCTGGGTCAGTTTTCACTTGGGCAGTGTAATAGTTGATCTTGCCAATGGCAGAACGGATCGGATGCGACATTTCCTTCAAGCGACGCTGGGCCTCTTCAATATCTTCGACAAGGTCAAGACCAAGGCCCACATGCAGACTGAAATTGAGCTTATCCTTCAATACCGGAAGCAAGTCCCTAACCGCGTCCGTATTATTCTCGTAGATAGCAGTAGCAGCTTGTCGCAGCACGTTTTCCGCAGCACGTTCATGATAGAAATTCTCAAGCAGCGAAATAACGTAGTCTTGCTTCATGAACGGAATGTCAGCATTGCAAACAGCCATGATTTTCTGCCTAGCTTGCTCACCAAAACCAGTATTGCCAAGACCTACCACCAGCTCTTGAGCCGACGGTCTACGGTTGTGCTTGCGAATAAATTTTCTGATAATGCTTACAACGTTCTTGTTAGCTTCGTCAGCATACAAACGATCATCCAAGAAGTCAATCATCTTGGGTGCGATTGTCAAGTCTGTTAGAAAAGTCCTTATAACAAGATCTTCTCGCGTCAAATCGTAAACGGCAGCCATAAATCCTCAAAAAGCGGTAAAGAAGCGCACCCAACTGGGTGCGCTGTTACAGATGGCGAATTAATCTTCACCCTTGATAGCCTTGCGGAGACTTTCAACTTGTTCAGCTTGCTGGACAAGGAGCTGGTCTTCGGCGGCTTGGATTTCTTCGTCGTCAACTTCCGGCGCATCGTCGTCGTAGTTTTCGGAAGAACCGAGAGAAGGCGGACGGAACTTAAATTCAGACTTCACGTATTCGTTGATTTCGTAAAGGATGGTTCCAATGTGATCCTTGCGGTCGATCTTGGTAGCAAGAACAACTTGCCAGTCCTTCGGATCAATTTTCGGATCCTTGATGACATAGCATTTCTTCTGAGTCTTCTTGCCATTACCTTCCTTCGGCACAGAATTTTCAAGTTCAGGGAACGCGGTCGCGCTATATTCTTCGATAAGGCCGGCTTCGAGAGCAATGTCGTGCAGACCATAGTAACGGTTCAAACCAGTCTTGTAGTCGAGATAGAGCTTTGCAGTCTTCTTAGGCTTGACGAGACGGCTCTTGAACACGGTAGCTTCGAGAATAATACCAGCAACCTTGCTTCTGTCATTCTTGTCCGGAATGTCTAGTGACTTGTGCATGCTCAAGATGACGGAAGCGAAATACTTTGCGCCTTCACCGTTTGCAATGCGCTTCGGGTCACCATAACCGTCAGTAGCGAGGTAGATATGGTTGGTGATGAACATCGGAATACCAAGGTTACCACAGCGGTTGGTAATGTTGGTGAACATTGCCTTGACAACCTTTGCCTTGGTCATGTCTTGCTTGAGTTCACCCTTGGTGGCGTCATTCATCGTCTTCTTGGTGGACATACCACCTAGTGAGTCAAGAACGATAGCGATCTTACGTTCGTTTGCAAGCTTCTTGCCCTTGTCGGCTTCGAAGACATCTAGTAATCCAGCGATAGAAATGAACACGTCTTCGACGGTCGTGTGCTCCTGGATGAGCGTAAACTGATCTTCATTGAAACCATTTTCGTTGATCAAATCTTCTTCGTTGGTTTCATGTTCAGTGTCGTAATAGTAAATGAAGTAGCCTTGATCCATCAAGGGCTTTACGAAGTTATTCTTCATCATGTAGGACTTGCCGGAACCTTGTTCACCAGCCGCCATGAAGAATCGGTTGAGGTGGAAACCACCTTCGATCATGTCACCAGATAGTAATGCGTTGAGCGCATAAGAACCGGAGTCCACGAAACCGTATTGAGGGTGACGTTGCTGCTTGTCAGCGTAGCGGTCACCAGTTTTGACCTTTGTCTTGAAGAAAGAGAAGTCAGTAGCTGCGATATTTTTCTTTGCCATAGATTTTTCCTTGATTTAAGTGTTAGAGTTAGTTGATACTACAAAATGCCTAAAGCGGCGCATTGAGTTTGTCAAATGTAGTTATGAATAATTTGAATTGCAAATTGGCTTAAAATCGTAAATTTTGGTCATTTCCTTTAGCGGGCGATAGTAAGTTTATACCTCCTTCAAGAGTTTCCCATGCGTCACTCAAGCTCATAATAGGCGTCATGAATACGTCCACCTTATCGAACTTGACCTTCGTCCAAGGGAACCGCATCGAGTTTATCTTGAGCGGCTGCCTCGTCACGATAACATACGGCTTGAACTCGCTAAGCTTCTTCGCGTCGTACGTGCCAGATATGTTTATCAGACTCAGAATGGCTCGATTGTCCACCACGCCAGTAATTTTTACCGACGGCGGGACATTGGGTTTCAACTCGACAAACGCCAGTGTCTTGCCCCTACCGTTGGTCATGAACAGTTCCTCGTAACGACGGTCACGGATGACGGCCAAATACTCGCCAAGGTCAAAATAACCTACCAGAGAACGGTGTCTTGGCATCTGGTAACTGGTATAGACATACCTAGCGATCACTGGTTCGTACAGCTTTCCGTTATTGTCCCCAAGGTGCGTCATCAAGTTATAGATGCCCTTCAAGTCCTTTCGGCCATATTCCCTCAACGAAAACTTACGCTGGGCCGAATCTACAATGGTCAACGCCCATGTCTCATACCATGAGAACTTCGAAACAAATGTGAACCCGCTAATATTCAGCGACGAATCCTCCGGAAACGAGTTAAGGGCTCGTGTCAACGCACCCGGCGATGAATCCGCCGCAACCACCGTATCGTTAACCACATGGATATCGACCGTGCGGCCATGCAGCCTTATCGACGGAATACCGATACCCATCTTGTTGACATACGGCTCCTCGGTCTTGACAACGTGATCGTCAAGCGAGCCATCGGTCGCCATGCCGAACTCATCGGCAACGGACATGTAGTCCAACGTACGGTCTTTGACGTACACTAGCTGTTTGGAGCCAACTATTTGAACAAACATTAGACCATCCTACCACGGTTTTTGAATGGAAGACGAATCATTTCCGAACGTGCGCTCGGCAGTACCACGCACAGCAGCAAGTAGTAAAGGTTCTCGCTGTTATCGAATTCGCAAGTACTCTGGTCGCCGTCGATATAGACACGAGGCTCATAGATGCCCACTTGCTGGATGCATTCTTGAAGCAAGGCCATGCCTTCCTCTTGAGAACCTATCTTGAACAGTCGCTGCTCAATACCAGTACCGAAGTCTTGGTTAAACAAGCGTTCGCCTGGGTTGGTAAGCAAGATCGAATAGACATTCTGAATCAAGCTGGTTTCGTCAGTGACTTCCTTCATGTTGAGGAAACCCATGTCACGGTTATACATCGCCGTACGACCCACACGGTCAACGTCGATTACACCCGGCTTCAGCTTTTTAGCCAATGGAATACTTTTATTAAACTCGCCACCGCTAACATACACGCTAGCATTGTCATACGTAAGCGGAATAAGCTCACCAGTCGTCGGCTTACGATAGACCATAACAGTGTACGAACCTTCCAGACCATCTGGAACCACTACATCAAGGTACGTTGAATTACCAGACACTATAGTAGCGGTCTGCGTCCCGATTTGAACCACGTTCGAGAATATTGAGTTGCCAAAATTATTTACCGACACATCAGTCGGCGTAATACGAATAATTTGGCCGGGTTCAGCCATCGTAGCAGACAAATTAATTTCAAACGGTTCTGGGGTTACGCCAGACGATCCGCCGGATATCACGATGTTAGGATAATGCTCACGGTCATCGCAGTTAGCGGACGAAAAGGTAACGCTCGGTTCACCTTCGCCTATAACCTTAATCGCAATCGACGGCGTGTACGACGCATTTCCAGACAGCCAATCCGAAATTATGCTGGACGCAATCTGAATAGTCACAGAACGACCATAATTGGTCGCGCCGCCACTCTCACTATATGTATGGTCGTTGTTATCATGTTCCAATGCTGGATTATACAGAGTCGCATTGCCTATAGGAATACCAGTAAAATGTTCCTTGATTTCGTCATACGTCATTGACGGACTCCATCCAGCAGAATCCATCTGATACAGCATAATAGTGGCTTCGCTATACGTCATATCCTCAACGAACAAGGTTAGTTCGGCAGACGCAGTTTCTTCAGCACTAATGATATTAGATGCAAACTGCAAACAAACGATAGACTCTCTAGAACCACCACGGCAAATCAACTGCTTGCTGTTGCTATGGTCAGTCTGTACGTCTCCAGTCTCAAAATAAGTATCGATTTTCGGCGTCAGCAGAATGGTATTTTCATTAGGGTCATAAACCGGTGCGTTACTCAACTGAGTGTCAACACCAGAACGAGTACCACTAGACGATACCACGGGCCAGTTAACTGGAACGGAACTGGCTGGAATTCTAGCACAATACATAGTTTTAGCAACGACAGTCGAATCACCAAGGAATGCATTGACCTTAACTTTTGAACCGTTAACCTCAAGTACTCTGCACAGAACTGTCCCGATACTCATACTATCACCAACCATCATAACTGGTGTAGCTTGCAAGTTAAATTCGCCAAAATTAAACTCGGCACTTTCGTCGCTCAAACGAGTATAGTGGATATTACCGCAATCAAAGTAGCATACTCGCCACTTAGACAATGTATAGCCTTCTGGAGTAATCTCAACATCTATGTCAGCATCCGTATAATGCTTAACATCATAACGGTACACGTTGCCAGATACCTTATGAATAGTAAACGTGCCGCATATACGAAGACTGTTTGGGCCCAGCAAGTGCTTGCTAGCCAATTCGCTATTCGAAATAGTTACCGAATCACCATCATTCAATGAACTGTTAGCCAGTTCAAGAAACACCTCATTCGTCTTAACTATAATACGGCGTATATCGACTTCCGACTCTTTGCATTCGATCAACAAATTCATTGGATTCTTGGCATCGCGTATTGCCGATTCAGAATCGTCAGAGAAATTGTCCGAAAAGTTAACCACGTTGCGGCCAACCGAAATGGGAACCACCAGCTCCGTATTGAACTTGTGAGCGTCAATGCGCGGTTTACGAAATTCGCTTTTCCAGTCATCGTATGTAGTGCCAGCAACATCCGTAGTAAGACCATAGCCAGTTGTGCCGTAATATGACTGAGGCCCATTGTAATAAAGGAACAGTCTTGCTCGGTACTCACCAGCAATTACATCCGACAAGTTAATCACATACGTCGGCTTATTAGTTGTGTACTGTCGAGTTGCGTCTACTCGCATGGTAAACCTACCTTGTCAAATGTCCTATCGCACCGTCGTCATCATCGTCATCATCGTCGTCATCGTCCCTAAGTACCATGTCGTCAGCTGGATCAGACTGTTCAGATGGTTCAGACGGCGTGGCGGTTTCATTGGAACCACCGTCCAGATCAATCATAGGCTCATCGTCATCGTCAATCGTAAACAAATCATCGGATTCATCGGATTCTGCCGGAGTGTCTGGGGCATCTGCTGTCGGAGGAGCCTCTGGCTGCTCAGCCTCTGGCTCTTTCTCGTTTTCTTTCGCTTTATCTTTTTTCTTAACGGCAACGTTCGCAATGATAGCCCAGTCTTGATCCGTCATTTGAGTGCCATATACATTAAGCTTTTGAGATATCACATCAAACGCATCAACCACTTTTGGGAGCAAGGTAGGATCGATATTGTATTCGTTTCCTTTATCTAACTCATTAACCAGCTTGCCAATAGTAGTCACACTCTCTTGTCCATCCAACTTGACTGGAGTCTGGGATAGCTCTTTCCATCGTATGTGATTATTGAGATACTCCATGAAAACAGACGCCAATGACATGACTACTGGTTTAATCTGTTCAAAGTCTTCCTTGGTCGCTGATCCTTGGCTCAGCGCATAATCAAGCGTGTTGAATTTTTCATACAAGTCACGCACTGGCTGCGTCATACGCTTGAAAATATGCTTGAAATTATGTTCATTTTCGGCATTCTCATCGGCTGATATATCCGTCTCGTAAGCAGTGTCCATCGCAGACATCATGTCGATCAGACGAACCTTTCCGCCAGTCGGAATAGTCTGCATGAATTCATAATATTCTTTCTTCAAGGCGTTACGAGCTTTAGCTTCTTCGCTAGTAGACACTGCATCAGTTTCTTCATCACTGAACGTAACCGAATCGAAAACCTTCTTCAACTTGCGCTCGATATTAGTAAAGAATGAACCCAATTTTTTAGCAGTATTGTCCACCACGTCAGCCAAACTCCGATTGAACGCAAGACCGTTAATTCTGCTCAGCTTACTGATTAGCTGCCCAATCTTGAACTCATCAACGGTAACAATAGGATAGTCGCTACCGCCATAATGACAAGTACGTTGAGAAAGCTTGATTCCCTTGCCACCTTGATAAGCAAACTCAAGCAAGAAAGATGACAACGACGACACGGACTGTACCAATAAGTCCTCATTATTCAGCGAAACTTGAGGCATGGGAACATTTACCAGTATAGGAGTCTTATCGGCGACAGCAACATAGGCCCTAACAGCAGACATTACGTTCTTAATCGAGTTGACAAATTTATCCATAATTTCTTTATGAATCGATTCGCCAGTATCTCCCATGTTACCCATGTTGGCATGACCCTTCGCAATCTGTTCGTCAAGGCTATTATTTACACTGTTGGTATCAGCAGAATCATCCAGCTGAAGACTCGTCTGAGTCGCGCTTTCCTTCGCTTCTTGTACACTCGTCAGCATAACGTATTTACGAAGTTTAGAACCAGGATCACTGATTGCCTCAGCAAATTTTAGACCTTCTGCTGGGCTCAGTGCAATAGCATACTCGGTGGATCTTCCCTTTACCAGATCCATTGACTTCGGCGTAATTCCGCATAGCTGAAGAATGCCAGCACGGCCACCCTTTTCATCAATTACTCGGTTACCGTTTTCGTCAATTCGCGTAAACTCTCTACCACGTTTACCAAGCAATATACGCAATCCGTTGACGCCTCCGTCAATAATCCATTCATTTTGGCCACTCTGATCCATACGGAATTTACATACAACGTTTTTATTATTTTCTTGCAACCACGTCAATGCCTTCGCAAGTTCAGCAGTTGATGCATCGGATCCAGCGAGTCGTGCAATCGGCTCCTTCGGAGCAAACCAAGCGACATTCTCCTTGATCTCGTTAGAAAAGTCGTACGTTCTGATGCCAGCTGTGCTAGAGTTTTTCGCATTATTGATAATGGCGAAGATACTACCCTTTCGAGTATCAAAGCTCTCTGGATGGCCATTCATCACATCAGCCAGCATTCGCTTCAACTGCGAAATCACGGTAGGATTTTCAGAATTTCGTTCAAACATGTCGAACTTGGCTTGCTTTGCATCAGCATACTGACCAATCGGCTTGTTAAGACGGTGATTTTCTTCAGTCGCCAACGACAAGGCAACTGCCATAAGCTTCGAGGTATCAACGTTGTTACTGTCGATATAACCATCGGCAACCATCTGGAGCCATGTTCTCAGTTCAATGTACAACAGCTTAATTTGTGATACCGAATCAACCTTCGCTTCTTTGTAAAAATTAGCCATACGAATATCCCCTTATTGATTGTCGTCTGATTCAGTATCGCCAGACATGAACTCAGTATAGAATGCGTTGTAGCGAAGCCACTGGCCAACATTGACCGACCCAATGACACCAACAATGCCGTCAGCACCTTCGGACGGAGGTGTAATCGTTATACCGATCAATCCAGCATGGCTTAGCAAGGCCGCAGACACGATAATATTCCAGTCGGCAGCCGAATTAAAGTTAAACTCTTCTGGGAAGTCTTGGAACGTATAATTCACGTCGTGAGCCGAACGATAATACGAGTCATCAAGCGGAGGCAGCTTTTCGCACAGCCCAGTAATTTTGACTGAATCTGGGTTGTTATCCGCCGCGCTGTAATTGAAGAACGCGATAGGCTTCGACTTGTCATTCTGGAGAGCTATGACGGACGGCAACCTCATTGTAATCGTCTGATTCAACACATCGCCAGATTGCACCGTAGCTGGAGTCATATTAAGCGACATGGGTGAATTGGATGGCAATACTCCGTGAAGCGCACCAACAAACGACTCGACGCTAAATCCGCCGTCGCACAGTTGCTTGGCGGAATTTCGCAAGTTAAATTCGTCCTCGGTATGTCCAGGAACATGAGGAAGTATTTCGTAGAATAGCTTTTCGGAAATCATGAATGCGCCAAACTCGTCGGCCATACCAGCAAATACTGGGCCCCTAACAAGCATGGCGAGCATGCTCGTGCCGTAGTCGATATCGTACTTCTTACCAGATACGGACTTCTTGAATTGTTCCGGACTTACGGTCATTGCGAACAAGTTGCATCGTTCTTCCCATGGGTTGATCCCCTTGTCCGCAAACGACTCGTGATAATATTGGTTAGCAATTCTCTGGTATGTATTGGCGAAACGGTTCTTCAGTGCTCCGTTTTTAGTGTCGCCAGCCGCAGTAAAATAGTCTTTAATGCCGAACGCTCGGAACATGTCGATCCAAGTGTCGCCAACGAAAGTTTTATCGAGTTCTGTAGCCATGACTTCCACGAGTACTAATGTACACGCAGTTTATCAGTTAGGCTACAGCAAATATTCCGGAAGATCTATCAAAACAGGCACTTCTTCGGTGTCTCCATCCTCGTCTGGATTGACGATCATGTCTGGTACATTATCGTCTGGAGCAGGGCCATGCACCTCTTCGTCAAGTTCCCTAAGCATCTTGAGCAAGTACACATAACTTTCAAGAAACTCGTCGTCATCCACATCGACATTAGCCAACGGCAAACGCTGTTCGGCAACAGTAGCGACGGCGGTATTGTAGTACCTGGCGTCATTCGGAATCCACACGTCAAACATGAACCCATTCGGCGTAGCTTGGCTGCCAACCCTAACAATGTCGGGGTCGCCACCAACCAAGATTACTTCATTTCCCTCTGGGAATGGATCTTCTTCCTTGGTGAAATCACGGTACGGACGCAGCGTCTTTGACATAAGCCTATCCAGCACATATATGTCATAGAGATATCCACCAGGCAAGTATAGGCTTCCCAGTGACGATATAGTGCCGCTCTGAATCGACATGGAGACGAGATTATGGTCAATTTCGGTAGTATTGAACAACGGAGAATGCTTTGCGTAGTCAAGGACAAACTCGTTTACATTCACTTGTTTCGAAACGAAACCAAGCGACACGACGTTATTGCATCCTTGAGTACTCAGCAGTTTGATTACACGGTTCGCGCCGTCCTCAAACTTAGCGTCGTTCTCGTCAATGCCCTCAAATTCGACATGGACTGGCAAGATATACGGAACTCCGCCATAAATCATAACGAAGCACAGCTCGGTTCGTGCATACATTCCTAATACGCCACTTGCGGTAAACAGCTTTACCGGAGGCGAGTTGTCCGGATATCGTTTCTTCAAGTCCGCGATATATGTCTTGACATCGGTAGCCAAATCTTCGCCGTCAATGTCAGAAATGTAGGACACCAGTGCCTTATTACAGTTACGCACCAGTCCGCTCGATACAGCTCCGCCATGAGTAGCTTCGGCAAACGTATCGCCCATTACTCGCTTGGCGTAGGCCATCGTCGAGATTATCCTACCACGGCAAAACCAGTCGGCAAACCTAATTGCCGACTTCTTGGTTTTCTGGACAACCGACACTGCCTTCGATTTGACCTTGGCCTTTACAGCCAAAGCCTTCGACTTTATCTTAGAGATCAGCAACATCGACAATCAGTCCCAAGCTGCCCTTGACTTCGTCATACCTCGGTTTGAGCGCGGCATTCATAAGCGAAAGTTCTTCCAGCTTGATAATGGTTTCGGTAATGGCCTTGGCAATCACTTCAGGCACTTTGGACTTGTCGTATTCGACTTCAAAGTCGTTCTTGACAACAATCTTGCCATCCTCATCGCGGCCAACTCCAGCCTTTTCGTATTCTTCATCGGAAACATTCACCGAGTCAAGAAACTCGTCGAACTTCACTCGGATGGGCCAAGTGCAGCCCAACTTCTGCGAATTGTTGATGATGTTGATACGGTCAGAAACCTTCAATTTAACGATATTTGACATAAAGAAATCCTCTTTGTTCACTAAATTACATCATTTATACGGCTATCGCGCCATTCTTGGGCATGCTTGATATCTTCCTTCGAACGCTCGATATTGACCGATACCAAGAAATCCACATTACCAATGCGCTTCTTGACTGGAAGATGATCGAAATCATTCGCCTCCAGAGTAATGTATTCAGACCATGCGCCGACCGTCAGACGCTTCGTAACGCCTAGCACAACATCTTCCGGATATACCGATACGGTAACTGGGACAGCCTTTAGATCTGGGTCATAGTTTATTCCGTTCACTGGCTGAACCGCAAACGAAATCATCAAGTGTCCATTTATGCCACCATGGACGCCACTATGGCCAGCATAAGGCACACGCATCTTTAGTGCGCCGGGAACATAACGGATGACCTTCTCGACTACCTTCTTAGTAACGCCCTTGCCTCTACATACCGTACATGGTTCAGCGAACACCGTGCCCTTTCCTTCGCAGACCTTACATGGTTGACGCTTTCCTTCAAGTATGACATAGCCATAGCCACCGCATACATGGCATGTATGCTCCCTATTTCCGCCAGTTCCGTCACACTGGAGACATTCGACATTTCTGGTGAACTTAATCGGCATCGCATCGATACCACCGATGAACACGTCCACCGGAATCTTCACCTTGAGATTCACGTTCTTGCCGTTCTGCAGCTTTGGATCGACCTTCGGCGGATTCTTGAAATTTTCAGCCACGGTAGGACGGCCAAATACGGAAGACAGCATATTGAAGTCGGCAACAAATGCGTTCTTGGAATCATACTCCTTTCGTTTTTCCGGAGTATCAATCAAGGCATACGCCTCATTGAGTTCAATCATCTTGGAGTCGTCGCCGTTATTCTTGTCTGGGTGATACTTACGAGCAAGCTGCTTGTAACTAGCCAAGATTTCGTCGTCAGTTGCGTCAGGCTTCACGTTTAGCACTTCGTATGCGTTCATAATGGTCTATTTCCCTAATTAACTGATAAACTACATTAAAATCAATCAGAGACCACAATGACGGACGGATTTAAACTGTTATTAGAAGCAGCACACAAGAAAAAGAAGAAAGGCCCAAGCCATCCTCGAATCGGATTTCCCGGTTACGGTTTCAGCAGTGTACCCGGTGACAGAGCCCAAACAGATAAATTTTGTCCGTCGATTTCCGATTCGGGTAACATAGTAATGCCAGCACCGACGCCAATACATACCCAAGGCCAAGACAGCGGTGGCGTCATTGTAATGACTCCTGGCAACGGTGATGGCGGAGACGGTGGCCCAGTCATGGCAGCCCCTACAGCTGGAGACGGCGGCGGAGCAGCAGCTGGCGAATCGGTTGAAATGAATAAGATCAACAGCATCATCGAATCATACAAGACCGCCAACCCAAACTCACCAGTCATTGAAGAAATTCAGTCAATGCTCAAAAGTGTGAACGAAGGAAACGGTTACCTTTACCATTCATGCGACGGCGCAACGGCCATTACGCCGAACGAGCTTCCTCCGGTCGCAGAATCCCAAGTCTCCGCACTTGCAGCCGCATGTGAGTCTACATTGAGTGCATTCAAGAAATACACTGGATTCGACTACCTATCGTGGCGAAACAATTAACCATTTTACCATAAAAAGAAAGGCGGCATTTAGCCGCCTTTTTTGTTAGAATTCGATCTCGTCACTCGCTAGGATTTCATCCTTGTTGAGTTTAGGTTTCGGATTGGACTTTCGAGTAGCTTTCGGCTTCTTCGGACTAGTCATCTGAGTTTCGATAGTTTCATCATCAAAATCATTGACATCGCCGAACAGTTCTTGATCGACATTCGGATCATTCGGTTCATCCTCATCATCGTCAGAACTGATAGACACGAACGAACTAGTTCCATCCCTACCAGAACGGTACTTATGGTCATCGGTAGAAAGAACAGCATTGTCACTTACATATTCCTTCGGAGCACCAGTGGTTTCGCGTTTCGAAGCCTTCTTTGTTGCACGGTGCTTCTTGACCTTCGGCGTTTTCTCTACCTTCGGCTTTTCCGCTACCTTTGGCTCCGCCTCTACCGTTGGATTATCGACTGGAATTTCTTCCTCGTCAATAAGGTCGCCAAATTCATCGCCAGTTTCGATCGTTTCCGGAGTTTCTTCCTCATCCTCAGCTGGGTTTCGGTTCACCTTTTCCAGAGAGAACGACCTACGAGCAGAGCTATTAGTAATGTCATTGAAGACATTCTTGAAGCCTTGCACAGCACCATCGTCAGACGCAGCAGCAACTACGCACATGCTGTTGAAAGCAACCCTAGTCAGCCAGCCAAGGCTAGTCTTGACCATTTCACCGTAATCCTCGACAGCGAACGCTTGCGTAATAGCCTTGACAGCCTCAGCAACCTTTTGGCGCGTGTTGTCACCGGAATCCACAAGATCAGCGACACTAGCAAGCATCTGTATGTAGCGTTCAGCGCGAACGCCAGTCGCGACACACATCAATGCCATCAAGAACGCATCGACATAAGCATTGTCGGTATCATCGCCAAGCGAATACTTCTCTTGTAAAGTGAAGCCAAGCTTAGCAATGTAGTTGAACGTTCCGTAGTCGAACACAAGGCCAGGGTACTTGAGCTTAAATATCGCATGTGAACCATCACTCAAGAGAATACCAGCTTCACGCAGCTTTGCCAACAGAGGGCCCATCTTTACAAGATAGTCATCCTTGGATGCGATAGAGTAGTACGGGTTATTGCGCATGTGAGCAATACGACGCTGGGCAGCCTTACTTGGGTACATCGAACCCATGCGGACTCGGTTGGAACCCTTCTCAATAGCCTCAAGTTCTCGGTCATACAGCATACTAGCACAATCAGACCAGCTGCGGTCATCCGTCTTGTACGCAATCAAGTTTTCAAAGATGTTTCGAATGCGCTGCTTTCTTATAGTACTTGTATCGCCAAAGAATCCAGTCGGAATACCAGTTGCCGTATCCAAGCGAAGCAAGCTGTTGATGATATTAATCACCTTGAGCTTGTCTGGATTCAGCGCAATACGCTGTTGAGCAACGTCGTTATGGCAGTATGCGTTGACCGTGTCCATCAATTCATCTTTATCAAGAGAATCCGGAACTGATCCGAGGAGCCTAGTAACACCAGAGATCCATTCGGAATCAATTTCACCAGCCTCATCTGACATCATCTGAGGATATGCGTTAGGCTCACCAGATACCACGCCGATCTTATCCAAATCCGACATATCGCCAGATTCGTCCATCTGGTTCGTATCAGCGATTTCGTCCACGCAATCAGCCCATGACACGTCGTCGGTTTTCATCGAACCAAGCTTTTTGAACAACGCAATAAGCACGTCGTTAGAGTTTGCATCAGAACCCAAGTCAAGAACGCTACGCGGAATTTCTCCAGACTTCGCAATTCCATCGACATCCTTCAAGACATCGACGGCGGTAGCAACTCGTTCATTATCGATCTGCAATGGTTGATCAGCGCAGTATGCTTCGACAATCTGATTCATCTGGTCAGCAGTAATGTCATACGGCATAACATTCAAGGCATCCTTCAAATCGAATACCCATTCTGATTGGCCAAATGTACGACCAACATCCTTCATGACAGCTCGACGGCCAGCCTTCTGACCGAACGTAGTGGTCACCAAGATAATGTCGGCGATAGGCGTATCGAAACCATAACACAGTTCATACAGCGAACGCATCGCTTCGTCCATGAGCTTGGTCGCACGTTCCTTATAATTTTTCGCGTAGTTCACGTCTCCGGTCAGTTCATCAATGGAGCCGTAATTGCCAGTCAGCTTCTTGAACAAATCCATACGGATCGCATGGGCAAAATCCTTGATAGACTCGACCTTCGGAACATCGGTAGATGAACCATCGCCAAGGGCAAGCGCAACGATTCGCGGAAGCGGAATCTTGTACGCCTTTTCCGGAGTAGTCCTATTACCGTTTTCGTCAAACGCGATAGCAGTTTCCTTCTTGTCGTCCAAGATATTCTCTTTGCTGCCAATTACTGCGCTATACATCTGGTTGTACGTTTTGAACGCATAGCCACCAATAGCCGCCTTTACCACTTCGGCGAGTGTAGGATAAGAGGTGTCCTTGTTACGTTCGTCATCAATCATCGCACTGACAAGTTCACGCTGCAAGTCATTAGCACCACGGCCCTTGTACAACTGCTTACCAGTCAACGACTGACGAACCGAGTTGAATGCACGTTCAGAAAGCCTATCAACACGTTCATCAGTAAGTACTCGTTCAAATGCGTTAAACGCCTTACCAAGAGTGTATGCATATTGGGCAAGTTGCGGATTCTGGTCAATTTCCTTCTGAATTAACGGTGTGTACGAAGTTCTTGCCGCAGCTTCTTCCGAGTCACTGAAACCAAGCATAGCAACGTCTTCGTCGGACGGAGCTTGACGCATCTGAGAACGAGCGAACGAGTCAATCGCCTTACCATACTTACTTGGTTGCACAGTGCCATCCTCATTCATCTGAGGCTCCTCATCCGGACGAGGTAATGCCCTAGTATTTGACAAGTACGGAACACCAACTTCTTCCTCGTTACGGTTAATCACAGACTGATCGATACGATTGATAAGCTGGATCAATTTAGTGGCAAGATCTTCTTCGGATTCTGCACCCTTGACAACGTTCGTCGCAATCTGAGCAATCTTAATGGAAAGTGGGTTTCCACTATAACGACTCAAAATTCCGCGAACATTGTCTAGCGATTCAACCAAGTCTTCTTGGGTATCGGTATGCAACGTAAGAACGTACTCACCAAGCATGAATACTACTTGGGCAATAGAACTAGCATCGGATTCCGTATAAGAGAACTCACGAAATTCAGGATCTTCATGATTGTCAATGTCGTCGTACGATTTATACTTCTTGAGATCCCTTAAAGTCTTAATCGCGGCATTCATTACGTTGCGAGCATGTTCAACTTCGTCAGAGCTTACCTTACCGTCAACGATAGAAGCTACCAACCCAGCATAGCACGGATAGTCCTTACCAATCTTCGCCAAGGCAGCCGCACCAGCTGCCTTCTTTTCCTTGGCAGCATCATACGTTGCAATGTAACGTTGGAACAAGCGAAGCTGGCTCGGATCGCGTTTCGGATTTTCAGCAAATACCTTGTACCAGTGACGAATTTGTTCGTCATCCGTCGCATTCTCGTTCTCAATCGGAGTAGCATTCGGCATTTCCTTAGCGAGTTCAATAGCACCTTCAAGAGACTCACCAGCATCTTGGTAAGCCTTGACCGCGTTATTGTAATAAGCAGCTTGCTGGAGAATGTCGCCAAGCGCATGGTCACCAGCAGTTAAATCGCTAGTAGCAGATGCGTCATGAACCAATGCGTCTTGCTCACCATTGGCATAATGCAATGTCGTACGGCCCATGTTTTCATTGGAGAACATAGAGATTTCCGGCATCGGGTCGCCACCAGGTTTCAACGTAAACGCTTGCTCAGTAGGTTCAGCAGTTTCGAGAGGATCCTTCTTGGAGTAGCCAGCTACATAGCGGAGCATACCAAACACCTTGACACGCTGAGCGTACTGGTTGATTCGCAACTCGCGCAAAGTCTTCTTATTCTGCTTGGGATCACCAGCCATCGTCTTTGAGATAGCTGCGGTCATAGTGTCCAGAAGGTCTTGGGTTACGCCCTTCTCGTCAATGCACTTATCGACCACTGTGTACAAATTATTGCGTAGCTGTTCAACACGCTTGCCTCGCGGAGTTTTCATCAGAGCATCAACCAAGTTTTTCACTTGATCGTGCCACTGAGCAGAATTCTTCGAAACAATCGAAATCACACACACATACACCGACTTAATCTCAGCAGCCCTAGCCTTAGCCAACGCCTTCGCACCATTCTTGCCGATGATCGACGTTTGCAAGTCAACAACCTTGTCATGGAATTCATCAAAGCTGCTGAACCAATGCTTGTCGTTATTAACGTCGTTGAATGTTTGGATAGCCGACGCGATACTCTGCTTAGTTTGCGGATCGGATGCCTTGTTTTCGGCACTATAGAAATTTTCCATGAAGAATACCGATGATCTAAGCAGATCTAGCAAGGTAGCTTGTTGCGCCTTGACCAATCCGTCGGTATATGCAACCACGTTACATGCCTTGCACAAATCCGACAACGCATTGGCCGACAGAATAACCGAAGCCGAGTCAGAAGCACTGCCCTCGTCCGAGTTGAGTGTCGCCATATAAGATGCAATCATCTTATCGACCGCACTGTGCTTACCCAGCACAAAAGTATCGATCGACGGAGCAACCTTATATACGTTTTCCGCAATATCATCGGCAGTTCCATACCCAGCCGCCTCTGCCGATTTGGCATAATGCGACACGGCGTGAGTGAAGTTATCACAAATACTACCAATGTTAGATACAGCCTTGTTAAGCAATTCTGGATCGCTGGCATCATACAAATTCTTCACCTTGTCAACCAAGGCCGTTCGGTAACCAAAATTGTCTGCCTCTTCGCTAGGCAAGAAACCATTGGTCGCAATCTTATGCACGTTGTCAGAACGGTTCAGTGTACGAAGACGTTTTGCCTCTTCACTCATGCGAGTGTCTTGCATGATATTAGCATCATGAATATTTTCCATTTCACGAGTCATAGCGTCAGACTTCATCAAAGCATCGTCAGATGCGCCGCTACGAATATTGGAGAACGCCTTAAGACCGCACATGATGATCCATGCGGTTCCGCCGGATACGTAAGCCGGAATCAAAGACGAACTTACATAGTTGGTGTAAATTTCCTTGATTCGAGGAAGATCTATACTGTCAACGTCAATATTGTAATCCTGTAGCGGGCCGTCACCATGATACGCAATCTTCAATACGCCATCATGAAACTCGAAACATCTTTCGGTAATTTTTCCAGCAGTTACTTGATCAGACTTACTCCCATCACCCTTTAAACGGTCGTTAGGGCTTTCTTCACGGAACGTGTACACAGCATCAGCAAGACCGACGGCGTTAACAATTTCCTTTCCGTCGGCGGTTTCACCACCATGAATTTCATTGTCGCCGCTAAAGACAATCTTCGTCTTGATATTTTTTACCGCGCTAACAAAGGTCGCATAGTCGAGCTCATTATCGGCCCTAGCAAGTCCTTTCTCAATAAACCACTTCGACAATTCTTCCTTTCCGAGCTTAGCGGCTTTAGCCGCTTCATCAGACAAGTCAGCTAAATTGCTCAGCAAATCATAGTGGAGTGAAATAGCAGTTTGCGTATTGGCAGACACCTCTTGGAACCATGTAGCTACCGACTTAGCTAGATTAGCAGCACTCTGGTCATCAAAGACCGGTTCACACTTATATCCGCTATCAGTAAGGATACGCTGCATAACCTTGTACACAGCGTGACCTACACGAGAATTTTTCATATTGTAGGAGAAACGACTCAACGCGTCAATCGCAAAGATCTTGTAATAGCGTTGGCAAGTAAACTTGGTTTTGTTGTTGACCAAGTTAAACTGAGTCGTGTTGTCCCCAAGCTCAGCCATGTTCTTGGTAACCACGTTTTCGGACTTCAAAATATAGTCATCATCCGAACGTTCTTTATTCATGGCTTTCGTAGCAGTGTTACCAGACCAGCTTTTGGTCACAATATTGTATAGCTGCTGCGCCATAGCGGCAGTCCTATCGTTCCAAGCAGCGTCGCGAAATTCACTACCAACAATCTCATTACGCAGTACAGAACATGCAAGCGTCAAGTAAGCAGCATCAGTAACCATCTGGTCAGATACATACGAACGAATGTTAGCTACATCGACCATGCTGTTAATAATCTCGATAACCTTGTTCAAACGAGCGGCGACAATTCCGTACAGCTCGTTCAAATCCGCGTTAGACACCGACTGTTCAGTCACCGGAGTTTGGTACAGCGAAGACGTGCACACTTCAAGCGAACTCATCAGCGCATAGTTGAACGCCTCGGCAGCTTGACTGCATGCGTTTTTGCGGCGTAATCCAGACTGCTTGCTAGGCTGGGATTCAAAGTTATAATCAACAACGGATTGGAAAGCCTTAATCGCTACCTTGTCATTGGTAGATTTAGCCATTTTCAACAAGAGCTTAGCCAGCGGAGGAATGACGGTAGCAGCCAAGTAGACATAGCGACGGCGAGCATTATCACCCTTTTCATCATCACGATTCGAACCGCGCAAACTAGGATTCCAATTAGCGCGTAAGGCAACTTGATTCAATACAGCTTGGACAGCTGCATTCTTCGCCACGTTGGTATATGAATTCTCATACGTCGTGCCGCTTGTTTCACCAAGCACCACATTCAGCACTTCATTCACATCTTGAACGATAAGTTTCTCAATTTCAGCTGGATTGGCCGCTTCAAGTAATATACGCTGACTGGTCATATCAGTTCCTAAAACATTTCAGACGTAGTTTATCATTACTAAATATCGGCAATTTGATAAACTAGGCATAAACACTATTGGATTGATTATGGCCCAGCACAATTTCAGTGAATTATTCGACGAATACCTTGATGACAAGGCATCCGATAAGCTAAGAAACCGATTGGCATCCGCCCAAGCCGATCTCGCTAAGTCACCAGTCGCCGACGAAATTCAAGCCAGTCTTGACGGCGGAGACATCGACCAAATTAAAGATTTGTTTACAATGCTAACACGAAGCAGTAAATCGACTGCTCCAGAAATTTGGAATGCACTGAAGCAAGACCGCAAGAACCTACTTGACGCAGCGGCCAACAAAAAAGTTAAGTCCAGTTCAATCGATTCGGCAATCAAGAAACTTAATCCCAAGCCGCAAAACGATACAGAAGCAAAGAAAGACAAACAGTTTGATGTAAATCTTCCCAATTTCTCACTAGAAAACGACAACATCTTTGGCGAGATGGGCGACGTATCGCTTGATGATCTGGCCAACGTCACCGACGACACTAAATCCGTTCCAGCTACAGCGTCAACGCAAGCTCAAGCTCAAGATCAAGCTCAAGCTCAAGCTCAAGATCAAGATCAAGCCCAAGCTCAAGATCAAGCTCAAGCTCAAGATCAAGATCAAGATCAAGATCAAGCAACAACCGAAGAAAACGACGCTGAAGCGGCGGCAACCGAGTTCGCAAACGAAGAAGAAATTCTGGACAATGATCCATTCCATATCACTACAATAGACGATGAGGAAAAATCAGAAGAGGAAGAAAAAACAGTCGATCAAGCGCAAAGTGAGCAAGCACAAAGTGAACAAGCACAAAGTGAACAAGCGCAAGGTGATAACAGCACAGCAGCAACAAACTCAGTCGATATTAATCCGGAAGAAGTAGAAGCAGAAGAAGCACGACGTCTGCGTGAAGCAGCAGAAGCCGCAAGACAGCAACGCGATGCAGAAGCCGCCGCTGCGGCACAACGCCAGCGCGATGCAGAAGCCGCCGCTGCGGCACAACGCCAGCGCGATGCAGAAGCCGCCGCTGCAGCACAACGCCAGCGCGATGCAGAAGCCGCCGCTGCAGCACAACACCAGCGCGATGCAGAAGCCGCGTCAGCTAGCCAAGAAGGCAATGCAGATACTATCGATCTTCCCAATGACAGTGCGGATAATGTAAACTTCCGTGAACAATATTCAGATGTGTATGCCGAAATCGACGAAAAGGCCATTACATCAGAACAAGCGGAGGAAGCCAAACGATATGCTGACCAAGTATTCGCTACTCCGGATGTTGAGCCGAGAGCGTATCATGCATTGACTGGAGGCCCCAGTGCGATTCGCACCAGGTGCATCGCTGGATTGCTGTCTACGGCAAATTCCAGACTAGGTTACAGATCTGACGGCGACCCAAGCACATCAAACCGCATCAACTTCAATGGCGGTGTCTCGTCCCAGGGTCACGTCGCTCCACACGTTCGCAGATCGTTTGTTATTCCCAATGGATTCGGCATGAAGCGCAATGCGTCCATCTGGAATACACCGATAATTACAGACTTCGGATTCCCATTCCTCAACTTCAGCTCTGAAGCCTTTCTCAACGTAATCAAGTCGGACGAAGATGATAAGGTTAAAAACAGTAATCTGAAAGAAATGTTTAAGAATGCCAGCAAAACCCTCGGTGGTGTATGGAAGGCTATTCACGCAGCACCGCTTGAGTTGATTCGCCAAATCGCTCATGAGATTGGAACCAAATGTACGCCCAACTATCTCAGAGTTGATGGTAACGACTTGCTGACTGCAGAACCGGGTGAACGAGTAAGCGTCACGCCAATCAACTACTACAGCGTCAATCCGTCTTACTTGGGTGTCACGATGGTTCCATACGAATTCTTGACTAACTTCTACGATGTAATCGACTACAGCAGCACATCCCAGAACGTCTATTTGAAGTACTCTGATGGGTTGACTGCAGATGAATTCGCCGAAGAAATCAACGAGAACGATGGCATTCCTCCATTCTACATCCTCGTACCGAAGAACGCAAAATTTAGCAAGTGCCCCATCAAGTCCGGTAGCTTATTCGGTTCACTCATGAACGTCATCCTCGGTCGTCAGAAGTACATGATGGTCAAGACAGTCTTCCAAGGCAAGCGTGGATGTATCGCAATGGACGAGCAAACCGCAGACAAGCTGTATTCCAACCTATAGCATTGTTTCATGTGAAACATTTTATTGTTTCACGTGAAACATTGTTTCACATGAAACATTGAAAATCCGTCAAACCATGGCGGATTTTTCTTGTATAATTGGTGAACTACTCACAGCGTAAAGGCTGTGAGCTTCGCGTTTCGTATCGATGTTTCCCGCGCCTTTAACCGCAGTCCCTGCGGCGATTAATCTTTTACCTTCGGTAAGGATGTTGATGGCGGCATTGACGTCACGGTCATGAGATGTTCCGCACTGCGGACACGTCCACGACCTTACGTTCAAGTCCTTGGCCAACATATTTCTATAACCACATCGATGACAGAGCTGAGTTGATGGAAACCATCGTCCGACACGGACGATGGTTCGTCCGTACCATTCAGCCTTATACTGTAGTTTGTTCAGAAACATCCTCCAAGCGGCGTCATGTTCAGACTTCGCGTGGACACCCTCGGAGACCTCGCGCACGTCGAGATCTTCGACCACCACCGTTTGGTTCTCGCGGAGTAGTCGAGTGGACAGCTTGCCAAGAAAATCCTTCCTTCGGTTAGCAACTTTTTCATGTTCGCGAGCAATGCGTACGCGCAACTGCTCGCGTCTATTTGAACCTTTCTGCTTTTTGGATAAAGCTCGCTGAAGGTCAGCGATACGATTTTCCGATTCTTTTTGGAACCGAGGATTCGAGACAGCTTCGCCGTCGCTGGTAACGCAGAATTCTTTAAGCCCTAAGTCGATTCCTATTTCGAATTCGGATGTCGGCAGTGCCTTCGGCACAGCCTCCTCGACCAAGATCGACGCATAGTAATTTCCAGCACGTGACCGTGACACGGTCACGTGCTTGATGTCCCTTACAGACCAGTCGATATCTTCGTAGTTGCGGAAGGAAACTAAGCCTACCTTCGGCAGACGGAGCCTCCGCCCTTCTACACGAATGTTGTTTTTCGTACGGTAAGTTGTATATGAATCCTTGTCGTTGTGCTTTGTCTTGAACTGCGGAAATCCGACTCCGTCGGCTTTCCGATCGAAGAAGTTCTTGAATGCCGTATTCAACGTAAGCACTTCGGCTGTCAAGGCGTTCGAATCGACTTCTTTCAAGAAAGGAAACTCTGTGTAGAAATCCGTCGGCTTAGACCGGCACTGCATGCCGGTCGCCTCGTATGATTTCTTACGTGCTTCTAACATGCAGTTGTAGACCTTACGGCAGCAGCCGAAAGTCTTGCAGAGCAAGACTTCCTGATGCTTGTTAGGATACAGTCTGACGTTGTAGGCACGTTGAAACATGGTTCAATAGTTCTAATCTTTATTTTTTATATAGTTTATAACTAGTTAAATTATTTTTGTCACGTTCCGTGCCTATTATCTGCCACCCTTTATGGTGGCAGTTTTCTCAGTGCGTTCTTATAAACTGCACACAAATCACGTTGAGTAAACCATGAAGACTAAGGCTATTTTAGAAAGCAACGCTATGCAAGATAACGAGCTTGCCGCGAATGGTGGTGATATTGACAACACTGGTATCCCAAGTGGTCTTCCTTTGGCTAAAGGCCAGCAAGGTAATGTCAAGTCCGAGCAAAAACTGCTGAATGACGCCTTTGACGAAGGCTACGATGAAGCTATGCTCGACGCTGACCTGGCTGCCGAACAGAAAGCAAGCGAAGATCCGTTTGGCCCAGAGACAAAGCATACTATTAAATTCGATGAAGAAGCTGAACGAGACAATGTCGATCTTCCAGAACAACAAGAAAGCTATATCGACCAACTGGCCAAGTACTACCGAGTAATGGCTCAAGAATTCAAGCTACGTTTTCACGACAAGCCAGAAGACGGCGAAAAGCTGGCACAGTTCTTAGTCACTAAGATTCTCAGCAAGCCGAACAGCACCAATGCGCAAAAATGGATCGATTACATCAACAACAGGGCGCAGAAAGGCAAGAGTAAGTCAATAATCCAGATGAAGATTATTCCTACGTTAGCTAAAGCGGCCAACATCGAAGTACCTCGTCAAGTCAACAACGAACAAACTGAATATATCGCAAACCGAAATGGAAATTTCGTAGGGTCTATAGTCGTTCCGGAAGGCTTCAACCAGCCGCCAATCGACTTAGGCAATACAGCGATCTCATTCGAATTTGGATACCCGGCAATCAACTACAAGAGTAAACTGATCACCGAAATTACTGGGGAAACCGAACAGAATCGTCTCAAGAAGTTGCTAATCGCATTGATCGAGCAAATCAACGGAACTCCAGCAGCGAAGACATTTTTGACTCGCGGCGTATTTCAATCATGGACTGGAAAGAAAGCTCGTTCAACATTGAATCGAGTGATTAAAGAAGCGGCCCATGCAATGGGTGTTCCAATGATTCGTCGTCCATTAAAAGTTACCGCGCAAGCATTAGTCGGCGACTCAGAGGCTGAAGACATTTCATGCATCCCTATCAATCAGACTGCCAACAAGAAGGCGATCGTACGCGAGTCAATAGACGCAAACGATACGAACGCATTATATGAGGGCCCTATCAACTTTATCAAGAATCGCTTTAAAGCTGACTCGACTTCCGCACAGATGTTCGGTCAACCAGTAACATTGAACCGCAATTACTTGTGCCAATTCTATACCGTCTTGGCACCAAGTGGTACAGCCGGTCTGACTAAGTACGCAAGGTTCATGGATCAAGACGATTACGACAATATAGTCAGTAAGCTTGGCGAGAAAACAATGCAAGAAATCAAGGACGCCAACAGCAATGTGAACGACCGTTTGTTCATTGATTATCTCAACAAGACTAGCGGGGTTCCGCCATTCTATATCCTTATTCCTCGTAAGAACGAACGCATCCGCGTATGCGACGAGAATATGGTAAACGGCAATGTCTGCGTCAAGTCAATCGACAGCAAAAACAAGGAAGCATACTTCTTCCCTCAAGAAAATGTTAAATCCGTATTCGAAGCTGGGTAATCATGGAGAAAAACGTACTCTTAAACTGTCTATCAGTCGGTAAGTCACTTATCGAGGCTAACACCGCCTTCTACGTCAAGGAGGAAAAGGCCAAGAGTGCGAAGTCCAAGACTGACCGATACACGCAAGGCAAGAAGCTCGTTCGCCATTACATCGGTATTGAACGTGCCCCGGACGGCAACGCGGTTGTCGAGTTCGCCGTCCAGTCACGAAGTCAATCACAGATGAGACACTGCTTCATCGACATCATACCGAAGCAAGCCAACCTATTCACGCTGGCACAGTCCACCAAGAAACTTGCCGACCGTGTAAAGCTTCTCCAAGACGCAGACGTCAAGTGCTTCTGTTCATGTCCGGACTTCAACTGGTCTGGCATGAAATGGAAGATGAAGCACCAGTACGACAGTCTTTCCGCTGGACACCATTCAGATGCGCCGAAGGACGACAACGGCGAGGACATTGCACCTCGCGTCCGTACGCCGCACTTGTGCGCCCACTTGATTGCAGCTTTCCAAGGTATGATTGCATGCGCTGGATCTATCATGAAGGATGCTAGAACGGCAACACCGCCTACACACGAGGAAGAAGCTCCGCAACCCACGCAAGAAAAGCACCCGGTCATCGGCAAGCAGCAGTCGGAAGAAAAATCTAATGAAATTATAAGTAATGCGGCAGATCAAAACGAAGCCGAAAAGGCTCGACAAGAAGCCATGGATTCATTCAGTCAAGGTGAAGGCGTCAAGACCGAAGAAACCCAAGCGGCCCTAAACGCGCTCGCTGACAACCTTAATCCGGAGGCCCAGCCGACTGAAGATGAGGAAGTCGAGGATCCCGGCCTTGGACTTATCGGTAAGCGTGACGCGGAAGAAAACGATCCAGTCAAGCAAAGTAGTCTGTTCGCTTACGACGACAACGCCGACAATCCTATCTTCGACATCCCTCTTGATGAGGAAGAACCAGAAGAAGAAGTTGACGGCGACAACGTCATCGAGGAACCTATCGAACTGCCATAGGCTAGTTCCAGATGGGTTCCATCGTCGCTACGGTAATCTGGTCGGACGTATTGTTCCACTTGTAATTGTTACCGATTAGCGTCATGAGTACATCGTAAATGACTGCACGAACAACACCGTTCTTCACTGACTGAAGGACGGTATTTAAGTACATCTTGTCGCATTCCTCGCGACCATACTCATTGAATCCGGATTCCTCGTACAACGCAGCAAGAACGATAGTTGCCGCTGGATCCAGCTTGACTCCTATAAGTTTCAGCACCTTCGCAACAATGTGTGGAAGCGGATAGGTCGCCGTAAAGCCCTTGTGAATCGTCACTCGGCTGCGGACACTGGTAAAGTCAATACTGGTGAGATCTTCGGTATCGTCATCGACATCGCCATTCAACACGACAATCTCAGCAACAAAGTCCTTGGTCAAGACCAACTTTCCGTCCTTCTTGACGATGGCCTTACGATTTTTTTCATCGACGACAATATTACGAATATACTGGGACATAATCACTCACCTTTTACTTTAGAAATTAGTCTAAAGTAGTTTAGGCGGCGTTAAAGTCCACCGGTTGGCAACTACGCTCATCCAATTCGTTGATGAAGCACTGGTCTGGGTTCGACGGCAAGGCAGCTTCGTATTCGTACTCGTACTCGATATCGGTATGGGTCGGAATATCTTGGTTGAGAAGTTCCTCGTCCATAATGTAGCGGACATATTCGGCACAGTCTGCCGGAACAATGATGGAGTCGTGGACGGTGCAGAAATGACAGCCGATTTCTTCGATAATGCGCGGGCAAACCTTGTCGAAGACAAAGCTGCTTTCGATCTTCTGCATTTCGTACGCCAACGCAGCATGGCAAGATTCCTTCATCGCCCACATGCACTCGTAGAGATTGTGGAAGTACTTCTTCCAGCAACGCTGAACTGCGGCACGGACTGGCTCACGCTTCTCATTGAAGTAAAGCGGAGAGAACAAGAAGGAAAGCATTCCCTTCTTAGCCTCGTCACGAGTAAGCTTGCGATTTAGGATAACGTCTTCGCTACATTCCTTCTGGAAGAACTCATAGATCTTTCCATCGGCCACCAAGTTACGGTAAAGGTCGAGTTCGGATTCCATGTTGTCAAGCATGGTTGACTTCATGGATTCGTGCTTCCAGATCGGACGGAAACGGATAAATGTATCGCGGTTCTCGGCAAGGTCATTACGGTAGAAGTCGATATAACGGCGGAACACGGCAATGATGAACGCTGCCTGGGAAGACTTGATATCGACTTCGGCAACAGACTCTCCATCGCAACGCAAGGCAGCATGACGGATTTCCTTCTTCATGTTCGTTACGTTGGTATGAATGCGGCCATACTTGTCGTGCTTTACATACAAGTCACCATTAGCTTCGTCGCAGAGACCATTGAAGCGTTCGATCTTGGCTCTTTCCATAGCCTCGTTGGACGGAGTCATCTGCTTATTGGCCACCATTTCCTTGAGGGTCTTGTCAGCAACAGACTGGTCAACGCTGAAGTGGCTCAACTCGTTATAGCAAATCGCCACGACCGGATCTTCCATGGAGATACGCTTGCGTTCCTCGAAGGACTTGGCAATGCGCTTGAGAACAATCGGAGACGTAATGGCGTACTTCATCATGGAGCCATGCACCACGACTTCGGTATTCTTGAGCTTCTTGTCGGCACGAGTCTGCAAGTAAGTGGCGTAGCTGTTCTGGTAAGGAGCGCAGAGCCAGAAAGCCTTGCACTTACCCTTACGGTTGGCATCACCTTTGATATAGGTTTCGGAACGGCCAATAAAACCGTTCTTGACCAAGCAGTTAATGGCAGTAATGTACTGATCGCCCAGCATCTTGTGAAGAAGGACTGCAGAAAGGTGGCAAGTCCAATACTTACGCGGAATGACCGGATTGACAATCATGTTGGTGGAAAAATCACTACGGAGCTGGCTAACGACCATGTAAAGGACGAGGGCCATTGTATCGACAAGGGTCTTGGATGTAGGCGAGTGTCCGTTAGTTGTCATAAATTCGTGACAAAACTGACTAAATGCCTTGCACAACATGGAAGGAAGTTCGATCTTGAACTCTTTGGAGGACTTATTCCTCTTCATTTGCGAGTGTTGGTTTAAAGGTTCTACGTTCACATCCATAAGGTAGTAAAACTTTCCCTAGTTGTCAATCTCCATTGCAGGATTTAATTAAGACGAACCAGCGGTGCTAGTCCGGTCTTATCGCTGAGTTTATGGTCTCAGTGATAACAGTGTACAAAGTTAAACTAAATCAATTTGAATTGCAAGCAAACTTAACCTCCGGTACATCCGACCATTTTAATGTTTCGGAAATCAATAGATAGGATTACCACATTATGTAAACTAAAATCATTGAATGTAAAGAAGAAGTTTACACACCGGAAAACAAAGTACTGACACACAGCCGCCATAGCGGCCCCCATTTAAATGTTTCGAGTTTTTATAATATATATATAGAGTAATTTGCAATTCAAATTGTTTATGGCTATCTTAGCATATTATGCCTTATAACTCTACCATAACAATCGAATTGCTGTCAATGTTCCGCTGGAAGGAAACTGGATGGAAGACTCCAGTCTCCCTCATTTCCCCGGACGTCACCATCAAAATTGCAGCACATGACTCTTGCTTGAACCACCGTTGGTCTGTTCAGCTCGACAATGCGGAAGTCAACCTTCATAGCGAACTCGCCGATGAGTCGCTGAAGGACACGCTCGTCGCTGTAGTCAAGTCCAGATTGACCAAGGACATGAAGATTATCCAGATTTTCGGTGATTCTATGCGCCGAGGTGCTACCAAGCGTCTCAAGGCTCAAGCGAATATTTTCAGCGAGACCAACTACCGTATCGACTTTTCCCATAAATATCGATTCATCGTTGTTCTCGAAGGAACTTCTTTGGATAAACTGGACGGCGTCTATCTGGTTCCGTCGTATCTTCCGGCTCCGAAAGACGGATACGACGAGGATTCGTTCTACAAGATGCTTTGCTACGAGAGAGTATAATGCAACCCCAACAACAGTTAATACAGCCTTCCGTCGTTCGGTTCGCTTATTACGATCCGGTACTGTGTGAAGTTCAGATTACTTCGCCAGATCCCAAGACTGTACACTTGATTAACAGTTTTATAGCCGCTTCGATGACTTTCTATGACAAGCAGAAGTCGAGACAGTGGGAAGTCAAGGAAGGCTTCAAGACCGCCTTTGTCACATTTTACGACAAGTCTACCCATTTACTACCGATCGGACTGATTCCTCGCGTGAGTCGTCTGGTTATTAGCCGTTTCAAATCCAAGATCGACTTGTCCAAGGAAATTAAGGACTTGTTCGTCGCGCCGTACGGAACTCTTACTTCCAGTGAAATCATCGGATTTGCCAATACGTTGAATTTGCATAACGCGAACACGAACAAGCCGATCGTTCCGTATGAACACCAGTACAAGCTGGCCGAACGTGCGTTGAACGGACGTAGGATTTCATTACTAGCTTGTACGAGTGCTGGCAAGTCGCTGGCCATGTGCATTATCGCGAGATACTTGATTTCTAGGGAAAAAAAGAAGTTACTAATCGTTGTTCCGTCCACTAACTTGGTGAAGCAGCTATTCACCGATTTTCAAGATGACTACGGTTGGGCGGACGCTCGCAAGTACTGTACGCTAATTTATTCCGATTCTGACGACAAGCTAACGAAATCCAAGAAGGAGCAGCTTGCGAAGTATGGTCTCGGCGAAGACAGTGTACTGAAGCAGATTACGATTTCGACTTGGCAGTCATTACAACGTAAGCCGGACAAGTTTTTTGAGTGCTTTACCGCCGTCATGGTGGATGAAGCGCATTCGACTCGTGGTGTCAAGCTGCGCGACATTTTGACCAAGTGTGTTAATGCCGCCGATTTCAAGATTGGCGTGTCCGGTACTTTGCCGGATGACGGCATCGATGCTGGCTATATCGAAAGCCAGCTGGGCCGTAAGGAAGAAATTGTTCGTTTGAAGGAACTCGTGTCCAAGGGCGTTCTGACTCCAGTAACGGTCAATGCAATCTTGATCCCATATCCGCCGCAGCTACGCAAGATGATCTGCCGTCAGACTTACGACGATGAAGTCGCATTCTGTTCGGCCAATACTTCTCGTCGCGATATCATCAAGATTTTGATCGATAAGAACAAGATAAACACTTCGCAGAATACTGTTATCTTGTTCAAGAATATCGAGCCACTGGAAGTCATGCACGATTACTTGAAGGTAAACTATCCGCAGTTCCAGTACCACATCATCAAGGGTGACGTGTCGGTAGATGACCGCGAAAATATCCGTAAGTCGATCGAGTATTCGACCGGGCACATTATATTGGCTACCTACGGATGCATGAAGCAAGGCGTGAACATCAAGTTACTACACAACCTGGTATTTGCCGAGCCAGCGAAATCGATTTACATGGTCGTGCAGTCTATTGGTCGTGTCGTCCGTCCGCATAAGGACAAGAAGATGGCTTACGTCTATGACTTGGTCGATGACGCTTCGTACCAGTATATGTCTCGCTCTGGTTATCCGTGCTTGAAGACGAACTACATGATGAAGCACTACGACATCCGCCGTTCTTACTACGACGCTGACGAAATTCCGGTAAACGAGATTAACTTCAGCGGTCTCTATGAAGCGAAGATCGACGAGGAAGTCATTGCCGAGCGCAAGCGCAAGGCTGCAGAGAAGGCGAAGGCAAAGGCCGAGAAGGTACAGAAGGCTGCCACCAAGAACGTATTCAAGAATAAATTTTTCCGTAAGGGTTAATCATGGAATTCAAGTCAAAGCCCATCAAGAGTTATCCGTACAAGAATAAGCGTCTCATGGTCATAGACTGGGCTTCGCTTTCATATCATCAGCTCTGGTCACTAAAGACGAAGAGCAGTAAGCAACGTCTCGGTAGCGTACTTGCCGAAGACGAGGAACTGACCGTATGGCGTTCAAAGATGTTCAACCGCATGCTCGACTATATCCGTCTGTTCAATCCACTGGATATCATTCTTTGCCTCGAAGGAAAGAATGCATGGCGCAAGAAGGTAGTGAAGGACTACTATTCCGAACATGCCATGATCTATTGGGATAACGTTGGTTACTATGTATCGAGCGACAATTACACGTATCGCGTGACGAAGGAAGGCGAAGACTGCTATTCAGTCAACAAGGTTTCGCCTCGTGTGAAGGCCGTGTATGAATCGCTAGACCATCGTGTCCTTGGTAAGCTGCCGCAGAAGACTCAAGACATGCTGTGGAGTATCAAGACATCGACAGGTACTCCGGTTCTTCCGTCATACAAGGGAAAGCGTGGCGCGTCCGCGTGGGACTTCAGCGTTGACAAGAAGTACTGGCAAGCGTATAAGGATGAATACGCGATGGAACTGGCACCGTTCTTCCGTGCCAAGGCGGTCAAGTGCGCCATTGCCGAAGGTGACGATATGATCTACGCTGCTGTCAAGAAGTATAGCGGCGATTACGACGACATCATTGTCATCACACGCGACTCCGATATGTCCCAGATCGATGTGAAGAATGTAAAGATTTTTAATCATACGTCGGAAAGCTTTGTTGAATGTGCTTATCCTCAGCAGTACCTTGCTGCCAAGGTTCTGTCTGGCGATACCTCTGACAATATTCGAGGCATGGCCTTCGTGGACGCCAAGACTGGCGAGCTGAAACCCAGCAAAGCTAACGGCGTGTCCGAAAAAGAAGCCGTGATTCTTATGGAAAGCTGTCCAAATATTTACGCAGTTGCTGAGGCTAACGGCTGGGCAGACCAGTACATGAGAAACCGTACACTGATCGATCTCTCGATGGTGCCGCGTAACGTGTCCGAGGCTATCGACGAGGTGCTGGAACAGCCAGCCCCAGCGTTGAACATCGACTGGGCTAAGGCTGCTGAATGGGGATTCCCAGAGGCCAAGGTTGACTATTATCGTACGCTGCAGCAGTTCGGATTCTTCTCGGTGATTGCTCGTGAAAATGCCAACCCAGAGTCGTTCCAAGGCGAAATGTTGGCTCGCAAGGAAACCGAAATGAACCAGAAGTTGCTTGACGAAACGTCCAGTGGGCTCGATTTTGGCGAAATTGGCGAAGAGTTCGGCATGCCCACATTTGACTTATCGGACATTTAAAGTTATATTTTGATTGAGGTTTTATATGGCTAATACACCAGTAAACGCATTGGTTCGTGTAGCAACGAACAATGATCTTGATTTTATTGAATGGCTCGAATACCATATCGCGCTAGGTTTTGACCGTATCTACGCATACGACACCGGGAACCATGGCTGGCTTCCGGAAGTATGCCGCAAGCATTCTGACCACGTCACTCTTATTCCGATGGCGAATAACGACTGGCGTAAGAAAAGTAACATCATCAAGGCGTATGTCGAGCAGACGTTGGATCCGTCTTGGGCTGTCTGTCTCGAAGACGATGAATATATCTGGATGGATTTGAGTATTTCTCGTTCCATCAGTAATTTCATCAACAAGCATGTCGCGCCACGCTCACTCGCCATGTCGGTCTATGTGAAGTACATGTCTTCTGAAAAGCCGATGAAGAGCCGTGTCGGTACTTTGATCGATTGCTTCCAGCATGTTCGACCGAATCCGCAAGGTTTTGTTCATCCGTGCCAGTTGACTCCGAACTGCTCCTTTACGTTCTTCTACGTGCCGAACAACAAGTGTGTGCCGATGAGCGGCCCACTTACTCCGAATGTGAAAATGTGGATCGACTCTCGTGGCAGTGCATTGGATAACGCCCACTTGGGCGCATATCTGGCTTCACAGAGCTACAACCCAGACATCTATCCGATTCGCGGTTACAAGTACGCTCTGAAGTCTGGCATTGAAATGGGCATGGCTCCAGGAACCAAGCCGGTCGGCTATACCGTCCGCGACAACCACATGCTTGAAGCAAGGGCTGCGTTGCTCCGCATTCCGGTCAACGAATCTACCGAGACTATTTATGCCAAGTCTGAAGTTCTTGTCGAAAAGCCAGCACTTCCGAAGCGCGAATTGTCTCCGGAAGAAACTGCCGAACTCGAATTGCCAGTACCGCTCGGCAAGATTGACACCTTTATCCTTTACGGCTATCCGCTTGAACATGTTATCGAGTTTGCCGCGAAGAATGGTTACGAAGATACCGAAGAACATCGCGAGGTTATCAAGCGTGTCTATCGTCGCGAATGCTCCATGATTATTGAATCTACTCCGGTGTACAAGCGTCTGTACGAAATGGACAAGCTTGGCCATTACACTGACGACATGGTGTGCGCCGAATTGAAGATTAGCTATCCGGCGTTGGTGAAGATGCGTAAGTGCATGTCGGTTCTCGACATCGAAGAACACGAACAGAAGAAGGAAGAAACCGCTAAGGTCGAAGCTGCCGCAGATGCCGAACAGGCAAAGGCTGTGGTTGATGCTGACAATATCGCCGACCTCACTTCCCAGTTCGATGCGACCGTGAATGCAAATCCGGTGTCTAAGGAAGACGAAAAACGTTTTGAAATCAAGGTCGAGGAACGTCGTGCGAAGCGTCGTGAACAGAACAAGAGGTCGAAGGAACGCAAGAAGGCTAACGAAGAAGCCAAGAAGCAGTCCCTCGAAGTAACCACGCCGACTGAACCGATTGACACTAAGGTTGAAATGAAACCGAAGGCTGAGGCACTGAAGGTTATTGAGGAACCGAAGGATGAAGAGCCAGCTCAGACTGCTGCTACTGCCGCAGAAGAGGAAGTGGTTCTCGATCTTGGTGCTGACGACTTGCTTTCCAATACTGACCTTTCTGCGTTTGGGAATGTAGATGCATAAGATTATTTTCAAGGAATTGGAATTCCGTAACTTCATGAGTTACGGTAATACCAAGAACGTGTTTGAATTTCATGACGGCCTTACTTGGTTGAGCGGTGACAACGGCTTCGGTAAGTCCGCCATCGTCGAAGCGATGACTTTCGCCTTGCTCGGTGTCTCCTACCGTGGCGGAAAGAAGGAAGAGCTTCGTAACTCAAAGAATGCCGAAGATGGCGTACCGACCACGGTGATGCTGACGTTCGATACGGATGATCCGTTGGACGGTTTGAACTCGTATCGCGTAACTCGAACGATTTCCGGCAAGACATCTACGGTCAAGTTTGTCATCGAAAAGATGGAAGACGGCGACTGGGTGACTCAGAATAAGCGAGCTGGATTCAGCCAGCAAGACTTCCAAGACAAGATTCTGCAATTCAACGAAATCTTGTTCAAGAATGTCATTGCGATGAATACTCAAGAAACTTTGCCGTTCTTCATGCTGCCTCCAGCAGAAAAGCGCAAGCTTCTTGAATCTATCATTTCGCTGTCCCTTGATGTATGGAAGAAGGCTAACAGCAAGCGTCTGTCGGAAGCTACTGTGTCTCTCAATGTGGCTCAAGCCGAGTCTGACCAGTTGAAGGACGAAATCGCCGAACTCGCCAAGATTCTCAATCAAATGAAGGAAGAGCGTTCCGACAACTTGGAGCAGATGAAAGCTGACTTGGCTACAAATGAGGCTACGCTTGCCGAACTGAATGCCAAGATTGACGAGCTGAACAATACTCGCCGCCAATGGAATGAAGACCTTAACGGTCTCAGCAAGAAGCTTCGCAAGGAATCTTCCGTAGATGCTCGCATCGAAGAAATTCGCAATACGACGAATAGCGTGGCGCAACTGGAATCTGCTAAGACTCAGTTGGATGAAGCTCAAGCTGAATATGACCGAGTTATCCGTGATACCGCCAAGGACACCGAGGAAGTCCAGCGGGCTCGCGATAATCAGATTATTCAGCGAGACAACATCGATAAGTTGACTGATGAGAAGAATCGTTTGGAACGATCCGTTGCCTCCAAGGGAACAACGTTGGATTTGACCATTAAGCGTCGCGACGGATATGCTGAAACCGCCAAGTCGTTTGTGGTGGGCACACCGTGTCCTACTTGCGGTCATATTTCCGACGAGTCCGACTTGGAACGCCACAAGGAAACGTTGAGAGTCCAGTGGACTGAAGCCAACAACGAGGTGAAGGCTCTCAAGAAGGAAATCGCAGACATCAACAACGATATTGCAGAGCATGATCGGTTGATTGAGGAAGCAGACAAGCTTGAAGCCGATTACGGCGGCACTGTTACCGTGTATGACGAAAACATTGCTCCGTTGATCATGAAGGCCCAAGGTTCTCTGGATGCGGCGAAGAACAACTATGCAAAGTTGAGCCGAATTGCGTCTGGGTTTGACGCCGATGCAATCAATGCTGAACTTGAGTCGTTGAAGGCTGAGAAGGCTAGCTTCCCGGCAATTCGCGAGGCATACGAAACTAAGGCAACCGAAATCAACGAACTGACCGACCAGATTGGCGAAGTCAATGGACAGATCAACCATGCCGACCGAGAAATCGACCGTTTGAAAGGCGAAATCGAAAAGGCTGAAAATGCTACCGACGACGCGATCGCGGTCATGGAAAGCAAGATTACTCGCAATAAGGCAATGCGCCAAGATGCGTTGAGCCGTATGCAGAAGGCGAGCGATACCATGTTGATCTGCGATGTCGTTACAAAGATTTGCGCAGACCAAGGCGGTATGAAGCAGATGGTCTTCTCGATGTTTGTTCCGGCATTCAACAAGGCTGTCGCTCGTAATTTGAAGAGAGCTAACTTGCCGTTCAGTGTCCAGTTTACCGACTCGATGGACTTTATCTACACGCCGTATCCGGGCGGCGCACCGTCCTACAAGATGCTGTCTCAAGGGCAGCATAGAAAGTTGGACTTTGCGGTCGCTATGGCATTCCGCGACTTCGTGGCCCTCATTGGAAACTTCAATGTCAACTTCTTGTCTCTCGACGAAGTGCTGGATATTTCCACTGACGACAACGCTATGCGCGACATGCTTGACTTGGTGAAGGACATGCTCGATGAAATCGGATGTGCCGTCATTATCACCCATCGTGGGTCTGTCGTGGCCGATAAGTTCGATTATCGTCAGAAGGTAACGAACAACGGTATGTACTCCATGTTGACTCCGTTGAAGCCGATGTGGATGAAAGAAGCCAGTTAAGTTATGCCTCGGTTGCATGAACTGATAAACTAGGCGTGTAACCGAGGCTTTCTCATGGCTGGATTATTTGACTTCGAACATTACTACAAGGAAATGAATATCAAAACTGACATCAAGCTCGATGTCAGTGATATTCCTATGAAGAGTTCCGCCACTTCGTCCGTTATGAACGAGGATGGTACGATCGATGAAGTCAACATGAATGAACTCGTCACGAATAACGTGATGTATAAGATTGCCGTTATTTATGTCAACGGCGCCAAAATTCCTACTGGCTCTCGTATCGTATTGACGACCAATTCTATTGAAGACGATTCAGCGGTCACTACGGTTAATACCTATTATCTGGCTGTTGGATATCCGTTGGATGACCTTGTGTCGTCCGGTCTGTATGATATACCGGAAACTCGTTCCGTACTTCCGAATATTACCTTGAATGTCGGCGAAACTCAACTTGACAATGGCGTAACTTTGGCTGGCATGAAGCTGTGCTCGAATAATGAAAGCGATACTCACGGAACCGACATCGCGTCGGTGACATTGCAAGTCATTCCTCGCGTTCGTCTGGAAAATCCAGACGCCAAGCTGGACATGACACCGTATGATCCGTCATATCCGAACACTGACCAAAATTTCTGGCATGAAGCCAATTACTTGAATACTGTTCGCGCTCTTGCTGGAGTTGGCTTGATGGGCAGTATGTACAAGGGTATGAAGTGGTATGATTCCAAGGCATACAAGGCCGCTGGCGTTTACGGTTATGATTCGTTTGTCAAAATGGTCAATAACTTGTCTAAGGTGGCAAAGGAAAATAACCTCGGTATCAAGACATGCTTCTATGACCGTTCATACATGGACAAGGTGACATACACTAACACGATGTCGAAGTGGGCTTACTTGAGGGCCACGATACGCGCTGACTGGACTAGGACGGATATTAAGAAGAACGCCAAGGCGAATGCCGTGTACGGAAGCCCGGTTGCTGCGTTCGAGTCCAAATGTCGCTCACGTTCGGACGATCCTCTGCCGAACATTATCAAGGACGGTTCTACTGCTCTGATTCCGACCGTGTCGGACGTGTTCAAGAAATTGTATGAAAGCAAGGAAGACCTTGCGCAAGAATTTACTGACCAGTTTTTCGAGACTTACAAAAGCATCACCAGCATCAAGGGCGTAAGAAGGTTCATGTCGAGTTCGCTCAAGAGAAAGCTGGATTCGGCTAAGTGGGCCTTGAAGAAGGCCGGTAAAGGCGAACCCCAGTACATGTTGGATCTGGCGTCATGCCGAAATTATCTTGAGTATCTGGACGATCAGCCAGCGTTTACTCATCCAGTCGATGCGGTTGTCTCACATCCGTCCAATCCTACGTTATATCGTAACTTTACGAATTGCGTACGAATGATTAGCGAATGGGGTTTTAACGTCAAGGTAAATACTGGTGCCACCGCTGATTTGACGAAGTACTTTGTCGGTACTTATCATGGGCCGGACTACAACAAGGATCTGTATGCCTTGCATTATGACACTATGGGTGAAGATGGTTATGCCGATTGGCAAATTTCTTCGTCCAAGGTGAAACTGTCCGAAGTCAAACAGATGCTTTGCGATTACTATACCGGGTTTTACAACGCTAAGTTTAACCACGAGGAAGGTTCTGATCTTTACGTCAAGTGGTTCTACAACCCAGCTGGCAATTCTTCTGAAGAAAAGTATCGAGGCACCATCACGTACGATGACGGAACTGGTACGATGGTTACCAAGGAATTTGGTATTGCCGATTACCAAGAAGGTAAAGACGGTTCGTTTGTTCAAGATCCAACCAATATTCGTGATGCAGTCATCAAGGGCAATACGGTTATACTTTATACTGGTACGTCTCGCGCATACATTGACATCATGCTTCGAATAATCAGTGCTCTGTACCAGTCCGTTGAATCTGATCGTGGTCTTGATTATTACGAATGGGTGAATTTCTATACCGCGTACTTCTCGAATGATGACTATGAAATCAGTATTGTCGATTGGGACAGTGCATCGACGGCAAGCGACCTCATTAACTTGAGCGAATTTTATCCGTCATACATGACACTTGATGACATGGGTCAGGCGGAGGATTATACGATTAACGACAGTGTCTACTTTGCCGAAAACGTGATGGAAGAAGCACTTGATGAAATCGATACCATATTGAGCGTACAAGGTTTATTGCTTGGGCCGACATTCTTGCTAATCCAGAAGTTGAGGCTGCGCGGAGCTAATAGCGAATACGCCGAGCTTCAGAATGTCATCAATAGGATAAAGTGGTATCAGATATACACGAATGAATCTGTGTTTGACAACAAGACCTTTATAGGCACTCGACTGGATTATTCATACGAAACGTGTCCGTACTTCTATATGCCAGCGCGTTTCCTTATTCCGGTAGAAATGTACCGAAGGGTTCGCATAAAGTATAGACGCCTATTCCGTACTCGACATAAGACGGTGAAGCGTTCGATTGGCGTTCGTTGGTGTGAAGTTACTTTTGTAGACAACGATGTCTACGAAGCGTATCCGCAGAATTCGGATGTACCTCAGCAGTTCTACCCGATTGGCCGCAACGCAGCGGTTTCTACGGTTGGCGATACGACTACGTTCACGTTTGATACTCCGATTGAGGGCGATGCCGCCGATCAGATTGACGTAGGCGATGTTACTAAGTTTAATGAAGGCTCGCTATTGTTGGTGAGCATGGACGGCGTAGAAGTTCCAGTCAAGTTCAATAATGCGTACAAGTTTACCTCGGACGCAGTTGAAGGAATTGGTGCCTCCGTCTATGTTGTCGGAATTTATGTTCCGCTTGAAAATACGGCTAAATCCGATGAACGAACCAAGGTTCGTGTCGAGTACAAGATGCCGTATATACCGTATGATTCCGAATTGCGCCGCTGGGCGTTCATGAACTACGGTGCATTCGACCAAGACAAGTATGCCTCAGATACTCGTGAAGTTCCAGCAGACCCAGACAGCAAAACGCCGGGCTGGGTGATCTTCAAGAACAGTTCGAAGCGTATAGGCGACTTGCGAGCCAGCATGGGCATTTATGATGCGGTTGCCATCTTGATGGGCATCTTGAGAAATACGTTCGGCGTGTCATGCGTCGAGCTAGTCGAAACCATGCGCTCCAAGGATGACCAAGAACTGATGTGTTCTGGCGGCGGTGAAAGCACTTTCTTGTCATGGCACAACTATGGGTTGGCCGTCAAGATTTTGATCAACGACCCTTCGACTGGAATGCCTATCGAGGACGGTTCGCCGCAGTTCTTGAAACTTATTGATGTTGCTGAAGGATTTACTAACGCTTGCTACAACGGCGCGTTCGGTAAGCCGCTTAATGTCGTATGGTGTGGTCGTCTGAAACTTGGCGCGAATAACTTCGTGTGGGAATTCTTGCCCATTGGCGTAGGTCACAAGGATGCGATGAAATTCCGCGAAGCCCTTCTCAACCAGGAAGACCCGGTGAAAAGCGTTGGTTTCGTGAATGTAGATGCCGCTGGGTTGGTATATCCAGCCAAGCCAGCAGATAAGGTGCCGTACATTTTGTCGTCAAGCTCGTCTTACAAGAATGCACTGATTATCAATGGGCAGCATTATGTAAGCCCAAGAAACATCAGGAATTACAAGACTCCGCATGACCTCGTGCTTATGAATGTGATAGAATTCTGCAACTTGATCCGTACAAAGATGCAAGCCAATGGTTCGTCGCTGAATGCTCGCGGAAGCATGTATGAATGGAAGACTCTGAATGACCGTGCATACAAGCAGCTTTTGCTGTACTACGGATTGACCGGAAGCTTGACTGCGGCAAGGGCCCTCGTGTGTGGTGAATACGTGGAAACTTACAAGGATGCCATCGACCGCAAGTACACCGAAGACTTGGTGGAAATGGTTAAGGATGTTCTCGGAAACCTTTATTCTGAAGCGAAGGTTTATGTCGAGGATGCCGCCGACGGCGGTGCATGGCTTACGTTGTCTGACGGTAAGTTGCATTTGAAGACAAGCGACATCCGTCCAGTATATACCCAGAAGTCTAAGGACAACTTCTACGGCGAACGTATTGCTCCGCTGGAATGTACCGAACGCGGTCTGTATATTGACGGCGTATTCCGTAACGAGGAATGGCTGAAACTGAATGAAGCCGAACTAGCTAAGAAAGGATTTATGCTTGAAATGGTTAGCGACAAGAGCTTCATCGATGGGTTCAAGAATGGTAAGGTGACTGGCGATGACGCGTTGCTGCTTCATTCTCTGGTGGCAACCCAGATCAAGGAAGAGTTCGACAAGTTGCGTGAACTGTTTGAAAATTATGGTGGAAGCATTATGTATGACCATTTCGTCGATGGCCCGAATGCGTCCATGGCGGATATGGTCGAGAATGAGTTTGGCTTGATTTCCGGCCAAGACTTGATAGATTTCGATAATCTTCGTGCGATTTTCGCCCAGAAGAACATCGAGGATAACGCTCGTCGTAATTCCGACGGAACCATTCAAGGTGCTGGTGGGGCAGAAAACGACATATTTGAAAAGGTCGTGTCCAATGCCGAACTGGCTGGCGTCCGCAAGGCAAGCTTGACCAAGGAACATATCAATGTCACGGTTACGCCGAATACGATGACTACCGAAGAGCTGTACCGAGTCGTAATGCAAGGCAGTATGACTAGGGCGAACGACATGTTTAGTAAGAAGAAATAAAGGAATTGATAAACTGCGTACAAAGCTATTGGGTAGTTATGTCCGCACGTTTACTAATTAAAAAGTACACCGGAAAGGATGGCGACTTCGGTACGCCAGTTTCGTCTATTGGATTGAAGCGAGTTGACACTTGCGTTCCTTCGGTTTACAGCTCGGCTGCCTTGGAAGGCACTGGGCATACGGTTCCAGCGGACGACGCTTCTGAAGCCAATGCTTATTGTATTTATCGTCCAGACAATCCAGAGTGCTACTCGTACTCGATGGAAAGCGTTTTCAAGATCCATCTTGTGAAAGCTCCAGATGTCCAGCTTAGCAACATTAGACTCTATCCAGTCGGAGAAAGGCCCACTTCACCTACTGCCGCAAAACTTTACATAGGCAACTCTATTTCTTATAGCCGCCCAACAGACCAGAAATCTCAAATTGCACTCAATGACATCTGGAACTATTCCAAGGAACATCCATTCTACTTGACAGTCGCCGGACTGTTCGGACAAGTGCCAGACCCGCGTCTGAGCAAGACCGAATACAACGTAGACTATAAGGACTGTGGCTTTGGAAACTTGATTTATATTGACGGCGATCGTCAACCGACTCTAACGGTCGCAACTCGCACGAACGATGATACTGTGGTGTACGAGTTCAAGAACCAGTCGTTCACCAAGGGAAAATACGAACACTCCTTTATTGAATTTGTTAAGGTTGACCCGACAAAACCGACGTTTGAAGGAACCGCGAATGTCCTTGGATGGCCGTATGTCTATAATCCGACCGATTCTGAAGGAAACCTTGATTACGACACGGTTTGCTTGGTAGTGAAAGACAAGGCGCAAGGCATTGACTTGATTAAGGAATGTCCGGCTGGCCTCATTTACAAGCGTCCTACGGATGCTAAGGGTTATCACTTCGGAACTGGCGGCGCAATCCAGACGGTTTATCTCTACAACGGAAAGCCGGGTACTTATGGAGAGGCTAATCCAGCTTATGTTCCTACCGAATGGCATAAGACATTGATTAACGAAAGTACTGGCGCAGTCACTACCGAGCCAGCAGCTTCTCCGTTCATCGGAACTGATCCGAAGACTGGTAAGCCTCTGTTCCAGTTTGACGTTTGTGTGGAGAATGACAACTTTGGCCACAGTGGATATGTCATGAATGGCGTACGCCGTCCTATGCTGACGTTCGACCTTAATGCGGTTTACGCATTCCGTAACCGTTCTGGCGCAGCGTTCCCATTGAGATTCATTGGCAATCCGTTCTCTCCTATAGCCAACTTCATCGACGACGTTGTTGTAGACGGCGTTACCGTCGTGGACGGTGCGACCGACAACGAACTTATTTACGTCGATCCGGAGAAAGTATTCAAGGCTGGAAAGAAGATTAACGCATATCAGTGCGTGACGGCACCGGAATTGGGCAGCTTTGTCCATAATGCGCCGCTTTGCATGTGTGGAAACTACAACTTGTGCCGTGTAGACGGAGGCATTTACAACCCATTAAAGGCTGGCGAGACTGACTATGTGTACTTGCAGCTAGAGGTTAGTGGCCAATCAGATCCAGGTTACAGCGTACCGGATATCGAAATCGAGTACGACGAAAATTAGAAAATGTGACCAATATATAAACTATTCGAAAATTCGAGCCATACTGGCTTCATGATAAGGACTTACAATATGCAGACGCAGACAGAAACTATCCAACAGAAGGCTATGAAGGACATCTTCGCTTTGGACGAAGGTGTTAGCCTGTGTGAATCTTTCGGTAGCCAGCTTGACTTGGGCTTGCCGGATGCCGAAGATGATACTCCAAAGGACTTCAATGACATGCTCGAAGTCAATCCGAGTAATGAACCCATGGAATACGGTGAAAATTTCATGAGTGAAGGCGATGACATGGCCGACAAGCAGACACAGCAGTTTGTTGTGGACGAGTTTGCTAAGCAAGCTGCAGAACTTCCGGACGGAAGCATTAGTGCAGCTGACATTACTGGCATTTCCTCAATTATTCAGATGAACAACCATATTACTGGTGACATCCGTTCCTTCATTGACCAGACTATCAAGCATGCAGTTCAGGCTCAACAGCAGCAGAACGTTTCTGATGCTCAGCCGAATGGTACTGTTGCTCAAGACATTGCCAAGACTGGCGATGAAACTGCCGACGCTGGCCTTGGTGCTGACGCTGGCTTGGGCGCAGAAGGTGGAATTCCGGCTATGGAACCGATCGATCCGACGGCTGCTCCGGCTCTTGATGCCAAACCGGACGCTGGCCTTGGCGGCGACCTCGGTGGCGATGTAGGCGATCCGCTCGCCGACATGAACGGCATTGGCGATGACCTTAACGGCGTTGGCGATGACCTCGGCGGTGACCTCGGTGGAACTGACGACGGCCTTGGTGGCGACCTCGGTGGTGCCGACACTGCTGGTGATGACCTCGGTGCTGGTCTTGACAGCATTAACGCTGATCTCGACGCTGAAGCTGGTGCTGATGCTGGTACTGATGCTGGTACTGACGCCGGTGCTGACGCTGGTACTGAACCAGCCGCAGACTCTGGCAGCACTGGTGGCGACGAACTTGACAACTTCCTCGACGCCGATGACGGTGCTGACGATGGTGCCAAGGATGCTGACACTGGTGACGACAAGGGTGCCGAAAAGGGTGACGACAAGGGTGCCGAAGGAACTGACGACAAGAAGTCTGAAGACGATGACGATTCCGACTTCAACTTCGAAGCCATTGCAACTAAGGCTCGTGGCCTTGTTGAAGGCAATGAAGCTCCGGTTACTAACACTGAAGTTCCGGCTGACGACGCTTCTACAGATGCTGGCGTACAAGCTGGCGGCGATACTGCTACTACTGACCTCGGCGATGCTGCTACCGATACACCGGCTGACCCGGCTGCTACGGATACTCCAGCAGATGAATGCGCTGACAAAGCAAGCAAGTTCGAAGCTCAGATTGAATCCATCGTATCTCAGACAAAGATGAAGATGGCTGCACAGAGGGCTCGCGCCGTTCTCGAATCCTTCCATAAGGAACGTGAACGCACCAATACTCTTGCCAAACTCGAAAGTATTGTTTCGAATCTGAAGAAGACTGCGAAGACTGAATCTATCGTGTCTAACTTCGCCAAGGAATCCAAGAAGCAAGCTGCTCTCGAAGCCATGGCAGACAAGGTGTTGGCTAAGCCAGTACCCCAGCCGACTTTTGAATCCGTGATGAGCGCGATTGACTCCACTCTCGCCAAGAAGCCGACGATGAGCGTGTCTGCCGAAGCAGACAAGATCATCGCTCAGTTCGAAGCTCAGCATGGTGTAAAGAAGGCTCCGGTAGAAGACCCGCGTCTTAAGAAAATCAACAGTGTGCTTGAATGCGCTGCAGCTAAGGCAAAATCCGAAGAAAAGCTTTCTGAAGACTTGACTAGTCTTCTTGAAAGTGCGCAGAATGCAAAGGCTACCTCTGACCTTGACAAGCAACTCATGGCACTTGTAGCTCAAGTAAAGAACGCTTAAACTTCATATTGTTCTCCTGGGAGGCCGTCGCGAAAGCGGCGGCTTCTTTTTTGTCCTTTTAGGATAATTTAGGTATTGGAACTGATAAACTGCATGCATCATGAATAATGGCCACTTTGCAGGACGAATAAAGAAGTTTGTTGAGGATGCAGTCAGCAAAGCTAAAGGAACCGAGGGCGAATTATACAAGATAATGAACGCTCACGGCTTTTATGATGTTGCTGATGAAAACAACGGACTTACCGACTGGCAACGCGCAAGCGTACCCAGCTACAACCAGAATAGGATTTCTGAGTTGTGTAATGCCATTGCCGAAATGTTCGGTCACATGCTTGCCAATGACGAATACGGAATTCTTTATCCAAATGTTGACGATGTTGTCGGAAAGCTAGACTTGAATGCGACGAAGACGGCATCCGAAATGAACGTGATTGGCGGAGCATTAGGAGCCCTAACGTTTGGTGCGTCCGAAACTGCACGACAGTCGATGGGTCAGCTTACCGCTATCCTCATGGGCGGTTTCGCGTTTGACCCAGACATTCTTCCGCCGATCGCACTGAATTTGCCGGGACTTCCACTTACTCTAGCTAATGCGTATAAGCCGGGTTCGTACCCAGCCGACTGGACGTTTCTCTACGATCACGAAACGGTAAAGTCGAAGAATTATTATGAGGCGGATGATGGCGGAATCGCTATCGGAGCGAATATCAAGCTCAATTTAGGCCCATCAAGGCAGCAGATTCTGAAGCTGGTGTTCTCCGTTCCGGATGTTGACGAGAACGGTATGCCAAAGGGTGACGCGGTTGGTGGACTTTCGCCAGACCAGTTCAACAAGATGTTTACGCTGTCCGACAAGAAGTATAGCGAACTAACCGACGCTGACAAGGAATTTGAACTCGATTCAGACCAGATGCAGCTTGCGTTCTTCCGTTATATTCAACTGACACTGTGGGGAGCCATTAAGAATCCGGACAACTGGGCCTACTTGCACTGGGGTTCGATTACGCACAACTCGTGCCCATGCGCCGTGAAGACGGCAATTTGTAGCTTCATTCATACCAACGGTTTTGCCGTAGATCCGAAAATTTGTCCGGAAGCTGGGTTCATTTCATACTGCATTTCTACTGGCATGTCATACTACACTGGCCGAACAAAGCCGACGCACATGTATGTGTTCGAAGGCATGTCCTATCTTGATGACAAGGGAAATAAGGTTGTCGCCGACAAGACAATCGGCTGGTCTAGCAATAACCAAGGTGTTCCGGTCGATAAAAAGCTGGCCAATTTACACTTTACGTTGGCGGCAGACTTGCTGTCTCATTTGACCTATGACACGAATCCGAACAAGGTTGCTCTCCGTAAGCAGCGTGTCGATGAAGCGAACTTGATTTACTCGTTCGTTGGGCTTCCTACTATGAAGTTCGGCGACGCAGTCATTCCGCCGGAATTGTCGGCGAACGCGATGGAAAAACGTGGCTTCCTCGAATTGATGAAGGCTACGATCAAGGTTTACGACAACAAGAACTCTACGCTTCCGCTATCCGATGAAAACTTCAAGATTGTCAATCAAGCCGAAAAGGGAGCCAACCAGCTCTCGGAATTGACGGTAAGGACAATCAAGTATATTCTGTCCAAGGCTGGACTCCAAGGAATCGTGGTTACTTCCGTGTACCGTTCTCCGGAGGCGCAAGCCAAGGCTATGTTTAATAACAGACAAAGTCACAACGGCGCGATTGCCGTTAACTATGCCGAAAAAGGCCGTTCTGTTGATGCTGAATATACGAAAGTGTCCGAAAGGGTAAATGGTGCTGGTAACGGATGCAGAGTTCCTATTAAGGATCCGGCTGCCCAAGCGCAAGCGATCAAGAACATGCAAGCTAAGTGCCAAGAATATTTGGAAAAGGGTACTCCGGTATCTAATCACGGTTATGACCAGAGCAAGGTGCAAGCTGTCGATATGGGCCCCAAGAGCTCAAAGGCGTTTTTCAAGTACACCGATGACCAGATGAGAAAGTTCAATACGGCTTGCTGGGATGCATACCAAGAAGGCTACTTGAAAATCTATTTGGGCCCAGTTGAATATGGCGGCCCGAAGGTCAAGGATCCGGCGTTCCATATAGAAGTGTGGCAAGACGACAACCATAAGCACCCAAGCGGATTCGGCTCTACGCCAGCCCCGCCTAGCATTGACTGCATGGTGCTTGACGAAAATTTGAAGAACAAGAATACATGGGATCTGGTTTACGTTCATGACCAGACGATCTCGTAGGAGTAAGTATGGCTGAATTGTACAAGAAGGAAAAGCAAGGATTTGACCAGATGGTCTATGCATACTTGGTAAAGCGTCTTCGTGAACCTATCGAGGACACCGATGCGTTCGGTACTGGCATCGTTGATGAACGCGGCGCGGAAAATCCGCAAGCCGCTAGTAACCCCAATGCATCGTGGGCGTACACCGACCTCGACAAGCTAGTGTTATTGCTGAAGTCCACCTTGGGTGACCAAGTGAATACCTTGCCCAATGTGTTTGACGGATTCGATTCCATGTTGCTGATGCGTCCGACCCAGCTGGCTGAAAATCTTCCGGTTTATCGAAAGGTAATCGGTCTGGTTGAGGAAATTTCTTACTTGCCGCCAGAGAACCGTGGCGAGGGAAAGATGCAGCCTCAAGCAGAGGAAGATGGCATGACCATGGAAATGAGGATGCAACGAGCATTCACTTGTGCATCGTTCTTGATGAGCTGCATCATCAACGGTGGCACGGTCAAGAGCGAAAACTTGATGAATTTCGACGAAGACGTGCTGGGCATTACCGAAGGTACGTTCGGAATCCGTGGGCTCGGTACATACAAGGACATCGTTGACTATCTGAAGGCCGGAAAGGTTATTGACTATGCTCATGTGAACCCAGAAGGCTACTTGCTTGCTGTCCGTATTGCGAAAGCTCTTGTGCCAGCAAACGATACGATTTTCATGGACAAGGAACTTGTCGGCAACGAATTTAGGTCGTGGAGGACTTTGGCGACGTATGAAAGATAAGCAGCAAATGTTCAACGGCAAGCCTTGTTTCAAGGTAGATGCCGATGATTTCATGTACATAGCCGCATGCGCGACTATGGGTAAGCGTTTGTTGTCCAAGAACATCAAGAACGATGAACTCAGGGAGTACTATGTGAACAGCAGAGTGCCTGAGTTTGCTGTCGATTACGATGGTGTAATTTTAACGTGGTATAGGTAAGATATGCTAATTAAAAAGCAACAAGAAAATGACAACATGGCGACTCGATTGCTGAGCCACGTTAGGGATTACGGCTTGGCTAACGAACGCGGTGCCATATTCGACCGAATATTCAACCGTGGTGACGTTATTCGTCAAATCAGGGCGTCTCGAAATGTTGTTGGTCAAGGCATCAATCAGATGCTGTCACCGGACGGATCCGCGATTGACGGATTCAGTATGTATATGCCAGCCCTTGGCATAAGCGGCGCGAACAAGATTGATCCGGACAAGATTCAGAACGCGATTGCCGAGAACCAAGCGCAGCTTTACTGGAAGAAGAACCAAGAACGCGCTCGCAAGTACGATACGGTCGCTTCTCGTTCCGAAGTGAACGAGTCACTAATCCAGATCTGTAACGAAGGAGTCTACAAGGACGACGTGGATGAAATCTGCTCGCTTGACATCGACCACGACGCCGCTATCGGCGATCCGGTGCGAAAGAAGCTGGGAAAGATTTTCCGTCAAGACGTTCTACGACGCATCATGCACTTCCACCAAGACGGCTGGGAATACATGAAATACTTGCTGACTCGCGGACGTATCTTCTTCGAAGTTATCTACGATCCCAAAACCGGAAAGATCGAAGGCGTGAACATGTTGCCCGAAGAGCACATGATTATCGTTGTCCAAGATAACTTGATTATCGGCTATCGTCAGATGCTTACTGGTGCGCTTGCGTCGCAGACGAACGGCAAGAATTATATCGACTTCTCTCCGAACCAAATCTTGTATGCGTCGCTTGGCATGACTGGCCCAGGTGGCGTAAATGACCCTCGTTCTATTCTTGAACCAGCAATGAAGCCGTATAACCAACTGAATACGATTGAGGATAGCGTGGTTATGTACCGTGTTCTCTGGGGTTCAGAAAAGCTCATCTTGAAGGTGGACGTGTCTGGTATGACCAAGGCGACTGCCGAAAAGTTCATGAAAGACCAAGCTAAGATGTTTAGCCGCCGTCTTGACTATAACTCGATGACTGGCGAAGTGACTAACTTCGGTACTTCTCCTGGATTGACTGAGCACTTTGTTATTGGTGTCGGCAATGGCCGTACTGGTTCTGGTATTGAACGTATGGCTGGCGGTGAACAGCTTGGAAATATTGATGACTTGAAGTTCTTCAAGCGAAACCTTGTCAACTCCTTGATGGTTCCGCCGGGACGCATCACTGCACTCGCTGGCGACTCTAATAATTACTCACAAGGTAAGATCGGCGAAGTCACTCAAGCCGAAGTGTCTTTCGCTCGTCTAGTTCAACGCTATCAGACTCCGTTCGAGACGATTCTTATTCGTCTGTTCGTGATGGTGCTGAATACTGACAAGACTATCGACGACTCGATCAAGCTCCAAGAGTTCTATACTGTACGCTTCAAGAAGTCCAATGGTTTCCAGAACTTCATTGACTCGGAAGTATGGACGACGAAGCTTGCGGTCTTCGACTCGATGATGAAACACGTTTCGTCCAAGGAAAACCCGAACGGCGCGTTGTCCAAGCAAGCTGCACTTCGTTGGGGCCTTCGCCTCAATGATGAACAGTACAATCTCAACAAGGCATGGTGCCTTGAAGAAAAGAAGGAAGAATCTGGTGAAGCTACTGGCGATGACGGTGGCGATTCCGGTGCTGGTGGCGACATGGGTGCTGGCGGCGGTATGCCGGGTATGTAATGGAATTTGGCGGTCAATGACCGCCATTTTTCATTTCAATGTAGGTTTTTGACCATTTTTTCACGGCGTTTCGCGATATCCCTAAACAATATATCAAGAAACGCCTATCAGAGCATGTACCACGATGGTTATGCCGAGAAGGCAATAACTACGAAGGTACAACTTATGCAGACTCTTCAGAAAAAGAACCTCTCGAATAAGTGGCGCGCCATTCTTGAATCCAACCTTGGTCGTCCTATTCGTACTCGCGCTGAAGCCAGCGTGATCGCTACCTTGCTCGAAAACCAGAACAAGGTAAACCGTGGTGCTATGCTTGAATCCGCCAACGTTTCCGCTGACGTGGCTCAGTATCAGCAGTACGCTCTTCCGATGATTCGTCGTCAGTTCCCAGAACTTCTCGCGATGAACACGGTTACTGTCATCCCGACAACCACTCCGCAGGGCATCTACTTTGCTCTCCGTTACCTCTACGAAAATGAACCGCTCAAGACCACTGCCTTCCGTCAGGGTCAGAAGCAAGAAATCGGCTACGACCTCGTTGCTGATCACACTGGCTTCGCTGGCACGTTCAATCCGTGGACGACTGGCATGGGCGAAATGCTTTCCAACTACATGGAAGGTACTGGTGTTAGCGGTGCTTCTGCTAACGGCAACTCTTTCGATCCGAATCAGCCGGGCCTCCTTTACAACAACTTCGGTGGTTCCTACCTCGCTGGTGATGACCAGTACGGTGCCTACAGCTTCAACATCAAGAAAGCCTCTATCAAGGTGATCTCTGGTGCTATCCGCGTTGGTACACGTGCTATCAAGTCTCACTACACCATCGAACTCCAGCAAGACATGGCTGCCGCTCACGGCCAGGATGTCGAAGCTCTCCTCCTCGAAGGTCTTCAGTTTGAAATTCAACAGAACATCGACCGTGAAATTCTTCAGGCCATGGTTCTCGTTGCTCAGACTCCGGCTCTCGGTGGTGAACCTGCTATCCAGATGGATCTTGCCGATCCGAACCGTCTCAATGCTGGTATGGGCCGCTGGGCTGCAGAACGCATCGCTGGTGGTATCGTAAACACCATCATCGCTGTTTCTCGTAAGATCGCCCTCACGACTCGTATGGGTTGCGGTAACTTCGCAATCGTCTCTCCGGACATTGCCGCTGCTGTCGCTACCTTGAACAACGGTATCTACACGCCGACTTACCTCCAGACCGATGCTGCTGTGCAGCCGAACGGTGGTGTTGCTGATGCTGGTTCTCTTTTGAACGGCAACATCAAGCTCTACCAAGACATCTACGCTAACGCTTCTTATGCCCTCTTGGGTTACAAGGGCCCGCGTCAAGGTGAGTCTGGTATCATCATGATGCCTTATATCCCTTATATCTTCTGCAAGACCGCTGGTCAGGAAGATGGTAGCCCGCGCTTGATCGTGAAGTCTCGTTACGCCATTGTGGCTAACCTTCTCGGTGCTGGTCAGTTCTACCGCGTTATCCACTTCTCCAACGTTAACAGCGTAATCACTGGTATCGATCTGGAAAACAACCCGTGGCAGTCTAACGGCTCCATCGGTGGTGCTTCTCTCCAGGCTGGCCTCTCTTACGAAACTGTGCCGAACGGTGTGGTTAACGTTCCGGGTGGCTTGAGCTACGAAGACAACAACTGGTAATCTTTACCAGTCGTCTTAGAACGCCAAATTTAAAGGCAGTGGAGCAATCCGCTGCCTTTTTTGCGTTTGTTTTGGCCAAATAATCTGCATCGCGGTTTTGTTGATAAAATGTTAACATAAACCTTATAAACTATTGCTTAACCGAGCGGTAGTTAATTGATGAAAACCAAGGACACTAAACAGTTATTGACTGGAATTTTGAACAACGACACGGCAACCGTCAAACGGATTGTCAATGCGTATTTCGAGTCTTGTTTTACTGCTGAGATAGATAAGGCGTCCAAGGCCGTCATGGAGTCTATCGGCAAAGAGGGGAAGGCTTTGTATGGCAACTAACAACATTTACGGTGACGCTATATTTGAGGGTTCCAGTGCTGCCTTGGTCGATCGCAAGGACATTTTTGGTAATCTTGTCAAGCGTCTGATCATTGAAGGTACGGCTATCCGCTGTGATGTTCCTGGCATTAACAACCGTGCATATCCGAAACGCATTATTGAACGAGAAATGAACCGTCTTATCAAGGACTTCGTTGCTCGTGGCCGCTTGGCGGCGTCTTTGAATCACCCTCGTCTTGGTGCCGACGGCACGGCGAAGGACTATCCGATTTTTGAAATGGACTTGGACAGCATCTGCGCCTTGATCGAAGACCTTCACATGGAAGGCGACGTTCTGAAGGTTCGCATGGTGGTTCTGGAAGAGACCAAGGCTGGTCATCAGCTTGCCGCCCTTATTCGTGGCGGTTATCATCCCGGCTTCTCTCTGCGTGGTGCTGGTAGCACCATCAACATGGGCGAGCATGAGGAAATTGCTGACGACTATACGATGATTACTATCGACGTTGTTGGTAACCCATCTTTCGGCCAAGAAGCAATCTTCACCGCTCGTCAAGAATCTGCAGAAGCTAACGGCGCGAAGGCTTTGACCGAAGCTGCGACAGGACCACGACCGCTGGTCGAGTCTGTAACGGACGTAATGGCTCGCTATGGCAAGGAAATTGAACGCACTTATACCAATTTCGTGCTAGGCCCAGGACGTTATGACAAAAACGGACTAATTTCTGCATTGCGAGGCTTCAATTCATGCAATTAAACGCAGTACTTACAGAAGAAGAAATGTCCGGCCTAAGTCCGGAAGTCGTTGCCAAGATCGAATCGGCTTGCAACGCAGAAGTGGCCGCCGCTACTGAAGGTAGCACGGATAAACAGCGCAAGCAAGTCGAGAAGATGCTTGAGGCTGTGTCCGACAAGGCCGACAAGATGATTATGGAAGCGGTGGCTGAAAATGTCGAGAAGTTAAAGACAGACGCCATCAATGGCAAGATGTACAAGGCATTGAGCGCGATGTCAGCTGTATTGGAAAGCGTCGGCATCACTATTTCGCTCAACAACAGTACATCCGAAGAAACCAAGAAGCTGCGAGACTTGCTGGCTCAAGCCAATCTAAAGCTCAAGTCTGCTTATGCCGAGCGAGAGAATTTGAAGGACAAGCTCAATGATGCTGAGAAGAAGTCCTATATCATGCGTCTCGTACAAGGTATGAAGCCGAACGTGGTGCAAGCTGTTATGGATCACTTTGTCAAGTATGACGTGCGCGACATTACTTCCGACAGCATCATGAAGTTCATTGACGGTTCTTCCAACGACGTGTATATGATGGACGTCGATCCGGAACGCGACAGCAAGCTCAATATGGACAACGTCGTGAGTGCGCTCAAGGATATTGATGCGGAACTCGACCGTGAAACCAAGCTTGAAAGCGTCAAGGACATTGACGGAATGTTCGAGTGCGAGGAAGCGGATGAACCGACTGTCGAACCGCAGCTGGAATCGCTTACCAAGGGACTCAAGCCGCAACGCGCCTCTCTCGCGAACAATACCGACGCTCTGTTCGAGGATGCAAACGCCGAGGGCCTTACCGACATCCAGACGGACGACGCATCCGATATTGCAGCAGCCATGTCTAACGTCCAAGCTTTTGAAAATCTTGGACTTGGAAAATTTGCCTAATCTCTCCTTAGTTGGCTCCGAAGGGGCTCGGTCGAAAGGCCGGGCCTCTTTTGATATAATTTCTTAGGTTGGACTGAAACTGCCTAACTGATAAACTAGGCGTGTAGAAGAGGAAATATGCAACAAACAGACTATTCAACCATTGCTCCACGCGGACAAGCTCCACAGCCGCAGTACCCGCCACAGAATCCGGGTTATGCTCCGCAGCAAGGATATCCGCAACAAGGATACCCACAGCAAGGTTATCCGCAGCAAGGATATCCGCAACAAGGCTATCCTCAGCAAGCCGCATATCCACAGCAAGGTTACTATCAGCAACCTCAGCAGCCAGCCCCTCAGTATGCACAGCCAGCTCCGCAGCAGCCGCCTCCGAATGGCAACTATTTCATTCCGCAGTCTGCGATGAACGGCATGGAATATTCCGAAGAATTCCGTCGTGCTTATGAAACTAACAAGGCGGCGTTCGACGAAATAAACAAGAAGATCAAGGCTGGCGTAAACGAAAGCGAAGCTGTAAAGCGTGTCAAGGAAATGACCGCCTACAAGACCAAGGTCGATGCCACATTGAAGGAAATGGGCTGCGCGACCAACATTAGTCAAGTGCTGGCGATTATTGAAGACCTCTGTCTGTCCCTTGAGCATCCGGATCAGTGGATTCCGGCGGCTCGTTCCAAATATGTCGAACCGATGCGTAAGCAGTCTGCGCCGATTGTCGATGTACTGAGAAAGACTGCAGCAACAATTAAGAAGCTGTCCGTTCCGGCAGCTGGGGCCCAACAAGCCCAGCCAGCCGCGCCAGCAGCTGAAGGATAAGTAAATGGACGCACCGTCAATCAGTTTGCTGAATTACACATTCCCTTTTGAAAAGGACGACTTTAGTACAGCCGTCCAGTTCAAGAATGCCGACAAGGTTGACGTAAGTGCGTACGTTCGATCCGTTGAACTTGAATCAATAAATGGAGCCGCCAACGGATGTTGGCTAACGCTCGAAGGCGATGACAATGTACTGCTTAATTTTCCTAGCATTACTCCAGTTGAAAAAGAAACGTACCGCAAAATTCCGCTAAAGTTCGTTGTCGGCTATACCGACTACGATGACGAAGATTACGACGATGCCGACGTAATGTACACGACCAACGTTATCAATGTGTATGCGACCGAGTTCGGCGATGCCGACCCAGTTATATACTACATCGAGAACCTTGCCAGCAAGGCTGGCGAAAGCGAAAGCGTAGTAATTCATGGCGGCAACCTCACTGACGGATTGAGTATAAAGTTATTCGACGGCGAAAATGAATATGTAATTCCTCCGGAGGACATCGTATTCGATATTGAGAAAGGAACCGCTACGTTCACTATCGCGCCAGGTATGCTCGACATGAACGATGACGGCACTGAACCGTGTGGCCAGTATGAAATTTATTTCAGCTACGGCGACCAGAATTACGGCAACTCCGGTCTGGCTCTGATACGGTATAAGTACGATGCCGAAACCGAAGAAATGCAAAGATATTCAGTCGAGGCCGTAACTCGCGAGAAGGCTTGCTACGACACTGGCGAATTCTCTCTGGTGTTTGACAACGTCGATGAAAATGGCAATGCCGTTCTGAACGCCAAGGCGGATCCTCGATATGGCGAGTCCGTTGTTGTACGACGTCAGACGGCTTCGTATTACGAACAGAATCACTACGTCTATCACGAGAACATCGACTCGCTATATGGCTTCATGAAGTTGAAGAACACGCTGGATGAATACGGAAATCCGACTATCCAGATTATGCAGTATGGCGAACTATACAACGTCGATGACGACTATGCCGAGGTAAATCTTTGGCAAGGCTATCCCATCTACCTTGATGGCCAGACAAATTCAGAAGAGAATGGTCTCTGGTTCGTTACTGGCGGCGTATGGGTAAGGGATCCTTGCGAAGCTTTCGTATATACGATGGTTCGCGTAAAGCATAACAAGAATCTTACGCACAAGGCTGGCTTGCTGAAGCTGGACGGTGTGCAGTTGTATGATGGTGACGTGGTATGGCTATCCCACCAGCTCCGTGAAGAGGAGAACGGTTTGTGGGTTGTTCGAATTGGCGAATGGGAAGGGTTCAATCCGTATGAGTACAATCCGATTTCTCCGGAACCGCTTGACTGTCCGGCCAACTGTCACAAGGAAGAAGTTGCCTTCCCAGTCACCGACTTTGTATTGGTAGACTTGGGCGCGAAGGCTACTTACCAAGTAGACTATGTATGCCGTGACGATGTTCCATACAAGTGTGGGACTAGAACTATTTGCAATTACAAGGTGTCGCCGGGCCATGTAGTCGCTCTGCTGAATCAGAAGGACGGTGGCGACGGAATTTATCTGGTGAAGTGTGGCGAATGGGAAAAGATTGGCGATGTTAGCGAAAGCGATGTCAGCGGAACCACCATTGACTTTAGCCATCAAGTCATCGTTCAGAACGATATTGACTTCTGTCAGTGTGGCGGAGTATTCCATATTGATTATTTCTTCCTTACTCCGTCGTGCTATTTGAACCATCTTCAGCGCAGCGTGAAGATTATGTGCGGCGATGCGTCCATTGCTCCGAACCCAGCTGAATCTCAGTTCAGTATTACCGAATATGTTATCCGTGTCGGCGAGGAAGATGCGTTGATTGGTTACCAAGGCCGTACTCCAGGCGATCCGGTCAAGGAAGACTGTGTGGAAGCTAATGATGATTTTGAATACGATTTCGGTTTGACCCTTGTCGAACGCAGACAGTATGTCAAGAATCCGAGCTGCTTGCGCTCGCCTATTTGCGAACCGATATGCGACGTGCCTCGCATATTCAACTTGCGTACTACCAAGGACTATACGAACAGTAACGACCGTAATGGGTTTACGATAAAGTTCTGGCGTCATGAAGAAGACGGCTGGCACCTTTATGCCTACATCGGTTCTGGTATGCAAAATACTGGCATGGACTACTATGTGTATCACCTTCATGTGAAAGGCAAGGCGACCGAGAACCAAGTCGATGTGAACGAGCACGACTGGTTTACTGTGACGACTGGCTACATTGCCGATGGCGACGGATTAGTGTACGATGATGAAAACCATATAATTGGATCAGATTCGTTCGGACTCTATGATGACAAGTGGGAATTCGAGGTGGTTGATAGCAACGGTGATTCGCATATTGAACATACGTTAAACCGCGACACATTGTATATGCCGTGGCGTATTTCGTGTACTACGAATCTGTTGGCTCATGGCTCCCTTTATGATCATGAACCGAGGACAACTTGCCAAGACATGGAAATGGGTTCAAAGACCATCGAAGCGATTGGCGACGTATGCGATTACTGCAACGGTACTGGGATAGATGACAATGGTGACAAATGCGCGGTGTGCGATGGTACTGGTCGTTCGCCGTCTGGATATCTGGTTGGCATGTTGCATGTATTCGACGTAGCCTACTACACAACGGCCATGACAAAATCGCAGTTTGTCGCAGAGTACAACAAGTACGCCAGCAGCAAGACGGATTGCATCTGGTATGAATTTAACGAAGTCATCGCAACCGATGATGAAGATCCGATTGTAACGGATGATAATGAACTTATAAGGAGATAGCTGTATGTCCAACTTGAACGAGATAAAATATGTTACGATTTGGAAATTGGACACGCGAGAAGGTGCTACCGCGACCGAGTCTCGCGACTGGTTACCAGTAACACATATTGACAAGATTCGTGGCCGTATTACAGTCAAGGCACCGTATCCGATTGGTGATTACGATGTCGTGACCGCCGAGAGCAAGGAATGCGAAACTTGTGAGGGACTTGGCTATCTGCAGAAGGTTGCGTGTCCTACGTGCAATGATACTCATTTAATGGAATGCCCGGTATGCCATGGAAGGAAAACCGCTGGCTGCGATACTCAAGAATTGTGCGCATATTGCGGCGGATCTGGTCGAGTTCCTTGTGAGACATGCTATAGCGGTTCCAAGGAATTCTGGGTTCCGACTGACCATTGCACTGGCGATGATTGCGTTCCGTGTCCAGACTGTAATGGTACTGGATATGCTGGTGGCGGTGGCGTCATATCGGTTACTCCGGAAGGCGTTATCACTCTGCGATACGATTCAGTGACTTTGGGCATTACCGACGACGGTAGACTCTTTGCTCGTTTGAAGGTAAAGTCGGATGGCGGCATTGGAATCACGGAAGATAGCGAACTGTTTGTTAAGGTAGATGAATCTACTATTCGCTTAGTGAACGGACAACTGACTGCCGTGTATCATCCAGCAACCATGAAGGCGTCTGGCGAAGCAGATACAGTTGAACAGCAGTCCCAACGTATTGATACTGCTCTGGTTGTTACAGATGAGTCGGTAAAACGTGTTCATGCATTTTTGTCACTTGATCTGCATTCACTTAATTATGACGAAGCTGCTTCCATGTACAATATTACCGTGTCGTTGGTCGCTGGTCGTGATGGCGCAGTTAATGTACAGTTCAGCCCGATAACATGGGATTTGACGGTGCCGTACACTATGTTGAATTTCGATACGATTATCGACAACATTCCGTATGGGTATGAGTTTTATGTTCAGCTTGACTGCGACGAGAACATGCCCGTCGGAAACAAGATCAACTGGTCGATGAACGTTGTTTCTTGCTAAATGAAGTAATTTATCAAGTAGATGTAACATTGGATTACAGATGGCGAATAAGAATATTAACGGGCCGAAGAAGCGTCCGGCCAATCCAGCGGTGTTTGACGAAAAGGGCCGTCAGACAGTCGCTTCAATGAAGTACGACAAGATTGATAAAGATTACCTCACCAAGCTACTCTTGGAACATAAGCGTGACGTTGAACTGTACGGAAAAGGCTACCCAGTTTCGGACGACCTAGCCACTGCCATTCAAGTGGTCATCAAGAAGACTGCTGGCATGATGTCATGGCGAAAGTACACCGATCCTTGGAAGGAAGAAATGTACGCCCGCGCACAGTTCTGTACCCTCAAGTATTGCCATTCGTTCGACCCGAACAAGATGGCGGAAAATTCGAAGAACAAGGATCCGTACTACTACCTCGGACAGATAGTCTCTCGCGCTTTCATGCAGCAAGTGACAGACCTCAAGAAGAAGTCCAAGTACATCAAGTTTACCTCGCTCAACGAAAATATTCTCCATACTTGCGTGAACATCGACGAATATGCTGGCGTCATCGAACGCGAAGAGCAGCGTAAGAAGGATGAAGTAAATGCTAACCTTGCCATGGAACACAGCAACATTGCTGACGCAGTTGACGTTCTTGAGAAGGTTGATCCGTACATGGATCAGAAGGTGCTAGACCTTGCCAAGAAGCTTGTCGATGAAGAAGGTATCAGCGAGGATGCTGCATACAAGGAAGCAAAACGAATTTTGGCCGCTCGCAAGCAGAAGGCCGCCAAGGAAAAGAAATCTGCGGCAGCAAAGAAGCTTGCGGAGACCAAAAAATAGAACAACATTCATAGTGTTCTCCTTTAGGTTCAGAAGGTCGCTGGGGTAACCTGGCGGCCTTTTGTTTATGCAACATTTGATGCTTTTAAATGAAACTAAACTTGTTTCAATGTGATAAACTACGTTCAAAGTCAAGGATAAAATTATGGCTCAGAAAATTGACAGCGGAAATGTATTGGGAATGTATGCGACGAATTTCGACACGCATCCAGATTGGAAGCACGACATCTATGTTCAAACACAGAGCCTTATTCCTGGCGTAATGGATATCAAGTCTGGTAAGGCCAATGACTTCGTGAAACGTGCCGAGACCCAGATGTACTGGCATACGGAAGACCGTCTAGCGGCTGAACAAGACAAATTCCTCGAAAATGACCCAGTGAACAACACGCCGGGACGTGGTCAGAAGAATTATCGCCGCATGGAATACGATATTACCAAGAATCCTAACGGCAAGGGCGCGGAAGAAGACCGTGAAGAGGCCGAGAACCGCGAGGTTCTGACCAAGGATGAACTGATGAACATCCTCAACAACGTGCGCTACACGGTATGTTCTACGGCGTCGGCATGGGGCGACAAGCCCATCCAGCAGAAGGATTATCAAGACCAGATCAAGCTTAGGTAGTGGTTTTCTTCCTTTTACACTACCTTGGAGGTCGCCGTGAGGCGGCCTCCTCTCTTTTTTGGCATGGATTTTGCTTATGATATGGCAAAAGGAAATAATTTTCACTCAAAAGGAGTTTTTATGATTAATCCGTTATTCTCTGTCCCTACGTTCAATCTCTTCGGCGTTGACCCGTTCGATCACGGCGAGTCCAATGTAGCAAATGGTTTCACCCAGTTGGTGAACGACTTGTCTGCGATGATAGATACGCCAACGCCGAATGCTGACGCACTAAAGTTCCGTAGGCCGAATGGCCGTGCCGAACGCACTCCGGAAGTGGATACGTTCTGGCTAGAATTGCCTGGATGTAAAAAGGAAGACCTCGACATTACTTACGAAAATGATGTCATTACGGTTGTCGCAAAGCGCGTTGTCGGTCAAAAGGAAACAACGTTCAAGACGCCGATTGTCACCGACAAGGATGTCGCGAACGCCAAGCTTAACTATGAAGATGGCTTGTTGACCATCACGGTATATCCGAAGGCAAAAAAGGAACCCGAAGTGAAAAAGCTTGAGGTTCGATAGTAGAGATTCACTTAACCAAGGAAAAGTCAAAAGAAAACGAAAAGACCGCTGGAAGGCGGTCTTTTTTGTCATGAATGAAATCTATTCTAATTGAGGTTGTCTGCTGGAGTAGCGATGTATGCTACAACATCGTAGTTGTTTGTTCTATTGGATTTTCTTGCAAATGCAACGTGATCTGAGTCTTCGTCAATCCATTCTAGTCTTTCTTTAAACTCAGGGGAAGACAGAGAAGCGGACTTAATTTTATGTATTTTGCTGGCAATCCATTCTCGACTCTCTTCTAGTGTATGTCCGCTGTCTGAGTGGACGTATGCTGAATTTTCGGTGAGACCGTGAGTACCATCTGCTCCGCAGAAGTCACGTAGACGCTGGATAGTTGCCATCACAGACTGTTGGTCGCCGTCATTGGTTATAATGTGAATTGTTGTCAATGCATAGTTTTCGTCTGTTGTATCAATCGGATTTCGGCCAAAGCTGAGACTTTCTAGTGTAACTTTGTTTGGGTTTTCCGAAAGCCAGTTGCGGTAGTAGTTGATGCTCCTACGGACGGATTGGAAGTTTTCCGTTCCGGCGGCCTTCATCGCTTCCATGGTGAGCGATTCTAGGAATACCTTCGGCTCGGTGTCGCCGCGCAGCTTTTCGAGTGCTTCGATCGACTCGAACTTTGCTTTGTCTGCATCGGACAGCGTTGGGTCGATATCATGGATAAGACCGAACGCCTTTACGACGGCTTCCAGCTTTGCTGAGTTGTTCTCGTTTATGAGCTGACGAGTTTTGAAGATGAAATACTTTTCTGGTTCGGTAGCTTGACGCATGGTATGGTCTCCGTATTCTGAATGCAGTTTATCGGTTTTAAAAATGGCTGCACAGATAAACTGACCATGTAGAGGATAACGCATGACACCGTATTACTACGTTAGGGAAATTGAAAAGATTATGATCGCGATAATGGACGTGTTCAATAATCTAAGAGTCAAGAAATACAAGGATCTGAACCGCAAGGATGCAGACCGTACCGTAGCAGTGCCTATCGTTACGCATAATAGCAGCAATTTTACGAATCTCTGGGCATCTACGCAGACCCAGCAAGAACCTATGCCAGTACCCATTATTGGATTTCGGTTCACTGGGAACTCGCATGACGATGCCAACATGGTTCAGCCTTGCTACGCTCGCGAAATTCTTTCGCCGTCAATGCAGAAATTCATCCGCGACATCCAGCCGACTCCGCAATTATTCAAGTTTGAAATGACTGCGCTGTCGAACAATATTTCTGACTATTACCAGATCAAGGAAAACATTGAAGCCTACTTCAACAAGTACCGTACAGTCCGAATAAAGGAGTTCGACTTTGCTCCAGAAATTGAACGTCCTATTCCGTTCAGCGTTACTTGGGCCGATTCAATCGAAGACGAGAAGGCGAACGACAGTAAGGAATACCAGCTGTTCAAGACGACCTATACGATCGAAGCGCATGGCGTGTATCACCGTAGGTATGAAATTCCGGCTATCATCAAGTATGCACAAATGAATTTTAATATCAACAACGAGTTGATAGATTCGCTGCAAGTATTTGTATATCCGGACGAGATTGCCCAGCAGAAGAAGCAGCTGTGGGAAACTATCGAGCCGTCCATCAGAGAAGGCTGGTCGCTTTTGAAGACGTTCACTCGTACGCTTGTCCGTAAAGTTGATGAGGATGGCGACGAATACTGGAAGGATGAAACGCTGAAGCACTATGACTTGACGTACGTCGAACCTACTGAATACAACAAGGTAGGCAACCCCATTGCTGGTTATAACCCTACCATGAAGGGGTACAAGACCGACGCCGACGGCAATTACATCAAGGACAAGGATGGCGATCTCATTCCTATATACGACTGGGAAGAAGTCGTTGTCGGCGATGTCAACCGCCCAGTAGAGGTGCCGTCGTTTGATCTGCTGCATTTGAATTTTGACGAGGATTCCGATACGGAGCATGACTTTAGCGGAATGAATCGTGACTTTGTTGCGGTTAATTCTGCAGCTCGTGAATTTGTTCCGGACATGGCTCCAGGAAACGGTAGTTATGCACCAGACGGCTATGCGGCTGGTACTGACTGGTCGCAAATCCTTAACTGGTTCGGCGACAACAAGGATGGAAAGATTGAGTCATCGTACACATTCAAGGCGACGTTGCAGTTCAAGCGTCCGAATGTCGATACGGTGTTCCAGTATTTATACAATCCGAAGTCGGTTACGCTCAGCGACGGAACTGTCATTCCGGCAGAAGCTGTATGGTTTGACTGGGGTATTCAAGACAATAGGCTTTATTTTACCTACCATACCACTACGCAATATAGGCGTTTCGTCAGCGCGAAGACAGTCTTCGATGACAAGACGATCTATTCGATTTACTTCGTTCTGTACAATGAAGGACAGAACGGCGCGTTCGGTATTCGTACAAACTTCTCCGATACCATGATTGCGTTGGAGACAAAGGAAGCTAAATGATAGACTTTGACGCGATGCTGAGAAAGAAGGAGGCGGAGCACAAGGCTTCTTTGAACCAGAACCCAGCAGAAATGCCTCACGCCAACATTTCCATTCCCAAGATGGACGCTATAAAGAATTTCTTCGAAGACCGAGAATATGACGGTAAGCCGGTAAAGATTGACGGAATTCCGAGCATGGCGGCGGTCAACAAGATGATTCGTGAAGAGCAGAACGAAGAGTTCATGCATCGCGACGATAAGCTTCAAACATTCCACTTTGTTAAAGAAACTAACAACCAGCATCCCTACGATGCGTATTTCCAAAGGAAAAGAGAAAATGATTGATTTGGTCAGTAGACTGAAAGTCACACGCGCTACGACTTGCGCACCAGCACCCGCACCGAAGGAAGTCGTCAAAGCACCTTCGGTAGTTAAAATCCCGGCTCCGACTGTAGCCAAGGTTGCACCGATCGTGCCAGACGCAAGTGCTGGTCACAAGATCTGCTACTCCAAGTCTCGTGACGAGGCGTTGATCAATGCGGCTGTGGCCCACAAGCTTGCCGAGGCTACCCATTGTGACGAACGCCAGTTCAACGAGACGGTTCTTGCCGCGCTCAGGAACGAGTATCAGCAGTGGCTTATTGACAATGCCGATTTGTTCAACGACGCAGAACCGTTGTTCTTTACGCCGAAGCCGCTTGGCGTTGGTGGCGAGATCGACAATGACCCGGTTCCGCCGTCCGCACCGATTCCGATGGTCAACGGAATTTCTGTCGGCGAGGAAGCTGGCGACACGCTTGTAGTGACTGCTCCGACTCCCAAGAAGAAGAGCTCACGCAAGAAGAAGACCGAGGAGGCCCCAGTAGTCGAAGCTCCGGCTGAGGAAACCGTTACAGCTAGTGAACCGACTGTAGTGGAGGCCGCCGAAGAAACAGCTGTCTCCGATCCGCTTGGTACGCTGCTCGGTGAACCGTCCGAAACGTAAATTTCCGTTTACCTAAAATGTAAACAAAAGCTGACTTGTGACCCAAGTCAGCCTTTCTTGTACTAGATAAGCTATATTATGACTGTAGAGGGGAATCGAAATGGACTTGAAGGAATACAACATGCGCCAGATCGACGAGATTGAGAAGCACAAGTGGATCGAGTCTGAAAAGGCTGGACATGACTTGGGCGAGGCTGCTCGTATTGACTGGGTCAAGAAATATGCGGCCAAGTTTCGAGAAGAGAACCCGCTAGATGAGCCAACTGATAAACTGCCTACAGAAAATGAACTGAAGGCAGATAATGGCGTTTCAACAGATATTCATTGAATCACTGAATAATATTTGCGGTTCCAAGGCTGGCCTCGTGGCCGCTTCATTTGCTCCGCAGATGGAAGCTGCTGATGGTCAAGGATCTGGTTACGAGACCTTGAAGGAACTTGCTGTATGGCTTCTTGTCGAGAGCAATGTCCTTAATCAGCTACACTGGAATACCGACAAGAATTTAAAGCACGAATTGCTCAGCGAAGCTTACGAGCTTTGTCGCGATACTGGCGACAAGCTTGCCGAGACCTATATCGCATTAACTGGAAAGCCGTGCGACAAGGAATTTCCGAAGGCGAGCTCCGGAGCCTCCTTGAAGGATTCCGACACTCTTGCATTGCTCAAGAAAATCAATGAACACATGAACGATGCTTGCGCCAAGAATGACAAGTTCAGTGAAGGTGTGAAGAATATTTTCGCCGATTTCGACGAAAGTCTGACGACGATCATCTACAAGTACACTCAGTTCAGCGCGTAAGGATATCCGATGGAACTAATTACTACAGATGATATGGTCGAATATGTCAAGAGTAGGATGGGCTGGCCCGTTACCGAAATTGAAATGGTTGTCGAGGAGCGCGGCGGTCTCGGCCATATCCACATGGCTATCAAGGACACTCTCGACTGGTTTTACCGTATCAACATGGATGAGGCTTCGTACAAGGACATCATGAAGATTAACCTTCGTGCTGGCATTATCCAGTATAGAGTTCCGGACGAAATCATGGAAGTTGTCGATGTGCAGCCGTCTTACGGTAACACCTTCTCGCCCATGATGGCATGGGACGTAGGCCCCGGCGAATCGCTCATGGGTGTAGGCGGTGCTGGTCTGGGTGGCCTCGGCCAGTTCGATCTTGTCACTTATGCTGGCGCAATCCGTTACCTTAATGACGTGAAGAAGCTCGTGGGAACCCAGTACAGCATCAAGCTGCATCCGGTTGACCACATCTTGCGTGTTTACCCTACGCCGAAGTCCGATAGGGTTGCCATGGCTACGGTCTACGTGAAAGCAAAGAAGTACGAAGTATTTGCCAATCCGCTGTTCCGCGACATGGTTGTTGCTCGTGCAGAAATGCAGCTGGGCAAGATTCTCAAGAAGGACGACATTACGTTGCCCGGTGGCGCGAAGGTGAACGGCCAGCAGATATACAGCGATGCCAAGGAAGACTGGAAGGAACTGATGCAAGAACTTAAGGATCAGTCCGCACAGCCTTTCATGATGACTGACTTGAATAGCTAGTTGCCAAACCCATACACGTTTGCTATATTGAATCTCGTCTATTAAGGCGGGATTCTTTTATGTTGGCAAAAATTGGTAAAATTCTATGGAAGGCGCAGTACGTGGTGTACGCAGGGATTGTCGTCGCTATCGTGAAACGCATGGTTACAAAAATCAAGAAGGAAATCGACTCGGTATAATTATGCTTGATTTGATTACGAATAATTTCGGATTACTAACTCGTGACGAGGCGCGTAATGTCGTTGGGCGCATTGGCCGAGTATCTATCAATGAAAAGGACGACAAGGACTCAATCGATACTTTCCGCGAACTTACTAGGACTATCGAAGAACTTATCGAAAATCTTCCGTCCATCACGATTCCGTCTACGATTGTCGGCAAGACTAAGTTTGAAGGCTTCAAGGAAATCTGCAAGCTGTACAAGAAGCAGAACTTGAACAAAGTGTTCTTGCTGTCTTGTACGATGATGAACTTGATCGCTCGTCACAGCGGCGCAAAGGAACTGTCCAAGGTCGCTGGCTTCATGCAGAACTGCTTGGCCCTATATTCTATCGGCGATAGCCTCTGCTCTCACATTTCGTTCAACTGGGATTATGCCGACACGATGTACATCATCGCCAACGGCGACCTTCCTGGCGGAACTGGCATTACGATGGCCCAGTATCGCGAAATTGGTGCGAAGTACGAAAAGGCTAACTACGAAGGAATCACCCTTACCAATTCCAGCATTTTTGTATTGGCCAACATGGTTGCTAAAGGAAATGAACAGACGTGGTTCTCTTCCGCAGACCAGAAGGAACATCACATTGCTACTGGCCGAACCAATGTGAAGGACGTCGCCCGCCAGTGGGTGAAGAACGACGATAACAGTGAAAGCTATGAACTCCGTTATACTTTTACTGACGATGCCCTTACTGCCGGAAAACCGAGCAATGCCGTGTTTGAACTGATGTTCGACGATGTACAGCTTTATGTCGTGCAGTCGGTCAACTCGTTTGCTGACGAAGAAAATGCCAATGTGACCCAGTTCGAGCCGAACCGTGAAATCCGTTACTTCTGGATTCCGAAGGCTGGCGTAGTGCTGACTACCAAGGAAGTCAATGAACTTAACGAAAATATTCAGCAGTACTTGAACATGCTCTTCGTGAACAACATTGACACACAGCGTTTCATGTTCACGTTCGACGAAAATGGCGAAATCGTGGAAATCGTCCGTCCGAAGGCTATTCCGGAGCATTTCGTTTCGAACAAGATTCCGGACATCATCAACGGTATCAAGATCCTTCATGACAAGAAGTTGTCCAGAAGCTATGCACTTGTCGGCCAAGCCGGTACTGGTAAGACGATTGGTGCGCAGCAGATCTCCAACTCGTTCATGGATGTCTGCACGTTCAAGATTACGAAGACCGTGATTGAGAATGAGGATATTCGCAAGCACATGCTCGAATACATCCGCGCAATCAAGCGTTGCATCATTATTTTGGACGATATGGATCGCAGCAACTTGTCTGAAAAGAACGACTCAGTGTGCGCCTACTTGAACTTCTTCGACGACCTTAATTTGGCTGCAAAGAACGACCAAGTGTCCTATGTCTTCGTGGCTACGATTAACGATCCTAACAAGATCAACAAGGTCATCATGCAGCGTAGCGGACGTATCGACGAAATGGTCGAAATCGGTTACCCCGACACTGAGGCGATGCGTTACTTGTTCCATTACAATGACATGGAAAACAACGCGGATCATCTGGCTGACTTTAACGATCCTAGTTTCGATGCTGCGTTCAAGGAAGCTATCGACGTGCATATCACGGCGGCGGATGTCAAGAATATCTTTACTGATATGATTATCTACGGCGATCCGGGTCAGAAGGTTACGCCAGAGGCCATCCATAACGCAATCGCTCGCGTCAAGGATCGAAACGAAAAGGCTGGCCGTAATTACTTGGATTAGTTACCACTGGCCAAGAAGGTTGCCGCAAGCATAGTAGCTCGGATCGTTGGTGATGTCCTTGACACAAGGGTCAACTTCCGGCGGTCTGAACAACACGTCCTTCTTGAGTTCGTCGATGGTTTTGGAAACGTCCAGAGAATAACCGTTCTCTGGCGTTTTTGCATTTGGATCTTCTGCGTCGGTCGAATTGCCTAGCGTATTGCGACCAAGCAACATGTCGATAAAGTGTTCTTGGTTCGGATCGTTGATTACTTCCTCGCTGACCTTCTTGCCATCGTCGATTGCGACTTCCAAGAATGCCTTCCAATAATATTTGCGCCACTTGTACTCGTAGTCGGGTACGTCGTCTGTAATGGACGTGATTGTGTATAGCTTGTTGTCGTATTCAGGCTTTACCAAGTCGCCAGCCTTCGGAAAGATCTGGGCAGCCGAGTAGCCGTGGTAATTGAATTTCTCGTATCCTCTCTGCCACCAGATAGGATTGTGCGCCTTCTCGTCGGTGCTGCAGAGAGGTTTGACGCCGTGCTCTCGGAGCGAACGGTAGTTGCATTCCAAGAACAAGCTCATGGGGAAGAATACTTCGGTCTTTGCCGTGTATTGTATGCCGAAACGAGCGTACAGTTCGTTCTGCGGCGTAAAGGTAATCGAGCCCTTCATATCGAACATGCGGTCGATATTTCTGCTGTTGTCTTCGTGGAACAGCGGGTCTGCCTTGGTATCGTATGTCGTCGTGTAGTACTTGAACGTAGTGCCTTGTCTCTTCATTTGTGCGTTGATCACGATATCGTACTTCTCGTGGTCATGGAACGAGTTTTCGGCACGGAAGTATTTGCTCATGCCGAGACGTGTGTCGTGTTCGAAATCCGGATGGTTGATCTGGGATTTTTCGGAACGCTCGACAAAACCGCCCAGACGGTCATTCCACAATGGTCTGGAAACGGAAGCTAGGACGCTGAAGTTCTGGACGACCATGTTGGACGCACGAACATTTCCGGCAAGATGTAGCTTAAAATTTGGCATTCGATACCTCGAACATCAGTTTATCATGTCGTCCAGCCGCTGAGAACTGATAAACTGCATACGACTTATTGGATCGGATAATATGGCGAGTAATGCACTAGATCAACGCAAGTATGCGAAATTGTCATTTGAGTCTGTTCGTGAACAGCTCGTGACTATCATGAAGGCCAAGGGTGGCAACTTTGCAGATGCATCGGACAGCTCTTATGGTCGTTTGATGATTGACTTGTTCTCCGGAACGTCGGACTTGATGGGTTACTATACCGAATCGTCCTTCATGAATGCGTTCATGGAGCCATCGTCGAACTCTACTCCGTCCATCTACGCCAACGCTCGTATGTTGGGCTACAGCGTACGTCGTCCGGTTCCGGCGAAGGCTGGTATCGGTATTGCGGCTACACAGACTGGTAAGTATTCTAGCATCCGTGTCAGAATACCGAAGGGAACTGAATTTACCATTGGCGGATTAACGCTGACTGCCATGGATGACATGGAATTTTACTACAACAGAAATAACGATCCGTCCAATACTGGTCTAATGACCTTGGTTTCTGGTAAAGCGGTAGTAGCTGAAGGACAGTTCAAGACCGAAACTCTAGTATCTACTGGAAAGCAGAACCAGATCCATATTGTCAACGATACGACGTTCTCCGATTACTTTGGTGACAATGACCCTAACTTTGATGACGACGGTAACGTAGCTCATCGTGCGGCAGCATTCACAACGGTTACATCCGACGCGACCTTGATGGACAACGTCGATCCGAGTGTAGTGTCCCATGACAAATTGTACTGGCGTATATCTCGCCGTGGACTTATTGATCCAGCAAAGGAAAGCGTATTGAATGATATTGAACAGTTCGTAGCTGGACAAGATAACTATACCGACAACTACACCGTTGAAATCACTACGGCGAACGACGGTAACGTTCAGTTGAAGTTCGGCGACGGCTTGAATTCCGCCATTCCGTATGGCCTTATCAACGTCACTTATTTCTCCACATTGGGTGAAGGCGGTAACTTGCTCGATGTTGCTGGTAGCGTATTGGCTACGAGCGATTCGAAGATCGTCATTACTCAAGGTGATGGAACTGAAAGCGACATTACGCTCGAAGACTTGAACATCGCGCTGACTACTGACATCCGTAACGGCATGGATATCCAGTCCAACGAATCGATCAAGGCGGATGCACCGTATATTTTCAATTCACTGGACAAGCTCGTAAACCGTTTGAGCTACAAGATTTTCTTGCGTCGTTATGCCGACGTGAAGTACGCGACAGCATACGGCGAGGATATCTTGAATACCAAGCTGGAAAACGGCGGTATTGACGTGAAGTTCATGAACCAGATCCGTTTCAGCGTGTTGAAGAGCTTGTATCGTAAGAAGGATAACAACTACTATCCTACTACGTCGAACGAGTATTTCCTCGAAGGCTTCAAGATTAACGGCCTTATGTACACATGGCAATACGACTATGGCGAATTGTCCAAGAAGGGCCTTGACCAAGGCCATGTCGCGCTGGCAGACCGAGTAAAGAAGGCTCTTATTGCTGCTGGCGTTACTGCTGAACAGCAGACGTCCGTCATGATGGCCATCATGCCGGAGTTCCCAATGGATTACCAAGTGTATTCCGCCAAGCTTACGCCGCTTGACTTTGTCGAGGATGGTTCTGAACTGTACTCGGTAATGACTGCGCTGAACCAGCGCGGCATGATTACTGTGGGTGGCGGCTATCACAACTACGTCTATCCTAGTGTACATGAAATGCAGTGCCATTTGGATGTTACCTTGTATCGAGGCAACAACTTTACTGATGTCAAGGAACGCATCCAAAACGTAATATACAAGTACTTGAGCGACAATACCGAGTTCGCTTCGCCAGTGTACCGTTCTCGCATCGAAGCCCTAGTACATGGGCTCACCGAAGTCGAAGGCGTCGATGTGCGCTTCGCTCCGGTAGAGAGCCAGTACAACCAGCTTGACATTAACCAACTTAAGTGGCTTGGTAGTGTGACTGGAGAATTTATCGCGCCTGGGTCTATCACCATGGATCCAGTTGACTTCACGTTGCAATATACGGTCGTCGGCCCTAATGCCAAGACAACCTTGATAGATACGTTTACTCTTCCAGACCAAACGGCTATGCAGTGCCGCGTTGCCGACTACTGCAAGAACTTTATCGCAGATAATTTTGAAAGTGTTACTGATATGGAAATAGACAAGTTTGTTGCTTATATTTGGTCTCAAGTGATGCAACAGATTTATACGCCGATTACCGACGCGCTTAATTCGGCTCGTAATAAAGGTGAAATCGAAACTGCAAAGGCGTTGAATAGCTTGATTAATGCAATAAAGGGCTGGGAACTGGGGCCAGACGCAGTTTCCTTCAAGAATACCGATACGATCGTGTCGATGACTGAAGTGAACGGCAGCGTTCTATATGATTATCTGAAGTACGGTCTCAACTATATCAAACTTGTCCGTAACGTACTCGCTTATTACGTAACCAAGAGTTTAATTGACGAGAACGGAAACATTACGAATTACACCAATGACAATGAGATTGTCCAGATTGTCGTTCCGGTGGATGAAATCGATCTGAAGGTGTCTCTGGACTCTGTATTGCTCACTGAATAGGACATAGCATGAATCCGATAGTCTATAACAAGAATGGTCAATATCGTTTTACCGATTTCGTAGGCTACTTGCCAGAATTTCTGCGTTCTGAACCGGACGTGGTTACATTTCTGCAAGTGATGTCCGACTACATAAACAACGCCTACCGTAATGTGAATGTTACGGAAGAGTTTGAGCTGGTCAAGGTATGTTCGAGCACCGACAGAACAATCGTTGAAAAGTGGATGAACAAGCTGAACAATATGTTCCGTTTGGCTTGTGACCGCAGTGAGTCGGTGCTGTACTTGTCGGTGCCTCGTAATAACGTAAAAAATAACGTGGCGCTCGGTAACGGAAATGCCGAGTATGTTAGGACGATTGAGGTAGACTTGGCTGACATAGTTGACAGTCTGCCATCAGCTTCCGAAAGAATTGGCGGCGCATCTGCAATGGATGACGGTGACGTGGTTTATGTAAAGTATCGTAAGAGAAAACTATCCGAAATGGTTGCGTATTACTATGCCAAGGACAGCAATACGTTGATAAAGGATCCGAAAGCGACGTCACAAGATCCGTTTACCGAGACATACAACAATCCTTCTACTGCCGTCCAGTTTGATGTTATTGACGTTGGTAACGTGGTTTGCCGTTATGGCGGAAAGCATGACGATGTCGTATATTACGAAGTGTATTTTCCTCTTCATGTGACTAATGTAAAACGAGTGGCCGAATCTGGCATTGCGAAGTACGATGTCAATTCCGATGGAAAGGATGATGAAATCTATGTCGATTACTACAACTTGACAAGCGCGGTCAATACGGACGACGGAACGTACAATACCTATATCAAGTTCGGCAAGAGTAAGGGGTTTAACTGGACTGGAGAAATCCCTACTGGAATGTTCTATTTTCGTGACAGTAGTGCAGCTAAGCTTGCCAATCTGTCGGGCTCTAGCACGATGGAAATTGCTGATACGCTTACGGCTCCGTCTGTCGATCGTTACCGTATCAAGAAAGTTATTAAAACGGCTGGGACGTACCGTGCATACATGGAAGCGTTCCCCGGCGTGTACGCCAATGCTCTGTTCTACATTGTGAACGGTGCAAAGAACTGTGGTGTGTACCGCATGAATGGCGATATTACTGCCCAGTCTCGTTTTGACGATGGCGAACTATATATTGACTTGGTGAATGTATCCGGTAATGACTACGACCGCGATATTCTTAACGATAACAATACGCTGACCTTGATTTCAATACCGCTTGCGGCAAGTAAGTACATTATCAATTTCAATGACAGTATGCCGTTGGTCAAGTGGTCGAATGAAATTACTGGGTTGGGCGAATCTGTAATTGGCCTTGCATCTAATATTATGATGCAACGTGCAAAGATTACACGTAACCCCTTGTTGTACAAGGGAACTGTTGATCGTCTGACCAGGGATACTATCCAGCTTCCTATCGACTTGACTGGAATCGTTGTATCTGGCAACCTTATTTGTTCTACGGCATTCCAGAACGACGATAACGTGTCACCGTATTACGCGACAGTTACATCAGCTTACTGGGATCCGAATATCGACCGTTTCCGACTGACTGTTGCACCGGGTGCAAATCTCAATTTGTCTGAAATTCAGTCTAACCCATCGATTGAGATTTATGGGGTTACTGCCGGATATTTGACCTCTTTGGCGGAAGATTATGCATATAGCCCAGAAAGTGAACTAGTGTGCTTTAAAGGAAAGTGGCGTATCGACATAGAACCGAATGACTTGCTGAGAGTCACTCTACCAATGGGGGACGAAACAAAGGATTGCTTGCTAACGGTCGTCAAAGCGGACATGTACAAAGAGCTGGTGTATGTCAAGAAACCAGCTGGATTTACTTTCAGCTTTGATGTTGACGATATGCTGATGGCTTCGATTGAGCGAGTTGCGGTTGATTTAGATGATCGCAAGGCATCCATTAACAAAGTCAACTATGTAAAGGAACTTGCCGACGGAACAGTCATGGCTGCAGTGAATAACCGTTCATACGAGGGCGATATTTATACTGCCGAGGACTTTCTGGAACATAGTCAGCATTTCTACATGCTTGCCAACATTATCGGTTCGGATGAATACAGCTTACTCGAAATGGATACTGACGTGCTCAAGTTTGTTCCGGGTCATGCGTATTCGGCTAACCAGTATGTCTATAACGACAATGACAAGAAAATCTACAAGATTATTCGGCAGACTACAGTCCAGCCAGACGGTACGACGATCGATTCCAATGCGTCTGCAGAAGACCGCATAGTCCATTACTCGGTTGGATTTATTGAAATACAGAACTCCTATATGCCGTATTGTGGCCCAGTGGCGTCCCTTGACTATGAAGAAAAGCCGAATTACATGGGCGATATGTCGGAAGTCCGTATTCCGTTGTATATCAAGAAGATTAACGACGTCCGCTTGAAATATGGCTGGAATCAGCGTCAGTATGTCTATTACAACGACGATATTGGCGTTGCCCCGCTTGACCGAGCTGGATTTATCGAAATGTATGCGGACAAGGTGTCTACTAATGCTGATAGAAATCCAGTTGAGTTGAACTTACGTAAGAGAGCTCACGTTCTTCCAGCTAACGCGATGCGATATGGTTGCGGCAGTCAATATTACGTTCTTGATATCGACTCTCCTCCGGTGGCGCAGCGCAGCGATGATGGCTCATGGGTCATTACCGTAAAGTCTAGCGGTCACGGTCTGTCTGATGGCGTAATAGTGTCGGCGAGCGTAGATACCGGCACTGGTGACACAGAAGCTGAGATTAAGGAAGCGGTGTTTAACTCGGATAATGCTGTTGTGACGGTTATATCGCCGGATGTCATTCAATATACCACGGCAGCCCCATCGATATCTGGGTATATTGTTAGCTTGGGCGGTGATGACAAACTTACCGTTACTTACGACCGTTCATACTTGGATGACCCGACGGCATACCCGACTGAAGGCGATGTTGTCGTTATGGGAGCCGAACTGTGCAGTACTAGTCAAGTATTGGATTATGACCATCGGTTCGATACTTATCCAAAAGTCGGCGATGCTGAGATCTATGTTGGCGGCACGACGTATCTTGTTACAAGTGGTACATGGAAAGTTATTGACCCGTCGGAACTACTGACTCCGACGACGATTTACTGCCGTCATAACTTATTTGACGAAAGTACTACCAATCCGACGTTCGCTATGGGGGATTCATTCGTAATCAATAAGATTACTGTGCCAAGCCAAGGTGCTAATTATGCGGAAATTCAGACATCTAAGCGTATTCCGGAATTGGATGTAGATAATGCGAACGGTATCTATGCCGACAAGGGTCGCGTGTACATTGAAAACGTGAACCAAGGCGTGTTCTGTGGATGGCATACAATTAAGGAAATTCATAACGGCGGTTCATTTAGCATTTACATTGATACTACCATACCGGTTGGAGATTACATTGCACCCATAACGAACCGCCAGATGACTGTTCGCGTTGGTCGATGGTACAAATATACGCTAAGTGGCTATGATTGGTCGAAGAGAAGTAACTTGACTTCTTATGTTACGACGAACAAGATACTCGAAATCGGTACGAATACCGCTCGTATTAAGACCAAGTACGCACATAACCTCAATGTAGGCGATCATGTCTTGATTGATCCGACTGGTAGTACTGTCTACAATGTTTCTGCTGCCAATGTCGATACTATTATTCAGACGAAGGTGACTGCGGTCATCGACGATTATACTGTTGAGCTTGAAAGAGCAATGGAACCAAACGAAGGCGGCTACATTTTCCGTGGCTATATCATTAACAACGGAAAGAACCTTAGCCGTCTTAGTGGCGAATACTTTATCAGTATCAATGGAGAGACGGTCAAGCTGTCTGATGGTGACGTGGTTGTTACTATGGGTCAAGTGTGCTTGGATGAGCGCAGGGCATGGCGTGTCACTGAAAAGACTGCATGGATACCGATGATGGATAAGCGTACGTTCAAGATTGATCGTATGGCAGTAGATATGCAACACAACCCAGCATATGATATCGGTGATGATTTCGATACGGAATCGGAATATAAGTATGTTACTTACGCTGATTCCGATGTATCGGCTGACGAGTCTGCATATCAGATAGGATGGGCCAGTGCTCGTAACTATCACTTCGAACATCCGTATGTCGAAAACCTTGACACTACACAGAAGACAGAGCTTGAGTATTCCTCGAAGTATGACTATGCTACGGTGGCACCTCGTGACGATATGGATCCTACGTTCAATGGCGTCCCTGATATGGGATATCCGCTTGCGGAACGTATCGAGCGACTGGCGTATCTTCGTGACCCAGAAGTCATTGATCTTGACTTGATCGGTTACTTGGCTCGATTCATGGGCTATGACATTACTGCCGTCGCCGACGACATTCGCTCTAGCAACATTTACCGTAACAGCGAAGAACGCGAGAAGGCTGTTCGAGAGACTGTCGCTCATTTGCCGCAATTCTATGCGCTGAATGGTACTAAGGCTGGCATCAATATGCTGATGGCTACTTTTGGTCTTGTTGGCGAACTCATCACCCAGTGGACTAATACGGACGATCCGTATGGCGAGTTGATTCGCCAAGATGAAGTGGCTGACCGTATGGATGCCGACTTGAAACATGGTATTACGACATCGTCATGGGTTCCTACTCCTCACGTTACCCTCGATATCTTGGAAAATGAAAATTTCAACAGTGTTCTGCTTGGTAACGAAGAAATTTCACGGATGAAAGAGCAGATTCGTTGCTGCAAGCCGATTAACGTCGTGTTTGACGGCATTCGAGTCGTGTATGACGTGACTATACCGGCGGATGTGCAGTTGGTAGTCGGAGAATCCGAATTGGTTGATTCTACATACCTTCTGGACGCTGATGATGCTGACATTGAGTTGAATAGAGACCCTTGCGTGGGCGAAGATTGCGACTTTTAGTCGTGTGTTCCGTGTTGGAAACTAATAAACTAGTTTCTGCATAACATTGGAACATGCGATGAAGAAAGTAATTACCGACAATGGCCTCAATTTGATCAACCAGACTCGTGCTGATGGCACTACCCAGTACTGGATTGGATATTACGGTCTGGCGTATGTGCCGGACGAAACTCGTGATAATGATCCTATTACCGCCAGCATGACTCAGCTGACTAAGACTGGTGACAACATCTACAATATCTTCCAAGGATCGATGACGCCGGTAGGCTTTGATACCGACATAGGTGATTCTGCTGCATACCGTCTGTTCAATGAATGCATGTACACGGCGAACATTGCTCAGAAGTTCCGCTATGTATTGGACGAAAACGGAAATAACCAGCTTATTGTGTTCGCCGATGCTGCTAATTTGACAGCAGATCAGTCCGCTGGATTGGTTGAATATCAACGTTATAAAGGTGTTCAATATGATCCGCAAAATAATGATGAGGTGAATGCATCTGAATTGCCAATTCCGGCACCACTGTACTACTTGGGTGAACCGGTCGATTACAATGTGACTGCTGAACAAGCTGACCGAGCAATGAATGCTGCCACCGTATCATGTGATACTCGTGTGTATAAGGGCAATGCCACTACGCAGCCGCCTTCTGTTCAGACGGAGACTAATGTCTGGGCAAGTAACTCTGATAAATATTCATGGGCCGACAGCAAGGGCAACACTTACGACGACCAAGTATCTACGTCAAACAACTTTAAGTATCTGAAGCGATATTGGCAGTATCAGAGCGTGTCAAACTTTAACCGTTTCCATGCACCGGCTAACTCTGCTGGTTACTTTGTTGATAGTGAGCCAGCTTGCAGCAATTTGGCTAAAGCGACACGTCTGTTCCCAATTTCGCACTATGACGTGATTAACACCAAAGATGATGAAAAGGTTGACTCCGTCAAGTACACCATTTCGCTTGATTTGGGCGATATGTTGACTAAGACGACTAACCGTAGTACCAAGTATTATCAGCCGTCTGACGGAAATACGACGTTGACCGAAACGAGCGGCGACAATTATCGTATGGGCGTAAAATTCAACCGTATTGGTATATATGCGGTTCCGGTGTCCTTGCGTGTGTTTGATGATGATGCAGTCGGCTCGTCGAACTGCGGCGACCATAATATCCAGATGCAGATCTCTGGTAATGAAGACCCGATTTTGTTCGCGGTTATGGACTTACCGTCACCGATTGTACTTAGTGAAGATGGCTTGCAAAAGTATGTGTTCCATTTCCAAGTACAAATGAAAGGCGGCAATGTAGTTGATGATGCATCAATCTATTACAACTTGTATGAAAATGACGCGATTACGTGGTATAAGAATCAGCTGATAGCAAACGCCAGCACCGCCGAAGCAGTAACTTCGCTTGGTGTTCAGATGGCGTACTTGCGTCAGCAGATTAACGACATGAATTCTGGCAGCGATGCATGCGGTATTGGCGACGATGGCGATCGTTATGCCCTCGAAGGTCATACGCATGATTACATGAAGAACATCGTTGACTCGCAAGGCGCTGGAAATGGTGCAGTACGAGGAATCTATACAAAAGAAGAAGGCCGACCGATTAAGATTTACCAAATTGCTGACAGAGGTGTGCAATTCGACGAAGTCACTCAAACTCTTCGATATACCGACGATAATACGCAAGTGCCTCTATTGATCAATTCTGCAAGCTATATGTCTGGTAAGGACTCGATGACTCTTGGGTCTGACAGCGCGACTATCGGTAGTTATTCCATCAACATGAGCGACTACGGTATTCTAGGTCAAGATTCCAAGAGTGTTCTTTTGATGGGCGGTCGTGGTAAAAGCGGCGATTATGATGATTTCCATTTGGCTGTAGATAACACTCGCAATAGTATTATTAACATCGAACACGGCGAAATCCGTTCTATGAGGGGTAGCCTGTGGTTGGGCGATGTTCAGAATATTTGTTCCGGCAATGTATTACATACCATTGGTGTCGGCAAGAACGATGTTACCGATAATCGTTGGAACCAGTATAGCAATATTGAGGGTGTGCACAGCGGATCATCAAGTTATAACGTGTTGGTCGGTTATAATCGCCTTATGGGATATTTGCAACGCTCGGTTATTGTTGGTATAGATGAAAGTGGTTCACCACAGAATGTAGCTATGTATAATCCGTTTGCCGACATGGATGCGGAGTACATGAAGTATGTGAATTACTTGTCTGAAAAGTCTAAGCTTTTCCCCACTAAGGGAAGAGGCGTGGAAGATGTCGTTTCTGCTGGTTATAGGAATGATTTTGGAACTGGGTTATCGACCGCCTTGGTTATTGGTAAGGATCTGGACGGTCTTGTCGGTACGGTAAACAGTATTATGGTTGGTTCTCGACAAAATAACGCACTGCCGTACTACAACCCAAATATTGTTCTGACCGTCGATGAGTTTAACGCACGATACGGCACTGATGACACGGAACCGTATCCGGCTGACGATCCGATTTGGTATAGCCACGATGATGGTGATATCATGGTTGTCGGGGATGGTAAATTATATTTCCGTGATGGGGTAGGTTCATCTAGCAGTGTCAAAACGCGTGATGTAAGGGGTGTCACTCTGTATATTACTTATACCAATAATGAGTGGGATACTGGTATAACTATTGGTAGAAATCGTGACAATCCAGACGATCCCACCATATTTAACGAAGGATCTCGTGCTAAAAGGTATGCCGACCTATACAGTAAACCTGGCCATAACAAAAACATGGTCATGCTTGGCGATGACATTAACGTAGGTTATGGCAGCGAAAGCAGTATTGTCATGGGTGACTATAGCGGTACGCGTAAGATTACCGTGAAGAACTCGTTTATTAATTTCCTTGGTGACCAGACGGCGTTTAACGCCAACTCGACCAGCGGGCCGTGCTCCACATTTGACAATGTATGGTGGATTGGTCACGCTAAGGGTAAGGACTCGACTTCGAATAATAATTGTACTGGTCATATTGTTGGCGCACAAGCCGATTCGAACTATGATAATGGCGTGTATCGCGACCGCTTCGTATTCATCGGCGAAAATGATAAGGATTTCGCTCATTCGTATTGGTACGGCATGGCTGACAATAACAGACCGAAAGACATCGTGAAATTACCGAATTCGCTTGAATGGGAATACTCTTACCAAGATGTATATCAGACGACAAAGTCGCCGATGATTTACACTGGCGGTATTGCGCTTGGCGGATATGGTGTGGAGGAATGCAACTTTATGTTGCTTAAAGTTGGTTACTCACGTGGTTCTTCGTCGTTCGTTGATCCAACTATGGTAGCGATTAACGTTGCAGAAGGTATAAATACTACTCCAAATATATCTACGCCAGACACTACAGTTGGTAAAATTATACGCAGTAATAAGCTTTGCGGGCCGTGGACAGAAGGCGCTGATAATACGACGACGTCATATATACTTCATCCGTACAAGGAGAAGGTTGGTGTATTGGCCGCTGGGTCAACTTCTCTGGAAGCCAATATCGAACCGACTGGATATACGTTAAAAGAGATTGTTTCCGCAAAGTTTGTCATAAGAGCACTGAATTCTCCATCTAATTCTGAGCCGATTGCCACGGTGGATGCTACTTGGGCGGCAACTAGCCTTGTATGGGCGACGTTGGACGCTCCGTATTCGGTTGCCTATGATTATTACATCGAGGCTAATATCGAGTATTCTGATGCTGTGACTGTATATGATTACTTTGATGATACCGGTGATGCAGCACATCATTTCATGGTGGATTGTCCGTATAAGGGTATGTCGCTCGTGGTTCAAGACAAGCAAGAGCTTGACGGTACGTTGCATGTTGGCCTCGGTATGGCTAATGTCCATGAATACGGAAATACCAGGTACCTCAGCATTGCATGCCAGTATATTTCGGATAATTATACGTTGCATGTTAGTGGCAACATGTCCGGAAGTCTGAAACTGGATTGTACGTTTGATTCTGCGACTCAACAGTTGAACACAGATTACCGCGTATATGATACTTTGGATGGACTAAAGTTGTATGGCTATGTAAGATATACTCAAGAAGGGGCTGGCACAGAGCCATGCCCGCCAGTAACCGGAAGTTCCACGCCTATCATATGTCACTTGAGCAATGTCCACCTATTTATTCCTATGGATAAGGGTTATTTGGTGGATATGTTTAAGCTGACTGATTCTGGCGGCCAGAATATCGATTATGGCGATAGATCTGACAACTGGATCATGTTCACTGGAGGTAGCATGTTAATTCCGTCCTACCTATCCATTAGAAATATGAATGAAATGTTCCCAGAATTCGTGCATATAACCGCGCAACTGCAACAGTACTATATCGGAAGCACTGATCCTCATAAAATTAGGTTTACGGCAAATCATATGTACAAGTTTACTCCAGTCGAATGGCGTCGAGGCGATGGTAGTGTTGTCACTAGCAGTTATGATAGTTCTGAAACTACGTACATTACTCGCTATGAAGATTGGTCTGCCGATCGGATAGCGGTTGAAGGGCTCACTCTTGAAGGCATCAGTTAATAAACATAAAATGAAGTAATTTAATTAACGAAACAACAAAAAGGAATACATATATGCAGATTTCTCGTCGCAAGGTTATTGAGCTTGGTCTTACTTTGATGCAAGCTGAAAGCCTTTTCAAGCTTCCGATTTCCGGTAGGTTCTATTACGCTTGTGTGAAGAACCGCGAATTGGGCCGTGAAGAATACAAGCTCTCCATGGAGGCTAATCCGTATCCTCAGCAGTTCAACGAATATGAAACCAAGCGTGTCGCCATTCTCAACGAAGTCGGAGAATCGGTTAAGCCGGGATTTTCCAAGATGGATGATCGCGAACGTGACGCAATCGTCAATTCTCGTGATGAAAAGGTCATGCCGACTGAAAAGCGTGAAATGCTTCTAAAGCGTTTGAATGACCTCTCCACAGAATATAAAGACCTTCTCCAAGAGGTTGATGCGGTGAATGTTCGCCGTAAGGAATTCTTGGACGAAGTTGATGATTATCCGATCAAGACGGTCAAGTTGTCTGATATTCCGGAAGTCGTGAAAGGAAACGGTTTCGATATCTTCCTTTCTCTCGATCCGATGATTATCGACGACGCCGAGGCATAATGAGTACACTCAGCGGATGCCTTGTTGTTCGTAATGGAAAGAAAAGCGTCGTGCGTTGTCTCGACGCTTTACTTCCAGTTGTGAACGAGTATGTCATTATTGACACTGGCTCGAAGGATGGAACTATCGAACTTATCAAGTCTTGGTCTGGTAATCATCCGAATACCAGGATTGTCTTGGTGAACGTGGGTCGAAAGTTTCATGACGATGACGGTATTTTTGACTTTGGCGCAGCAAAGAACTACGCTATTTCGAGGGCTACTTGTGATTATGTGATGTGGATCGACGTTAATGACGAGGTGCTTCGTCCGAACGAAGTCCGTATTGCATTCGACAAGATTACGGCCAAGATGCCTCATGCGAGCATAACGATGCTTACCGAGGTGGATAGGACGTTTGCGTTTCCTCGTGTCCGTATTGCTCCGAGGGCTACCGCGAAGTTCATTGGGGCTATCCATGAATACATGGTCAATGAAGACCCAGAAAACGTCATTGTCACGACGCGGTTTCGTATAAGGAACGTAAAGACGTGCCGAGATATTGCTCGAAACGTCGCCAGTCTGATGAAGGAATGGAAGATTGCCCATACCCAGCGAATCGCATTCTATCTAGGCAATTCGGCGAGGGACATGAATGATTTCTTTACTGCGCTTGACTGGTACACGGTGACTGTGGATGAATTTCCAGATTCACTGAACGAGGAAAGGGCAAAGTCCATCGAAGCGTTGTGCGATATAGCTCTACGTGAAAACATGCTGGATATTCTGAACGACCGTTCGATGCAGCTCATTAACGAGTTGCCTGATAGGCCGGAAGGTTACTATTACCGAGCGAAGTATCAGTATGCCATGAAGAACTACAAGCTGGCTATCAAGTCGCTGGAGAAGCTGATGCAGCTCAATGTAAGGGTTCGCCCCACTCACATGTGGATCAATCCTAACATCTACGATAGGCATGAGCATCTTGAAATGCTGAAGGAAGCCCAAGCAAAGGCCGAATACAGTAACATGACTCCAATCGCCCCTTGTATCGAGGACGCCAATATGGCGTTGCAGAATGGGCGCTACGTTGGGCGGATGAGCACTGCGTTAGGTGACTTCGGCACTCCGATGTTCCAATACTCGAATTAAATGATCAATCCGGCGGAAACGTCGGATTTTTCAGTCCCCATGAACTGATAAACTATGAACAAACTGATTTTGGACGCTTATGGCTAACCAACACGCTAACTTACATGAATTGACGAAGCAGCTAGATGTACTGACATGGAATGCTCGCAGCGTGCTTAACGCACTTATTCGCTCGGCTATGAAGGCTGGGTCTAGCAGTGGTTTTACTGTGCAACGTGCCGGTGAAACCATACAGATGACGAAGGAAGACATTTTCAAGATTTACAACTTCTACGAGAAGTGGGAAAGCCTCGGCTATCCGAACGACGAAGAAACTTTTAATGCGCTCCTTGATGCTGAAAATGCTTACTACCAAGGATCCGACGAAGTTACCGAGTCGTTGGTCAAGCATGCGAAGACTATCTGGCAAGATACCACGAATAAGGGTTCTGATACGGAATATTGGATTAACCGAATCAGAACGACTGAAAATGTGAAGTGGTTTACCAATACGGCGCCGATTCCGTTGAATATCCGTACGCCTATTTATGACGAAAACTTGTCTACAAAGACGTACGACTCGTACGAAACATATTTGTTCCCAAGCAGTTACTACGCTATTGACACCCTTGGTTATGTTGGTGATGGAAGTACCCATACGGCTGGCGGCAATGAATGGCTGTTCGATGTCCAGAATAGGTTCAGCGTTCATACGGACGTGATTCAGCTTGGGTATCAAGATAATGATATAGTTGAACTTTATGCTTCTCTGTACTCTGACAAGACGCCGAAGTGTGCCCTTGAGGGTGGCATCAATTCCGGTGCATTCGACGAATGCTCGTTTGCATATGGTATCGACAACCAAGTGAATAATGTATGTGCGGTTGCTATTGGTGGTAAATACAATCTTGTGACTGGATCGAGTGCTGGCATTATTGCTGGTCATGATAATACCGCCGCTATGGGTAATGGAGTTATTGCTGGCGGTGTATATAACAAACTCGGCAGCGGAACTGAAGGCTTTGCTGCGAACAGCTATAACAATGTAGGCGGATATAGTTACGAATTTACTCGTTATATCGGTAATAGCGGAAGCGTTACCGAATGTGATCCGACTTATACTCCACCGGATCGTCCGAATTGTACATACTATTATGCTGGCCTAGATGCAACAACTGGGGCCGGTGGTTCTTCGTTGGGTCTCAATCAGTTCTATGTGTCGAATAAGACTGTGACTGCGTCCGGAATGCTAGGTGCGGGTTTACAAATAAGTTCTGGAAGTGAAAATGGGCAAACGTCTCCGTTTGACTTCAAAATTTCAGACTTGGTTACATTGTTTGCAATTTCTGTAACTAATAGACACGCTAAAGGCTGCAAGAGCGTTGTTGCAACAGTGACGAATATTGAGAAGCATACTGCCAAGGGCATTGTTCCGATGAGTAGTCCGGACTTGGCTGATGGATATGTTGTGACTATCAATAAGGACTTTACTGCAAAGACATTCACCGACTTGGGTGGATACAGTATTAGTGGTGGCTATGTTTGTAGACACGTTGCACAAGATTATCCGATGGTAAATACATTTAATGAATGGATTGATACTTACCCTCACCAGTGCTCTGATAGTGCTGCACTTGGTTACAACAATATTGCTGCTGGCCGAGGACAAGTTGTGGTCGGCGCGTCCAATATCGAGCTGTTACGTCCTAATTTCATTGTTGGTTCCGGTTCTTCCTATATTAATGCAAATGATTTCCATCGCGAAAATTCATTCGTGTCGTCTCCGCATTATACTTACATGATGTCGTCTCGGTATATCGTCAGCGGTGTTGCTCAATTTACTACCGCATACATTCACGGCGATCCGGACTGGGAAAGTGCTCGCGAATACGATGAAGACTATCTGCACGGCGTTGAAAAATATGCTGGCTTCTTTGCATATTCGAATAACTGGTATTACGAAGACGAAGGTCGCGCAGTCCTTCGCGTATTCCACGAAAAGAGTGTGCTCGCAATAGGCGAAAATGGCTTGGTTCTATATGAACCGAAGACGGAAAAGAATGAACAGACTCGTACCGTCTGGAATGAACTGTATTCTCGGAATGGCGGAATTGCACTCCATAGCGGATCGTTCTTGGAAAGTGGAGAACAGACTGTTGATAACAACTGGCTGGACTTCTATAACAACTGGACTGGCCGTACCGCTACTCCGGGCGACGATCATTCGATTACTATATGGGCCAAGGGCGACGTTGGCATGCATGGCGGAACAATGTGGCTACACTCCAGCAATTATATCCACATGGAATGCAATGCATTGACTATTAGTGGCAACACTCGTGCGGCTCTGTCAGCACAGCCGACGAACTACGGCGTGGAATGCTACAATAAGGCCGCTGCACGAATTGATACAATCAAGGATTGTGGCCACTTCTACGTGGATAAATCTGAATCTGGAATGTTGAATGATTATGACTTGGGTACGCAGTTCAAAAATTTACAGTCGAACAGCTATCATGTGTTTACGTCAAGCAAGCTGATTAGCCATGCTGCTAGTGGTGATACGTATGATGTGGCTCAGATCGTAATTCCGGCCAACCTATTGCCGTCATGTAATCGCGCTATACGTGGCTCTGATATGATTCCTCACCCGATGGTGATTTCTAACCGTATGACGCATTACCCGACTAATATTCAGAATGATGTTACTGGCCGTGATTCGAATTTAGGTGGTTATTTGTATGAGGAACTTGCATACTTGTCTGACATCAAGACGATGCAGACTAAGGTAATGCAAAACATGTCAGCGCCAGCATATACATCTTACTATGGTAATGTATGCCGTGTTGATATGGATTCTGTAGTTGCTGGATATTCTGCCGCTAGCGTACAAGATACGTACTTAGCTTCGCTTACTGATGCGGCTGCGGCCACGTCATTCAATGCGGCTAATACGGTGTCTAGCTATTCAGCTGGTTCTGATGGCGGTTATAAGCTCGTCCGCTCGTCTGGATTTAGCGGCGTTGTAAACAAGACGACGACCGTAGATCAAATTTATTCAGACTGGAAATCGGTGTACTTGCATGGTGTTGAGCTGAACCCGGCATTCCGTATGGAAATTATTAATGCGAATAATCGTGTGGCTGGTGTTACTTACTTGGCTTATGCGCCAGCTCTGCCTACAACCAATACTATTTATTCATATTACCAAGCGAACCTAAGTGCTTCGGAAGGTGCGGTTCCATCAGTAACCTTGTTTACGTCTAAATTTAGTCATGGTGGCGCTGGCGTTGAACCGACAAACCTGAAGGATGTGTGGGCTGTTACTCTGAATCAAGCGAGCGTGTCTTCTGCGCCGCAAGCTACATGGAAACGTATTATTCGCGACTTAATCATTACGGTTTCTGGCGGCACCATTACGGTTGAATTTTTCATCTGTCGTGGAATGTTGCGTACGAGCTATTCGCTGCCGTCGAAGCTTGGTACTGCAGCATCGACAACAAATCGTCTCGTAGCCAATACGGCGAGCGGCGCACCTTGTGCAAATTTGGCTAGCAATTCTCAAGTGATCCATCTTCCGATCGACCCAGTAACTGCCGCTAAATTGTCTACGGCGGTAAATGGGGCTGGTGTAGTTAGTCAGTTGCATGGACGCGCATACTTTACTGGTAATGTCAATGTGTCGGTCGTAGGAACGTTTGCCCAGTCAACTCCGGCGCTTGTTTATGATCGTTCGTCGGATACCGACTCGATGAACACGTTGGGCAATACATATTATGGCCCTACATTGGCTATTAACATTGGTGGTTTGAATAATAGTGATCTTTCTGATATTGATTACTACGTTTGCCTAGAAGGAGCAGTACAAAATGGCTAGTAAGCAGTTAGACTTGCTTGATGTTAACCCGCTTGAGCATATTACTGGCGATGTTGCGATATCGCAGCACAATTACGAGTCTGTGATGAACGGACTTGTCCAGTGGGATCAGAGCCGCGCAGACAAAGTTACTATCCGTATCGCTACTAGGACGGAACCTTACTTTGTTGACTATACGATCCCTACTAAGTATTTCTATGACAAGAACTACGGTGTAATAAATACTGCGGTTCTACTCGACCCAAGCAATTTCGCCTACAAGAATCGCATGAAGATGACTGCGGCAAAGGACGACGATGTCACGCTTCGTATAAATTCAGTCGATACTGGCGACGTCCCTTGGAAACTGTATGAAGATGTTACTGTATATGACGAAGTAAAGTATGAACCGTATGTGGATGATGGAGTTGTCATTGAAAATACCTATGTCGTCCACAGACAAGCGAAGTTTACTCGTTCGTATGCAACTGGTCTCTATTTCCGTACATACGACGAAAATGCGCACCGTTTTGTAATTTACAAGACGCTAGTCGATATTGAGGCGAATGCCGACTTGCCTACATTGGAAGTTGATGGCCGATTGGTTGATACATCGACTACGCCTCCTACAGATTTGGCTATTCGTGTGTGCATGGAAGGTGACTCGATAAAACCGACACCGCTTGCGATTTCTACGTCTATGTACTATAGCACCGCTGCGATGTATAACAGTGTGTTCGTCAGAATTCTCAACTCACAAGTCAGTATGACTAGTAGATTCACCGCATCGAATAGCGGTTATGAACAGTATTGCGCGTACTACGACATGGACAAGGCGGCTTTATATACCGAAGGAACCTTGGTTTATTATGAAGGCGACTTTTTCGTATGTTTAGTCGATCATCCTACGACAACTCCGGTGTATATTGCGCCGACTGTAGATGGAGATACTTGTGGGTTCCATCCAAATGAATGGGCTCGTGTGCTTCCTATGCCGTTTACTAGGGCGACCATTGAGGGCTCTGGTACAATCCGTTATAAGGCTACCACCGATGTCAACGGTTATATTTTCCGTAACGTAGGTACTCGTGCATCAGGTGACCATACTAGCATTTCGGTAACCGGAAATATCGCGATTGCTGGAAATAGTACCCCGCAGCCTACTGGGCTTAATGTGTTGCAGACCAGTAACTATGCAAACTGGCCGGAGCATATGTCAAGCAAGTGGCTTGACGGTTCAAGCTATCGTACTATTGACTCCATTAGCGCGTTTGGCAAGCAAGACTATTCCGCTGTTATGGTGTTTAAACATTTTGGCGACGAGGAACATTTCCGTTACAAGAATATCATCAACTACGACGGCCCAGACCTTGACCAAGGATTATGCATTATGCTTCCGGTCAAGATTACCGACAGTCAGAACGTCATGCATGAGCCGATGGACGGTATGGTTATTGAGTTCATGTTCAATATATGGCCTAACCACAAGTACGACGGTCGAGACGTGAATGATCTTATTATCAACAAATCTCAAATTTATGTGTATAGCGTTCCGGACTATACTGAATATCTCATCAATGGGTTTACCGTTCGTACGGTTGAACCTATCGCAAAGTTCAGTATGGCTCGATTGACGAACTTCTACATCTTTGCCGAGAATGTCGGTGTGCCCGATAGGCCGGTATGCTACAAGGCTCGATTCATTTATTCGAAGAAGGAACAGCGCTGGAAGACATATGACTACTACCAGCTTCCAGACCATATATTCCTATCTCCGAACGGATTTGTTGATCCGTCGCAGCCGGAAGCGTACGGTGTACAGACCGGAGGATTCCCTCTTTATCAGAATCCTTTCAGTAGCTATGACTTGTCTGCAATCCATGTCGATGAAAACTATCGAAATCAGTTGCAACGACCTGGCGAAGATCCAGAAGCTTAATCAAGAACCTTGCCAATAGGCAAGGTTTTCTTCTGTGTCCTCGATACGAACTGATAAACTGCGTATAGCTTTTGAAACTATGCGACATGGACGAACGCGAACTGCCGACTAACAAAATACACGACTATGTGACATGGCCTACTACGACGCCGATTTTTGAAGATGGCCGTGGTGGTCTTGCGTTCCCTGAACAGAATAACAGTAATTGTCATTTTGATGAAAATGGGGATTTGGTAACTGACCGTAAACTGGTATCAGCTAACGTGTCGGCTGGCGTTGTTTATACAGACGGTAATAATCCGATTACTTCGTCGGATATTGTCTATCAGCCTAGTTATTCGGTTGAAATTAGACCGGATGTACTAAGCTTTAAGGTAAAATCATTTACGTATAGCAACGGTTCTGGTACGATTACACTGGTCGATAGCTTGACTAGCCAGCTGGTGCCGTACTTGAATACGTCAGCAACGTTTTTTGCGGCAACTCCAGATACATTGGAATGTACTAAATTGGTGTCGGCTGATATTGCTGTAAATCCAGTTGAAGGCGATACAATCGAGTTTACTACTTCCGACTTGGTCGTTGACGGCGTAGATGTGCCGTTCGACATGACTACAGGCATATCGTTCGACTTGCTGATTTCGCTGAAGGATATTAGCTCGGATACTATATATGCATACTTGGCTAATCAAGACGATTCCTCGCAGAATGGCGTTTATGCTTATACGTCTGGCCACGTAACAAGGGTTGCATCTAGCCCGATTGATCCGGACATCGATGCGAATCAGTTGTTGTCTGATCCTACTGTAAATGACAATGTCGAATGTTGTCACCATTACCGCAAGTCATACTCGCATAAAGAAGTTCATGACCGTGTCTACAACTTGGTCGGAAAGGTTACTGGTTTTGGTGTCAAGTCGATGTCATTCTCGAATTGTGATGGCGGCTTGATTGATTGGTTTACTTCGATAGGAAAGGTGAATTTAGGTAATGGGCATTCAAGTGTGTTCGTTAACGGATTTGGTCTAGGTCAGATGTACAAGGCCGCATTGTCTAGCGAAGCCGAATATCCTGTACTTCCTAAAGATGGTTTTGATGAGAATGATGGCGTACTACATCCATGGCTTCAATGGGCATACGGTACACGATATGACGCCAAGACTAGTACGGATATTTGCGCATTGCCTCGTGACTGGCCGTTTACTCATTTAACGGCGACCGAGGAACAGCCTATTTTCAACAAGCTTACTGATACGAATAACATAACTCTGGTAAGAAAGTGTTCTGCCGGTGTTGGCAATTTGGAAATGGATCGTATCGAGTATGATGACGAGACCGGAGATCCCAAAATCGATCCGGATACTGGTGAACCTATTACTAGCAAGGTATATTACAACAAGCACCACATTGTGCTGTATCCAGACTATACCGCAATCACTAACAAGGAAGGTTATTCCGACGGAAGTGTAGTGGTTAAACCGTTGTTTGTCCATCTGCCAGCGCCGATCGATACAAAGGACGGCGAAACTATCGATATTACGTTCTCTATACAGAATGTCGATCCTAATGCATTCGGAGATACTAGTACATCGGAGAACGCGAAGAAAGCGTTGAGCGGTTATTATGCGGCCATGTCTCGTCCGCGTGTTTATGTGATGGGTGGCGTACAAAAGTTCAGCAATAAGAAGCTACCGATTACGGTCGATCTGGTTAATGGTGAATATGTCGCTACGTCTACGAAGCTCGCGTATGCAAACGACGGAATTACGCCTCTTGCTGTTGTTGGCGAGGAAGGAACCGCCATACGAGCTAATGTTATCGTAATGAACAGAAACTCGACTGGCGAGCGTCACTCATTTACTATGTATGGGTGGTTGACTAAGAACAGTGTTGAAGATGGCGGAGCTACCATAAAGTTCGATACATCCGATGGGAAGTATTTCCCGTATGACAACGTCAGCGGCCCAGATAGAAGTGCGCTGGAGTTTGCTATATGCGGAATGGCGTACCTGGAGGCTGGAGATAATCCTACTGATACTCCGTTAGGACTGGTCAGCCGTGATCCGAAATTGCACCGAGGCGATGCTGGCGATGGCGACGTTGGCGACTTGAATGAATTTAACAAGTTCTATGCGGTTACTGCGGATGATGACCAGCTCACGACGATTCCTTACATGGACAAGCGTTATGTATTGGCTACCGTGTACCAGACTGCTACAAGTACATTCCCTTGGGCACTAAACAACCGTCGAAAGATGGCTGCGCTTAACCGTACTTGGACTGACGAATTTCATGTTAGCCATAACGGTTCTAAAACAGTCATGCAGTCAGTATATGAAGAAAATCAGAAACTGTTCAAGCTGATTTCCGAAGAGTTTGATACAAGACCGTTATCAGCCAATAACTATCCAATGACGTTCAACTCGACTGCGCCGTGGAATAGCCTTGCTTCTCGATTGCGTGTTGTCTTCAGAGCGACATATAGCAATAGCCCATATGTACAGCCAGAGGGTAATCCAGTACGAATGGCTAGATGGGCTGTAACTACACTTGCCAACGATTTTCGAAAGATGCGACTTCTGTCCTATAAGGGAAACAAGAAGGCTCGTGTAAAGGTGGCTGGTTTGCCTCTAGAGCTAGAGGATTGGCCGACGGCTGGAGACACGATTCGGAAAACTATTGAACCACCGGACGTATCTACTGAACCGACGTGGGAACAAGACTTGACGGCTTCAATATGGTGTAGCAACTTGCGTAACTTGCCAGAATATGTTGCGAATCCGACGAATACCACCTTGCCAGATATTTTCGCCGATGATAAATGGTATGAGTACATTCTTCGTGAAGACAATCCGTACCATTGTGAAGCCATGAAGTCTAGTTCGGCGACCGAAACGCTGCCTTATGCTGGTGACACCGGTTGCGAGACGTATTCCGATAATTCCGTGATTACTAAATGCCTTCCGCAGCTTGTTGGAAATGTCAGCAAGCATACTGACTTAGTCGAGGATATGCGTCGTTATGCAGAAACTGTACTTGCCGTGAAGATTGATGAAGACGCGTACATGAACTTGTCCAATGTAGGCGGCATTGACAATGCAAATAAGGACTGGATGAATCCGTTCACTAACATACAGTCGATCGACTCGGTTCCATACCCAGTGATTGACGTGGAGACGTTGAATTCATTCACGGAACATCAGCGACCGTTCGCGTCAGCCGATGCCGTGCAGACGTACCGTTATGAAGTTGATGACGACGCCGATCCGGTTACGTCCGTATCGACTGTAATGAGCATGGATAATAATGACGTGGCCGAATCTGAACAATTAGCCAAGCTTGTTGAATTTGTCGAAACGTATGTGGCTCCGTATGGCGCTAAGCTTCCGTTGCATCAATACCAAAGCTCCAGAGTTCAGCTAAAACAAGGAAATATTCCGGTCGCTACGGATCCTATTTACATCAGAACTATCAAGCGTATGAAGAATCGCATGGGTTTGACTGAACAGCTTATCGCCAGCTATTTGAACGATTCGTTTGCGATTACTGACGCTGACACTAGAGATCCAAATGTAGACCGTGCTGACGTAAGCAACGCTTCTATTGGAGTATCTGCTCCGCCGTATGTAACGCCTCTTAACGTGGCTAATCAGACTTATACTAGGGTGATCATGCAGTTCACTTTCTCACAGAAAGCTGGACGCTGGTACACTACTGGATATAGACAGTGCCCTACGAACTACTTGACTCCGCTGTATGGTTCTGATGCGCTGTCAACCTTGTGGCCGAGCATGTACACGGAAACCGGCAGTATTGCACCTAAATGGAATTCTGTGACGCACCAGTTTGAAAATGATACGCTGCTCCCATTATGGCGTAATTCGTCATGCATAGGGTTGAATTCATACCGTAGTCACATGTACTTCCCGTATAGTTCAGTTCCGCCTATGGATTTGACACTTGGTTGTGTTCCGTATTTGAATACGAACCAGAGCTGGGTATTCGACGGAAGTGACTCTACTGGAAAGATTCTGCCGTCATTCGATTCACTTGACGACACGGAGGCATTGATGCCGTTGTCGCACCTTGAACGTCCTTACTTGCCGCAAGATGAAGGCGGTATTAACCTTTATCCGCCATCCAATGTGAACGGCGAACACTTGGATTCTACCGACAATGGTTTACATGCAAACTTCTGGTCTGTAAGGAAGTATATTCGTCCAGCTGTCAGCGTATTAAAGGGGACTGATATACCTGGGCATGATGTTTTCCCGGATGAAGGCGAAGAACCGCAGCCGTCGCACAAGAACGGACTAATATCCGATGCGACAATGTATCGTATGTTTGATTTCCCTATGCCGGGAACGGTTGAATACAAGTTGCCTAACGAAGTCAACCCTGAAGACGATATGGCTAAGACTCACCTTCTATATGGCGAAGTACATGGTAACCGTGTACCGGAAGGCATTATTAAGACTAACCAGACTGGCGTCTCACTTGGTTACGGCGTTAGCGAAGAAGAACAAGAAATTGATAGAACATAGGAGACTCTATGGCACAAGATACATTGACACCTAAGCGAATTTCGGCGTTGACTCCGATCGACTCGGAGACTGATGCATCGTTGTTTGATAATCGAGCCGATAAATGGGTAATGGCGATTGACTCTATTCAGCGTAGTAACGCGGCTGACCGTCCAGAAGGAAGCGGATTGGTAGAGGGAACCGACAAAGGTTCACTGAAGTTACCGATGAGCCGTATTGCGTTGCGTGACGATCATGGAAAAATTCCAGCAAGCATGCTTCCTGGTCATATAGATGACATGCTCTTCGGTGAAATGATCATCGACAAGACGACTGAACATAAGGCGACGTTTATTGAACATTGGATGGATACGACGCAAGATCCTCCAGTAGAAAAAACTCGTACATATGTTTCGCCAACTACGGCACGGACTGACACTGATTATGAGCCGCCAGAAAATGCTATTTATGTCGATTCGTATAGCACAAGCGGCACACCGACAGAAATTCAATACCGATATGTTAAGGCGAATGAAGCTAATGAAAATCTAAATTATGGATTTACCGAAGTTCCCGGCTCTCGCTCAATCGTCCCTGGCTATGGCGTCAATGTTACCTATCCAGGCAATACAGTACAAATAGAGACAAAACGTCCTCAGTTCTTATATGGATTTGGACAAGATAGCCGAGTTACAACAGATGCCAATAACGCGTATGATTTAGTTGATGTGAATAGGTCGTCGTGGAATGTGCCGGAATGCGAGTACATGGAAACGGTTATATGTACACAAGATGTGGCGAACGGAAAGACTACATTCAGTAGTTTGCATGCGGATGCTGCTCGGTATCAGTTAGTACTTGAATTTATGGCACTACCGGTAGCTCGTAGTGGGAATATTGTCAATGTATGTCTGTATGATCACTTAGTATCGAGCGATAGCACTGTCTACAGACTTGCTAGCGTTGCTCAAATGGATATGAGCGGCCCGTACGTATTCAGTGACGTGGTTGCTGATCCGACATTATATACTAAAGCCGAATCGACATTCCGTCTTGCATATGAATTCACGGCAAATAGTACACATCAGAGATCGTTCAGTTTGACGTCGGAAGAACCTATCCGTGTACGATTGGCTCACATGTATCTGACTGAACTAATTTAGAATGTATTTCACCGCAGCAACCAAGAATATGCCGAGCGTGAGAATGCTCGGCATTCCTATTGCAATGTACCAGAATAAGCGGCGTTTATTCCATTTGTGTTCGTCGTGATTGTACAGCCCAATTTTAGAACAAGCTATATGGAGTTCTACGACGAGAAACATGTAAACAAGCTCGATGATGTTTACATAAGGCGTTGCTGTTTCGTTTGAATCGAATTCTCTGATCATACCTCAGAAATTACATCTTCTGATGTCGGTTCGGAACCTTCCTTCGGTATGACGTGGCCTTCTTCGTCAGTATCGACCTTGTCGATCCATAGGATGACTGGTTCTTCGCCGTTTGCGTTCACCTTCATCTGGGACACCGGAGTAAACCCGATTTCCTTGAGGATTTCTGCAGTAGACTCGTCAGACGCGGTAGTAGCGGCGAAAAACGGAGTGCCGAGCGCATTTAGCTGCGATGCAAGTTCTTGCTCTACTGGCGTGTGCATGTATTCGTCTGCGATAGCGATAAATTCTATCTGTACACGACCGTCGAGGTTCTGCGCACTCTTGATTGAATACTGGTCTAGTGGAATGAATCCCATGTAGCTTTCGGACGTTGGGTCGATAATCGAGGCGACTGCGACCGGAATGTTTTCGTCAGTAATGTAGACGATGGTGACCGCATTGGTCAGACGGTCTATCGTAGCCGGTGCCGCTGCAATGTCGTTGCTGTTTTCGCGAGGAATGACGTCCATCTTACCGTCGATGAGGTCGGCGAGCTGGAACATTACCTCTTCGGTAATGTCGCTTGGGTTCTTCACGAACGCCTCGAACTGGTTAGGATCAAGACCTTCGGCAAAGTCTTTCTTGAATGTGTCGAGATCGTCTTCGATGAAGTTCATTAGTTCAGCTCCTGTAGCAGCTGGTCAACTCCGTTGGCCTTTAGCTTGTTGTGAAGTTCTTGACGAATGCCGCGAGCGAATGCGGTGGCCGCGTTGTGCTGGGCTGCTGCCTTCGGATCTTCTTGGACGACTTCCTTCGGCTCGTCATCCTCATTGGAATGCACTGCCTTCGGCGGAAGACTAGCGACCGGAACGGACAACTCACCGCTGTTGAGCATGTCGTAAATGTGCTTGGCTTCGCTTGCCGCAGGGACTGTGGCGACGGAGTAGTCGTCCTTTTCGTTGTGGGCGGCTTGTTCGGACAGCTTCTTGGTAATTTCTGCCACTAGTGTAGGAATTGCGTTGCCGTCAAGTTCCTTGGAAGTGTCGATTCCGTATTCGCTTGCGATGTATTCCTTGCCGTTGTTCTCCGGCATCGTGTTGCAGTTCTGGCCTCCGGCGCAACCAGTGAGCGTAGGGGCGAGTGCCATTGCACCGACCGCCAGACCCTTGCCGACCTTCTTGGCCATGTCTTTAGCCCAGCCTTCCATGAGAGCGTCGTCGTTCAGTGCGGTGCAACCCATCTGGACAGCCTTGACCAGACCGTCGTTGACGCCGATAGTGCCTACTGTACGGTACAGTTCGTCGTTGCCAGTGAAGCTGGCTTCCACGAGGGCCGTGTCGTTGCTGGTGAGCGTGACTCTAACGGTTCCGTTAGTCTGGTTGTAGATATAACTGCCGTCGGCAACCTTTAGTCCAGATACGGCCTCGGCAAAGTACTTCTTGCACGAGTCGGCTTTGACTGGTGCCGATGCGCATTCGCAGAGGACATACATGCGCTTGATGGCTTCAAGCGAGGCGGCGTTGTCGAACGTCTTTGCCTTGTCGAGATTGGAAATAAATTCGTAGTTCATGGCGGAATCCTTTCACTATGTACGCAGTTTATCAAAATATTGCCAAATTGAAACGAATAAGCTATATTTACACAAAAATCGATTTTTAATAAAAATATGCATAAAAGACAAACACTAACAGATTTCTCAGAAGAAATCGTGGCCGTGCCTGATTTCGCCTCTGGCCAATTTGGAATGGACAGGGTGCTACGTGGCGATATGGACGACCGCGAGTGGCGTCGTTGGAACGCCATTACACAGACTCCGGAACTTAAACAAATGATGGCCAAGCACCGTAGGGAAAAGGGGATTGTCGGCTTGAGGAAAGCCGTCGTGGACTTCTTGCGCGAACGCCAGATTCAACTAAAGGATGATCAAGATGCTTAACATTACTCCGATCCATCAAGTTATTGACGACAGTGACTTGCTGTCAATATACAAGGCATGCGCCAACTCCAAGTATGTAGTGAATAACACGGCATACCGTACGAAGGTGAACAAGATTACTTTCGTTCCAGACATGGATGACAAAACGATCAATGCGTACGCCAATGCGGCTAGCGGAGGCTACACGATTACCGTCCTTGGCGGACTCGTTGGCTGGGAAGGACAGTTTGGCTTCATCAAGACGCTTCTCGACGTGGGCATGCCTCTCGAAACAGTTCTCCGGCTGGTGTCTTGGACTCGTATCGCATGCGAAACAAAGGATACGCTTAATGACATTACGAATGTCATGCTGAACGAAATGGGAAAGAAGATTAACTTCGCTAAGTACCAAGTAGGATCTCCGGCGTTCCGCGAACGTTGGCGTTCTAACGTGCTGGATATCATCCAAGCTTGTATCGCGCATGAAATGGGGCACATCTGCCTTGGTCACTGTGACGATGCTGGCTACGATCCGACTATCATGTCGTCCAACCGCAACATGGAACGCCAGGCCGACTTGTTCTCGTGCTCGATTATCCAGTGCGGTACTAGTGTCGCGACGAAGGGCTTCGGCGTCCTCATGCTCCTTACCAGCTTCTATTGCTGGAACCCGACGTACGAAGGCGACGAGACTCATCCGAGTTCGTCCGAACGTGTCGAAAACATGATCACCAGCTTCAAGGGTGTAGTTTCTGCCAAGGACGTCGCACTTATTCGCAAGGTGTGTGCGACTATCGCAGCTACGAAGATTCCCAAGAAGAAAAAGCAGAAAGGCGAGGTGTAAATGAATATCATCGTTTCTGTTGGCGTACAGTTCATGCTGAAAGACAAGAGCATGGACACTCCTACAATGCTCCCTCGTATTTCGCACGATTACCCGATGGACGTAACGGTCTCGCCGGAACTGGAAGGTTTCTGCGACGAGTATTCCAAGTCGATCGCTGATCCGTCCTATATGCCGCAGTACGAAATCGGCACGGCATTGATCAAGATGATTACGCCTCGCGTCAAGAAGGCTTATCCTGATTTGTGGCGAAAGGAAACTGACGCCAAGGGCGAGGTTCATCAGTTAAAGCCGAACAACGAGACTATCCTCGAATCGGCGTTGAGCATGGACATTGACGACAAGATCGATGAACTTCTTGAAGACCGTAGGGAGGAAGTCTTGAAGCGTCTCAACGTGGCTTACCCGGAAGAAACCGAGACTCACTACGTCGCTGGCATGTTCCTCACTAACCTTGGGTGGAAGAAAGCATGATGAAGGAACCTACATTGTCAAACATTTTGCTCGACAAGCTGTGGTTCGTGGCATCGGCTCCGATCGTGTTGTTCATGCTGGTTGTAGGAACCGTGTTCGGTGTGGCTTGCATGGCCTTTGAATACGCCCAGTATTTGGCTAAGAGCGCATGGAACAAGATTCGAGGACGGGTTTAATGAGTCCATCCGAAGAGGCTGAATACGACGAACGAATGCGCGAGGAAATGCAGCGCGAGGAAGCCGAAGCAGAGGAATTGTTCTGGAGAGAGGCGATGCTGAACTACGACTTTGAGCGAGGCGACTGGAAATACTAAAGAAAAGGCGGCCATTTGGCCGCCTTTATTGGTCTATGAATGCAAAGCTTAGACGATACCGAGGTTGTACACGGTGTTGATCTTTTGTCCGTAAAGGTACTTGACCTTCTGTCCCTTCTTAGGCTTGATGAAAGCCTTGATGACGGCGGCGCGGATATGAAGGTGCTTGTGCTTTCCGTTTTCTGTCTGCGGATCGACGATTTCGCGACCGTAGCAGTCGATGTAGGTGGAAAGGACGTGTCCGTTGCGACCGATCACGCGACCGAAGTTGCTGATCTTGTAGGTCGGATGATTCTTGACAGACTTCCATTCTTCACCGATGGCCTTGCGGATAACCTTGTCCACTAGTGACGACGGCTTGTCGAGAATCTTGGCGATGCGGTTCACCTTCTTTGTGTAGTTCTCCTTGCTGGGATCCGCTTCGTAGTCCCCGGCAAGCAGCTCGATACTGGTAATGACCTTGTTGGTCAGATTGATGAGGTTCATTTGGTCTTCCTTTATTGATGAATTTGACATAGATTTGCAATTCAAATTGGTTTAATGTAATTTTAGTAAAAAGTAATTTGAATTACAAATGCACGAATTTTTCGAAAAAATCGACGTTTTTAACAAGATCTCGTTTGACGAGGACTGGCACAGCTACAAACTTGACGGCTGCAGAACCGTTTCCGTAACCAAGGTAACCGGATCTATCGTTCCTCCGTTCGAGAAGGAGAAGAAGGCTGCCGAAAAGGCTGCCAAGCTCACTGCCGAAGGTACTCCTACTACTCCGGAACAGCTCATCAACGAATGGGATTTGAACAACCTTATTGCAAGGGCTAAGGGTTCCGCTGTACATAAGTACATCGAAATGACCATTGCCAACAAGGTTCAGAAGTACCCGCTCGACATCGTCGAGAACGAGTTCAACCGCTGTCTCGATCCGGTCACGAAGTTGCCGAGGTTCAACGAGCACATCCACAAGGTCAAGCCGTTGTACCACAGCTGCGTCAAGCATGTCAACCAGTTTTTGGCCGATATCCGTGGGAAGATGTACCCAGTACGATCCGAGCTTGTTATCGGAAGTCCGAAGTACATGGTGTGCGGCATGATTGACCAAGTGTTCTACAACGTAAAGTCTGGCGGATTTGAAATTTGGGACTGGAAGACCAATACGAAGTTCGACACCGAATCCAACTTCAAGCTGTCTAAGCCGTACGACTATCTCGACCAGTGCAAGCTCGTCGAATACTCACTACAGCTTCATTGCTACAAGCGCATATTCGAAGAAGAAACCGGAATCGAAATCAAGAACTGCTATCTCTGCTGGTATAGCGAAGCCCAGCCTACGTACAAGGTATTCAAGTGCCTCGACGTGTCTGGCGAAGCTCTGCAGTTGCTTGAAGCGCAAGCACAGGTGGCGAAGAATGGCTAACGAAGTAGATAACATCATTAAGTCGTTCACCGACGAACAGAAGGCTGTCTACGACCGTATGATGGCCGACGAGGGCAAGCTCTTTGCAGACTGGATGGGATGCCGCAGCATGCATGCGGATGTCATGAAGGTGCTTAACGACAAGGACATAGGCCCTCGTGTCCGTCTTTTCTTGCAAGGCATCGCGTCATACTGGTCTGGACGAAAGCGTCTCATGGAAACCTTGCTGGTGACCATGGGGAAGAAGGAACTACTTGAAAAGTGGATCGCAGATGTCCAAGAAAAATCAAGAACCGCCTAAAGTGTTCGAGGCCACAATTCTCATCATAGGGAAGAAGCTGGCCTCCGGAAACACATATCCTCAAGAAATCGCTGACCAGATCGTGCTCGGCGTTACTACTGGCGAACAGAAGTACACGGTCGAGGAAGTGGCTCCAGTTGACCGAGGAAAGAACGGCATTCAGCCTTACGAATCATGGAAGCAGCGAGCGATGGCTACGTCGATCGAAGCTCGCATCGAAGGCAATAGGCTGATTATGTCGTTCCAAATTTACAAGAACCAATACGGCAAGAAGCTTGCCTTGATGCTTGAGAATAATCCGCCAGGAAAGCTTGAATTCTTCCCAGTAGGAATTGGCGACACGAACAAGGACGGCGTCGTGGTTAAATACAAGCTGGCATATATTTCATTCGAAGTGAAGAACGAGGTTTCACTATGATACGAGCTTTTATAGCGGTGAATCTTGATGGACATATTTTGACAAATAGTTTGCTTGGATTTCCGGCAAGCATTATGGATAACGAAGAACTCCAGTGTGTCTGCAGCGATACGCTGATGGTGGCAACTATGGACGTAGTTCCGAAATGCCTACCGCCGCACTTGGCCATGGTAACTCGAAAGAGCTTGCTTGCAGAAGCTCCGGCAAATCTTGCTACGATGGTGTCTAACCTCGTGAACGAGAAGGGCATTGGCGACATTAGTGTGCTCGCCAATGAAGATATCCTCTATGCCATGGACTTGATCGGATGTGGATATGAATTGGCTATTGTTTGTCCGGAAGCCGCAGAAGTTCCCGGTTCACTCACGCTGGGCAAGGAATTTATTTCGTCAGTCGATTTCGACGTGTACAAATTGATGCGTTATCGGCAGTCGGTAGCATCGGCCACAGATACTCAGATTGCCGACGCTATCGATGGCATGGAATCGTACTTCAACATGATCGACAGTATGGACAAGCGCGACAAGGATGCCATGGGCAAGATAGCCAATGGCGTCCGTATGCTGAATCAAGCTATTAAGCGCGAAAGTGCTGGCGATAACTTGATGTATGGCGAAGGCGATGAATTTACTGGTACGGCTGAGTTCGATGAGGAAGAAGAGTTCGACCATCTGTGGGATTCGATGCAGCTAATGGCTGATCAACTGAATCAGACTACCGAGCTGGTGGTTTCAACCCAAGAGACTGTCGGCAACATATTCAAGTATTTCAAGGAAAATGCTCCGATAAACCAAATACGTAATCGGTTCAACCTCATGGGTGAGGAAATCAATGGCCTCCGGAACCAAATTGGAGCACATATCGCCGAGGACAATAAAGCCGAACTCAATGGCAAGATGAACAAGACGGCTCCGATTATATGGGTACTTCTTGGTATCTCCATAGCGGCGTTGTTGCTGGGAGTGATAAACTTGCTACTATAAAGCAAGTGGACTCACGATGACAGAACAGCAGAAAGAATTTTGTACCAAGGTAGCGCACTTGTGCGAATCCGCCGACGCTATCAATCTTTTTCGACCAGTCATGAAACTCTGGGCTCTTTATGAAGATGCAGCTACTGGCGGATCTAACGAGCCTAATACCAAGATTCTCAATGTCGATATGAATAAAGTATCGTCAGATGAACTTGGCGAATTGCAAGCCGAAGTTACCAAGTCGCTCGAAGCCAAGAAGGCAGTAGAGGATGCCCAGAAGAATCAGTCCGAAGTAAACAGCGCGTTGGCAAACAAGCTCAATGCCGAAGCGAATGCTGAACAGACGGAAAATCCTAATGGACAAGTTTGAACAATTCATAGCGGACGTCAATGATGGCGACCCGGCGTTCGAAGCGGTCGCCCATAACTACACGCAGCTGCGCCATGGCCAGCTGTATAAGCCGCTTGTCGTTCCAGATTCAGTCCGCTCGGTAACCGTAGACCCTCGAAGCGATTTGTCGAACAAAATCGTAACTCCCACGATTGATGGAACTGGAGCACCGACGTTGCCATGCACCACGTCGATGGCTGGGACGAAACGCGATCCTCACGAAGAGACCACGAAGGAATGGCAGAATCCGCCGAAACCACAACAGATCAAGACTACGCCGAACAAGCAGATTCAAGAGCTGATGAAGAAGGCTGAAGCGCACATACCTAATCCAGTACAGTTCACGAAGACATACTCGGAACAAGTGCCTACGTGCGGTTATACTATCAAGGCAGGGTTCGCCGGGCCTGGTGCCGCTACGATCAATGGTTGCAGTACTGATGCTGGCGGAGGCGATGGCGGTGGTGCCGCATCGGCGGCTAGCGGCGGTGCCGAAGGTTAATCCAAGCCCAGTTTCGACTGGGCTTTTATGTTGTTATAGGGGCAAACCTATAAACTGCGTGTAAATTACATCAAGGTTGACTGATGAATATTTCCGATTACCTAACCAACCACTTAAACTTGTCGCAAGCCCAAGTTGAGGCTATTGATAAGTTGGCTAAGATTTGCGGCATGAAGTCCCTTTTCGAAGCCTTTAACTTCGCCAGCCGCGTCAATAAGGTGAACGCAAACCGAACGAAGGCCGCCGAGCAGAACCTCAATAACCAAGCAGCAGACAGCTTGCTGACTGACGTTGATTTTAATGTAGATAATGGATCAACGTTCAACGAACTTTACAAGCAAAGCCGTGGTGCAACTGGCCAAGAAGATGCAGAAACCGTGGATGAAGATACTACTGCGGAATTGGGCGAAGTGGCTCTGAACGACGATAACACATTATTCTATGGTCTAACTGGTATGCGTGACCGAGATTCGAACGACGAAACCGGCGAGTATGACTTGGGCGGTATGTCAAATGTGGATTTGAATAATGCTAAGGAAACTATGTCGGCGAGCGTCGATGCCAATGAACGCGAGGATTTGATGGACGTTATTAAGATGCTTTCGTTGGCCGCCAAAACTAGCGTAGCCGATACGAAGAAGTTGATGATTGCTGCAGCCGCGTCCCTTGATGATGATTCTGATAGTACTGCTGGTAGTGAATATGACGCTGGCCTTGACTCCGTTGTGAGTGCTAACGACGTGAGCGAAAAGGTTAAAGACCTTGCTGCGCAAGCGGTCGAAAAGCAAGACTTCCGTCTACAGGCTAAGATGGAAGAGTTCGCGTCTAAATATCCGAAGAATCCGTTTTCGAAAATCTTCCTTGCAGACAACGTCAGAGCCAGCCATAGATCCGATGCCGCTGGCGTTGACTCTGGCGCAGTGAACAAGCAGCGCGAATCGTACAATCCGATGGCATGGAACAGAACGAAGGCCCTTGCTCAAGCAGCTCTTGCACGTCAGCGTGAAAAGATGAACGCTGGCAGCAACATGTATAACGCTGACCTAGCTCGCGCCAGAAGACTCCAAGAAGCCGGAAAAATCTAATAAAAATGCCAAGTTTTGTAAATTTTTATAAATATTTGCATTTTTTCGCTAAAAACCCTTGCAAATGGTTTTTAAATTTACTAAACTTGGTACAAAGAGGTTAAAAACCATGCAAATGATGCAACATAACATTAAACTCGTTGAACGCAATAGTCAGTTGGCACCAAAGGCCGACCGCCTCTTTGCAGCATATACGGGTTGCGGTTATGAGCAAAAGTTGCACCGATGATTCCTTTTAGGTTGATGTTTGAATGGGAACCCGGCTGCAACTAAAAGCAACCGGGTTTTTTAATACCCTCAACCAATACATTATGGGTCATTAGCTCAGTTGGAAGAGCGTCTGATTTGCACTCAGAAGGTCGTCGGTTCGAGCCCGACATCGATCCAGTAAATTGGCAAGCTCGTGAAGCTTGCTGGCAGTTTGAAAATTCGGATGATTATTTGTTTGCATCTCGTAAGAGATGTGAACGCAAACCAAAGGACATTAGCTCAGTAGGAAGAGCGCTTACACAAGTAAGAGGCCACGCAATCGAAATGCGTATGTCCATTATATGGGTCATTAGCTCAGTTGGAAGAGCGCTTGCATGGCATGCAAGAGGTCGTCGGTTCGAGCCCGACATCGATCCACGAATTTATGGGTCATTAGCTCAACTGGTAGAGCGTCTGCTCCGCAAGCAGAAGGTTATCGGTTCGAATCCGATATCGATCCAGTAACTCTGGTTCTGTGGCCAAATGGATTTAAGGCACCTCGCTACGAACGAGGAAATTCCTGGTTCGACCCCAGGCAGAATCACTATATGGGACTTTAGAATACGCTGGCTAGTTCACCGCCCTTTCACGGCGGAAAACCGGGATCGACACCCGGAAGTCCTACTATGTTCGTCTAGCTCAATTGGTTAGAGTACCTGGCTGATATCCAGGCGGTTTCACGTTCAAGTCGTGAGGCGAACACTAAATTATGCCGCTGTAGCTCAGTTGGTAGAGCGGTAGACTGAAGATCTACGCGTCGGAGGTTCGATGCTTCCCGGCGGCACTAACAAACTTATGGGTACTCTGCCGTTGAAATGGGAGTAGGATAAAGTCAATAGAACGCGGAACGATGACGGCCACCAACCGTTATATCTGAACGCTATTATGGAGACCTAACGAAATCTTAATTGGAGAGACGGGCGGGAGCTGGTAACTCTCGTTTCCTGGTTATCTAAAACCGTGGAATAGCTCAGGTTCGAATCCTGGAGGACCCACTATGCAACACTTTATCATTAGTTACCGTAGTAGACTGTATAAACTACTATAAAAAGGATAATGTGCTCATGAAACAGAAAGTTCCCGATTCCGACATCATATTATATGCAACTAATTGCAAAAGCATGCGCGAGGGTGCAATGAAATGCGGATTAGATGCGTCGTCATTTTATCGACGTGCTAAAAAATTAGGTGTATATGATGGCAATCGCTGGAAGAACGAATGTATTGCTAAGGCTGCTAAGAAGGCCGACGAATTAAACCAACCATTGGTATGTCCATATTGTGGTAAAGAATGTAAAAATAAGATGTCGTACGCTGGTCATACGCGATCGTGTCCTAATAACCCCAACCGCAATTATGTTAACCATTCTGTAGGACACAAAGCTTGGAATGCTGGTTTAACAAAAGAAACTGATGAACGTTTACGACTAAAGGGTGAATGCTTACATGAACGGTATAAAAATAAAGAATTGTTGCCTCCGTGGTTGGGTAAAACACATACAGAGGAAACTAAACAAAAGTTATCTAAAGCGATGCAACTAGCTCATAAAGAAGGTCGAGCACATAATATTGGTGAAAGTAGGTGGAACAATGAACATAGTTGGCCAGAAATATGGATGATAAATGTATTAAAAAATGAATTTGGCTTTATAGAAGGCATTAACTATAAAACCGAGTATTCGTTTCATAGATTCTCATTAGACTTTGCATTTGTTGATGAAAAAGTTTGTATTGAAGTTGATGGTAAACAGCATAAAACTGATAAAAAACAACAAGAGCGAGACGCCAATAAAGATCGTTTACTAATTGAAGAAGGTTGGCGTGAATTGCGAATACCGTGGGTGGAATGCTGTAATGATACACAAAAGTGGATTAATATAATTAAAGAGTTTTTAACGGGAGTATAATACAACTGGATAAGTATAGTTGACTCTTAATCAACGAATTGGCGTTCGAGTCGCCATACTCTCACTAACTAGCCTTCTGTTTTTGACAAGCGCAGATGGGGAAACGAAGGTCGGTCGACGCAACCGTTGGCGTAGCGTCATCT